AGGCGTTGTTCTTTAGACCAGACGGCTCAAGTTATTATATTGTTGGCTCAAGCGCAGACATAGTCAAGCGTTACGATATGACCACGCCATGGCAAGTTAATACCGCTGCCTATTACTCACAAAGTGCTTCGATCTCTTCAATTGAAACAACTCCGACTGGATTACACTTCCACCCAGATGGACTAAAAATGTTCGTTGTGGGTAGTGTAAACGATCGTATAAGAGAATATGATCTAGCCACAGCATGGGATCCTGCTACAATTACATTAATAGATAGCTCAGTAGTGTTATCTAGTGGCCCAACTCCTACAGGTATATTTTGGAAGCCGGACGGCACCCGTGTGTTTATATCTGATAGTAACTTAGATCAAATTAGTGCATACGACACTTTCACAACATACGCTAATACTTTCACTTATACCTATACCACAACAACTTATACAGCACCAGTGGCTGCAAATGCTGCAATGTTTAGAGTAAATGTTCTTTCTACAACCAGTACAACCACCACTACTGCGAATATATTAGCATTGGTTCCGTTAGGCACAATAAACTCAAATGGCAATGTAGTTCTTAACTCAGTAAGCGTATTTAGAAGTAATATTTGGGAACAATTTGGTACTACATTACAAAACAGCACCACAACAGGAGCACAATTTATTAGAGTGGAGCCAAGTTATATACCATGATAAACCCACAGATAAATAATGATATGGAAGAAAAAATGGAAACTTTACCCCAAGATACACTGTCAACGCCTGACGAAAATAGCGGCCTTCATGTTGAAGGACATATTAAAATATTTGATCCAGAATCTGGAGAGGTTTTTGTTAACAAACGAAATGCCATTCATTACGAAAATATTTCTGAAGCAATAGCCTATTGCTTGGCCAATAAAGGACAAAGTTACATATATGAGATGCATTTTGGTAATGGTGGGACCAGCATTGATCCCACCGGTATTATCAACTATCTCCCGTCAAACACAAATACAAGTAACAGCAACTTATACAATCCAACTTTCGCCAAAATTGTAGATAATACAAGCGCACTAAATTCTGACCCTGCTCGTAACAAAATTGAAATTAGACACACACCTGGTAGAGTGTACACAGACATTGTGATTAGTTGTTCATTAGATTATGGCGAACCCTCAGGACAATCTGCTTTTGATAATTCAACCACACTTGAAGATACCTATACATTTGATGAACTAGGACTAAAAGCAAGAAGTACTGACGGAACATCAGGACTACTTACAACAGGTAAGTTACTTACGCACGTGATTTTTCATCCGGTTCAAAAGTCACTGAATAGATTAATTCAAATTGATTATACTGTAAGAATCCAGACATTAACCAATTTAAGTTCTATAGGATAATATTATGGCTTACTATGTAAACAAAACCGACGGCACCTCTATATTAGTCTTAGATGGCACTAAAGATACATCCTCAACTAGTTTAACCTTGTTTGGTAGATTAGTGCAATCATATGGCGAAAACACCAATGAAAATTTTGTTTGGCTGTTAGAAAATTTTGCACTAGATACAGCTCCAGCAAACCCATTAACCGGGCAAGCCTGGTATGATACATCAATTAATAATCTTAAAGTATACGATGCAAGTTTAGGTACATGGACCACTGTGGGCAGCGACATTGTTGGAAATATTGCGTTATCTGGAAATTTATTAATTGGACCTAACAGTTTTAAGATACAAGATTATGATGGCAATGTAACTATAAGCAACAAAGTGTCAAACGGTAATATTAGTTTTTTTAGTAACGCCGGTGGCACTTATACAAATACTTTACATTTAGATGGCTCTACTGGATTGATTACAGTTAATGCTAACGCCACTAATAGTTTTGGTGTAACAACTAAAATTTATGTTGATAGCGAAATTGCAAAATCCAGTAGCGGAGCAAATGTTGCATTGGCAGCAAACGTCGCTATTATTAATGCAAATTTGGTTGTTCGTGTTGGAGAAGAAAATAGTTTACTGGCACGTATAACTGCAGCAAATGTACAGATTGCACTCAAGGATACTATTACACGAGTTGACTCAATTAATAGTGCAATTAGCACAGCAATACAAGCAAATGTTAACACTATCAATGCCAATTTAGGAATTAGAGTCAATCAGACCAAGGCAGTTGAAACTGCAATGCTGGCCAATGTTGCTCTGGTGCAAGCAAATATTAATCTAATTAATGCAAATGTTATCGCTGCTAATGCATCAATTACTGCGCTTGGAATTGCTGTACAATCAAATATTTCAACTGCTGTGTCTGATAAAGCTAACATAGCTGGTCCTACTTTTACAGGCACAGTCCGTGCACCAACTCCGTCAAGTTCTGAAAACTCAACTGTAGTTGCAACTACTGCATACGTTCGTGCTAGAGAAATTTACTGGGACGGTAGTCAGAAATTTGTATCTACAGACGATCCAACATCTACAGATGGAAGTGATGGTGATCTTTGGTTAAAATATAGCTAACCCATGACAGCACCACGCCCTATAGTCAAAAAATTTACTTTTCAACCAGGCAATGGAGAAAATACTCCCAGTACTTTATATCCACGGTCCGACGGTCGTTGGGGCAGCTTCCAAAATACTTACGCAGTTTGGCCTACCACTGATAATCAAGTTGCCAGCTTTACTATTAAAAGAACTTTTACAGCCACATACACAGGCACTTACTACTTTAGATCAACGGTTGACAATTCGGCATCAATTTACGTTGATGACGTATTAATTGGTGATACTGCTAACTTTAATCAAACTCCCACTAGAGTGGCAAAAACTTTAACAGCAGGTGCCCATGTACTAAAATTTGTTGTTTCAAATGGTGGAGATGTTGCTGGCATTGCAGTGACTATTAGTAATAGCAGCGACACACTTATATGGGATACCAGAACTTATGCATCAGTGACCCCCGATCCTGACGTTGGTAGATATACGTTAACAATGCCATTTAATGGCAGTGTGACTATGCACTTATGGGGCGGCGGAGGAGGTGGCGGTAGTAATGATTATTACGTTGGTGGTAACGGCAGTCCGGGGTTATATAACACGCATACAGTCGACTTTAGTAAAAATGCTGTAATTGAAGTGATAATTGGTTCTGGCGGACAACCAGGTATAAGCGGAAGGCCGCAAATAGGCGGAGCGGGCGGCAAAAGTAGAATTAACATTGATAGTCAAAGCAGTAAGTCCTTTAACGGTGGAACTGGTGGAAATGGCCCAGTGTCCGGCGCCGGAGGCGGCGGTGGCGGTGCATCTGCAGTATTAGTCAACGGACAAGTTGTTGCTGTTGCCGGAGGCGGCGGTGGCGGCGGCGGAGCCGGAAGTAAAACCAATGTCAATGGCAAACATGCCTCGATTGAAAATAATGCAATGGCAACAACCGGAGCAATAAAAGTACAAACTAGTAATTTTAATGTAAACCGTGATACAAGTCAAGGATGGGTGTCAGTTAATGACAGTTATGTGATCTATGGTTTAACCAGAGGTCATACTCTAGCTGTTTTTAATCCCAGTACACTAGCATTAGAGAGTAAAACAACATACGATACATACGCAGCCGGAAATTCAAATGCACTTACTTCTGCACTAACTTTGGTATCAAATGGAAAAATAGTGGTTATTGTTCAGTGGGACGCATCATCATTAAGTTCTGGCACACGTACATTGTTAAATTCCCAATTTGGGGGTACCTCAACACAAACTTGGAGTAGTGCAAGAAACTCTCATATTTTTATTGGGATCAAGAATGGATCCACTCCTGCAGTAGAAAAGACATCTCTTACTGCAACAATTTCAGCATCATTTAACGTTGGAATAACAGTCCCAACAGAATGGCGAGGAGAAAACGGACAGAGTAGAGGAGACGATGGCGGCACTGGTGGAGCTGGTGGGGGCGGATATCCTGGAGGCGAGGGCGGTAGATGTAATTCAGGAGATTCGGGAGCAGAGGCTGGACAAACTGGTGGCAATCTGCCATCTTCGATTGCACAAACTGGAACAAACTTGCAATACTATGTTTCTGGTGTGGCATCCGGGGGAACCAATAATAATAAAGGTAATCCTGGTTACGCGGTACTAGTCTTTACAGCAGAAGCTGATTCTGTAGCGGTATCTGCAGTCAAAGTTGCAGGAACATGGCGTCAAGTTACCGCTGCTTATGTAAAAGTGTCGGGTGCTTGGCGATCAATAACAACTGCGTACATCAAGCAAAACGGCTTTTGGTACCCAATTCGCAGTACAGGCGATAAAACTTTAACAGAATTTACGGAACAAACTACAAATTACGGCTCAGTGGCAAGAACTCATAGTTGAGTCGATTATAAATGCATAAATAACAAAGTCGGAGAATATAAAAAATGGCTTATAACATTAATTTGTCAAACGGTACTGCACTTATCTCAGGTGGATTAGCTGATGGTACAATTGACACTACAAGTTCTAGTTTAACATTAGTTGGTAAAAACTACCCCGGATACGGTGTATTTTTAAATCAAAATTTTGTGCAACTAATGGAAAATTTTGCAAAATCAAGCGCACCTACTGCACCTGTACCAGGGCAACTATGGTGGGATTCTAGTGGCAAGTATTTAAAAATAAATGTTGCTACCACAAAAGGAACTGCCAATGCTGCATGGAAAACCATGGTCACAATGGCTGCTAGTTCTAGTGCACCTAGTAGTCCAATTACCGGCGAGCAATGGTGGGATACTGTTAATACTCAGCTAAAAGTGTGGAACGGATCAACTTGGACAACAATTGGTCCGGCTGCTGCGGCTGCTACAGGTAATAGCGGTGCTATTCCTGACACTATTGTTTCTTTATCCCCTGCCGCTACTTACGTAGTTTTAAAATTTTATATTGACAATACACTAGTTGGTATTTGGAGCAAGGAATCATCATTTACTACTGCTGTGTCAGGATTTTCAGTTATCAACCGTGGTCTAAATCTGAGCACAGCAATTTCCCAAGCATTTTATGGTAATGCCGACTTAGCAAATAATTTAAATGTCAGTGGCGTTAGTATCCCGGCATCAAGCTTCTTAAGAAACGATCAAAGTGGAGTAATCAATGGATCACTAACATTGACCAACGACACAGGCCTAAAATTTGGAGCAGCAAGTGACTTTGAAGGATTTGTCAGTAGCGGAGTAGTAACATTACGAAATGTAACCAATAATAAAGATCTTGTATTAAGTGTTAAAAGATCCTCAACAAACTCTCCTTTCTTGAGAGGCAACTCAACTTCTGGTCTGGCAGAAGCATATGCTAATCCAACTGCTGCATCAAATGGATACAGTTTTGCAACCAAAGATTATGTTGATACAGTATTAGGCGGAGGAACTGGCACAAGCTCATTTGCTGCTAACATCTTACCATCAGCCAACTTAACATATAGTTTAGGAAGCTCAACAAGTTGGTTTGCTAATGTATGGGCAGGCACATTCCGTGGTACATCAATTACAGCTCAATATGCTGACTTGGCCGAAAGATTTGAAGCAGACCAGCCGTACTCGGCAGGCACTGTAGTTGAGCTGGGTGGCTCGGCTGAGATTACTAGAGTGACAGCAGATTTAAGTGAAGAAGTATTTGGTGTCATAAGTACACGAGCAGCATATCTAATGAATGGCGGCGCAGGATCGGATGACACTCATCCCCCGGTGGCAGTAAGTGGCCGAGTTCCGGTTCGTGTAATTGGTAAAATCAAAAAAGGTGATAGATTAGTTTCGGCTGGTAATGGCATTGCCAGAGCTGCATCTAAAAATGAGTTAACTCCGTGGAACGTCATTGGTCGGAGTCTCGAAGATAAACTGGATAGTAGCGAAGGAACCATTGAAGCTATTGTCAAGTTAAATAGTTAATAAGGACGAGTTAAATGTCATATGCATCAGGTGGGTTAATCGAAGCCGTAGACTACAATAATTTAGTTGGCACAAATACCAGTGTCACTGGTACTAGTTTAAACGGAGCTTGGGCGTGGGGTGCTAATAGTAGAGGGTACGGACAAACCAGTATATCTCAAGTCTCGGCCCTGAGCACTGTCACTGCTACACAATGGGCCAGTTTGGTTAATGCATTAAATTCAGCCAATACACACATTAATGGTTCCAGTTCAGGATTAACAGCAAACACAGCCGGACAAGTTATTACCTATGTAAGCTCGTTACAAACCAAAATTAATGGAGTCAATACTGATAGACTGACATTCGCATCAAATTCTGCAACGGTAGCAGGAGCAGGTCAGGCATATGCAGCATGGACTAGCGCCTCAACTGCAGCTACACTTACTAGATCTTTTGGTGCAAACGTGGCATTTGAAAGTCCAGATAAAGCAAGATTTTTCTTTAACGCCGGCGGAAGATTAAAATTTAATATTACCGCTACAGCGGATGCAGCAGCAAGATCTGTAGCTGCAAAAGCAGTAGTTGATAATATGGGAGGCATTGCGTTATTTCGTTCGAATACTAACAGTGGAAGAACAGGCGCAGGCGGAACAGCCACAAATACCACAAACATTGGTTACTACAATTTAACTATTGCCAATGTTACTGTAGTATCGGTAACTAGTACTACAGCTTCTTATACCGGCGACACTGGCACTATTACAGTACGCACTAACGGTACCAGAGGAGCATTTAACGATAATGGTGACATTATTAGTTTTTGGGCAACCATAAATTCAACCCAAGGCACAGGTGCATTATCATTTGATGATTCGCTTAGTCTTACTCCGACTGTGTCGGTGGATGTATCATACCCAGAAATTACCAATTTATCTAATACCTGGGGTGCTGTTACAGTTACCCGCCAAGGTACCTAAAAAACTCTTTACATTCTTGTGCTGGTTAGTGTATAATTACGCTAACCAGTTTCTACATTTACACTATGAATATTGAATCTTTAGTCAGTGAAGTCCGCCAGGCAACTGATTTTCAAATTAATAAAAAAATTCTGCGGGAAAAAATTCAAACGGATTTACATCTAGCACATGCCGGGGGGTTATTTAAAATTACTCCGGAATTGATTGCGTTTGTAAAAACGTGGCCAATTGACGAATTATATATAGAAGATGCGTATCAAAATCCTATTGCTGTAGATCGACAAGTATTTCTAGTTACAGCACAACAGCACTATCAACAAGTAATGAATCGTTGGCATAATGAATATGAGCAACTCAAAAAGATCCGAAAAGTCTAGAGGTATAGTTGCTTTTGCTTGTAATACAGAAACAACAGATTACATAAGCATTGCAGAAAAGACTTTAAAACTAGCCGAGAAAATCTTAAAGTTACCTACAACTTTAATTACAGACATCAATACAAGTTTACAAAATACACGCTATGATATTGATCTTGGAAAGTTTGTAGAGTGGAAAAACTTTGGAAGGCATGCAGCATACGAACTAAGTCCATATGATGAAACTATAGTCATTGATGCAGATTACTTGATACTTGACAATTCGTTATTACAAATATTCCAAACTGATTGGGATTATATACTACAAAGAAACAGTCATGCGTTAACAGTTGAATGGCCAACTACAATGGGCCCAAACAGTTTACCATATATATGGGCCACTGTATTTGCATTTAGAAAAACAGATCGTGCCGAACAGTTTTTTAATTTAGTTGCCAGGATACAAGAAAATTACAGATACTACAAATTACTGTTTAATGTACAAGAACGCAATTATCGCAATGATTACGCATTTGCAATGGCTGATATCATATTAAACGGATATACAATTGGCACAAACAGTATACCTGGTAGTATGTTAGCAGTTGATCAAACTATAGAATCAATTGTTAAAAAAGATAATCAATTAATTATACGCGATGTTGATCGTGCATACGTAGTACCTGTTACTAACTTACATGTGATGAGCAAGAAATATTTGCAAAGCGAAGACTTCATTAAATTTATCAATGAGTAGACATAAAGAGCAACAAGGATTTTTAACTATTGCCGCTAACACAGAGGACGTTGATTATCTACGTTTGGCATATCTGCAAGCATTGAATGTAAAGGCTACGCAAAAAATTAAATCTTTTGCTGTAATAGTCGATACTAGCACAGCAGCAATAATAACTGAACAGCATCAGGCAGTATTTGATTATATTATTGAAGTTCCGGATAGTACAACAGGTCCATATGGATTAGAAGTACAAGCATTTTGGCACACACCGTTTAAAGAAACAATTAAACTTGAAAGTGATTTGTTACTGCCAAGATCAATTGACCATTGGTGGACCACATTTAGATTACGTGATGTTGTACTAAGTACGGGATGCAAAAATTATAAACAAGAAACAGCCACATCCAGAAAGTATAGAAAACTATTCGATGATAATCATTTACCTGATGTGTATAATGGACTAATGTATTTTAGATTCAGCCAGACTGCAACAAACTTTTTTAGCACAGCAGCTCAGATATTTGAAAATTGGTCCACAGTAAAAACGGCATTGGCACATTGCGACGATGACTATCCTAGTACAGATGTGGTGTATGCATTAGCAGCAAACATAATTGGTACAGAATGGTGTACAATACCATCTGCAGACTTTATTAATTTTGTGCATATGAAACCTGCTATTAATGGTTACACAGAGGATTGTAGTTTCACTGATGTGTTTGTTACAGAGTTCACAGATGGTATTGTACGTATCAATAACATAAATCAATATCATCCACTACACTACCACGATAAAGCTTTTCCAACGGAGGAAATGATTGACTACTTTAGATCCATGGCAGGAATTCATTAAAGGGTTACAATTAGCTGAGGAAATGGATCGTAACCGTCCTCGGCTAATTAAAGAATATAGATTGTACTACAATGAAGATGGAACCATAATTGGATTATGGGAAACAAGCCATCCAGAGGGAAGTAACTATATTATACTAACTCACCCCGACGAGTATCAAAGACAAAATACTCAACTGCTACGTGTAGTAAACAATCAACTAAAGATACTTGATCCGCATACACCAAATCGTGTAAAATTAAAAAAGAGTAATGCAGGGCAACCAGTAGTAAAGGGATATGCAGCAATAGCCTTAGGCCTCAATGAGGAATATTTAGAAATAGAATTTTATGAACAAACAAATAGTTGATATAGCAGACTTAGATTGCATATTTTTAACATATGATGAACCTAAAAAAGAAGAGTTTTGGATCAAAATTCAAAACATGATACCGTGGGCTAAACGTGTTGACGGAATTAAAGGAAGTGATGCTGCACATAAAGCGGCAGCGGCTGCAAGTGACACAGAACGATTTGTTCTTATTGATGGAGATAACATTCCAGATCCTGAGTTTTTTAATTTACAATTATCTCTTAACGAAAAGAATCATGACCAAGTTTTTAGATGGAAGGCACGTAATGTTATCAATGGGCTTCGATACGGTAATGGTGGTCTAAGTTGTTGGACAAAAGACTTTGTTAATACAATGCGTACACATGAAGCCAGTCTTGGAGATGAAGAAACCAGTGTAGAGTTTTGCTTTGATCCAAAGTATATAGCAATGCATAATTGTTATAGCACTACATATCCCAATGGCAGTCCTAAGCAGGCCTGGCGAGCAGGATTCCGTGAAGGTGTTAAGATGTGTTTGGATCGTGGACACAAACCCACACTGGCAGAATTTGAAGAAAAAGTTAACAATCGTAACTACGATCATTTGTGTATATGGCAAAGTGTTGGTGCCGATGTTGAAAACGGTCTATGGGCTATGTATGGTGCAAGGCTCGGTACATTTATGATTATGCTTGAAAACTGGGATCATCATTATGTACAAGATTTTGATGTATTAGAAAAACTATGGGCAAGTTTTAGTAAAGAAGATCCGGTAGAAGGCTGTAATAATATAGAAGAGTCATTGACTAAACGTTTAGGATTACCTATAGTCACATACACCGCAGAACAAAGTAAGTTCTTTAAACACCATTATAGTACTGGTCAACGTAACAGTGAGATTATGATGACAGAGATTGATGTTATTAGAAAGATTGAAGGATGGTAAGTGACTTCATGTCTGCTGCAGAGCAGATGAAGGCGAAACTGGGCGAAGCTCTGTGCCTTGCCAAGTGGCAGCAGGTTAGCCTACACCTACCTACAGGATTAACCAACAGTTGCTATCATCCTCCGCTACACGAAATAGATGCCACATTACTAAAAGATAATCCTGGTGCATTACACAATACACCATATAAAAAAGAGCAGCGTAAAATTATGTTACGCAATGAACGTCCACAAGAATGTAGTTATTGCTGGACACAAGAAGACTTAGGTAACCTAAGTGACAGACATTACCGTAGTGGTGAGCCCTGGGCAGCTGAACACTTTGATACAATACTAAATTTGACAGGAGATGAAGATGCCGTTCCTTCCTATGTGGAAGTTAATTTTAATCATGCTTGTAACCTTCGCTGTAGTTACTGTAGTCCACAGTTTAGTTCGTCGTGGGAAGACGAAATCCAACGATGGGGAGCCTACCCTACTAGTAAACCTCATAATGACCCGATCCATTTTAATGGCCGCCGCAAGCCTATACCTGTTCGCAATGACAACCCCTATGTAGATGCTTTTTGGGCGTGGTGGCCCACTCTTTACCCAAAACTAAAACATTTTAGGATGACTGGTGGTGAACCGTTGATGGATCGTAATACCTTTAAGGTATTTGATTATGTATTGGCATTGCCTAAACCGGATTTGCATATTGATGTTACTAGTAATTTTAGTGTAGATCCACAGTTAATGAACAAGTATATTGACTACGTTCAAAGATTATGTGACACACAAATTGAACATTTCATGCAGTATGTTAGTGTAGACTCCGGAATTCCTGAACATGCAGAATATATAAGGCATGGATTAAATTATTCTAGACTTCAATATAATTGTGCAAAGTATCTAATAGAAGTAACAAAAAGAAACAGTCTTACTTTTATTATAACAATGAACAATCTTAGTGTATTAGGTATTAAAAATTTACTACAGGATATTTTAAATTATAGACGATTACATAGTGATACGTATCAGCGTGTTTGGTTTGATACACCACTATTGAGACAACCCACGTGGCAAAGTTTACAAATACTTCCGCCGGTTTATGCACAACGATTAACTGATGTAGCCAATTGGATGGAAGAAAATTTAGAACGACCTGACCGTCCATTTCAAGGATTCAAAGATTATGAAGTACAGCGTATGCGGAGAACTATTGATTGGATGAAGGAAGGTAGCAAATTAGATCCAGAATATGTTAAACTACAACGTGCTGACTTTTATAGATTCTTTAACGAGCACGATAAACGTAGAGAAACAGACTTTTTAAAAACGTTCCCGGAAATGCGAGAGTTCTGGGAGGAATGTAGATATCATGCCCAGAATTAATAACGAAACAGATTTACAATATAAGCGTAGAGTGATTGACATCAAGTCAGATTCATTCTGCGGAGCAAAATGGTACAACGCTACTATATGGTTGGGCAGCGGTATGACCACAAGTTGTCATCACCCATTGCCACACAAGATTGAAGTAGAAGATGTGATTGAAAATCCTCGAACATTACATAATACACACAAAAAGAAAGCAGAGCGACGCCTAATGCAAAAAGGCGACAGACCTGAAGGCTGTGAGTATTGTTGGAAAATAGAGGATATAGGTAGAGATAACATTAGCGATCGAGTATACAAAACAGTAATATATTCAGACGAGGATTTAAATCATGCATACAAAACATCATACACCGAAGATATTAATCTTCGCACTCTTGAAATTAGTTTTGACCGTACTTGCCAATTTGCTTGCTCTTACTGCAATCCTGCTTTCAGTTCAACATGGGTTAAAGATATCAGAGATAATGGACCCTACACTGGTTTGGTGTCAGACGGTAGGAATCACTTTACTCACACTCATGACAGTAGTCAACTTTATAGATTTGGCGAGAGTAATCCGTATGTGGAAGCGTTTTTTAAGTGGTGGGAGTCGGATCTCCATAGTACACTAGACGAATTGCGTATCACCGGTGGTGAGCCTTTAATGTCAGGATATACCTGGCAACTGCTAGATTGGTTTAAGACTAATCGTGGTAAAAGTAAAACAAGATTAGCAATTAACAGTAATTTGGGAACACAAGTTGATATCGATCGCTTATTTAATAGTGTGGACGCACCAATTGACCTATACACTAGTAACGAATCTATCGGAAGTCATGCAGAGTATATTAGAGACGGATTGGTTTGGGACGATTGGGCTAATAGTATAGAACTCATATGCGACAACTACAGTGTAGTTAAATTGCGTGGATTACACATTATGTGTACCATTAATGCATTGTGTTTGGAAAGTTTAACTGAGTTCTTGGACTGTATGGTACAGTGGAAAATGTGTTACGGAAAAGACTTTCCGAACTTTACACTAAATATTTTACGTTTTCCTAGTTTTCAAAGTCCATTGGTATTGCCTGACGAACACAGAACACGACACAAAAATAATCTAGAAGCATGGTTAGCAGCCAACGATAACGAATGGTTACACGAACACGAACGTAATCATGTACAACGCCTGATAGACTATCTTGATGTAGTTAAAACTCCACACAGCGAGGCATTTGACTTGCCCAAGTTGCGTAACGACTTTAAACAATTTCATCAACAGTATAATCAACGGCGCAATAAAAATTTTACAGAAACATTTCCTGCTATAGCAGATTGGTATAATTCATTATGAGTGTAAAAGGATTCTATAACAAAGGATATGTCTATAATGAACGTGTTCCTTATTTCATTGATCAAGATAAACTTAGCGATGATCAATTATATAAATTAACCAAAAGTAAAACATTTTGTATGCTACCGTGGGTGCATATGCATGCATATCCCGATGGTAGAGTCTATCCTTGTTGTTTAGCAGAATATTGGGAACCGTTAGGTGACCTTAGAAAGAATAAAATGATTGAAGTATGGAACCAAGATCCATATAAAACAATCCGAACAAACATGTTGAACGATCGATCATGTAAAGAATGTACCAAGTGTTACGAGCAAGAAAAAAATGGATTTTTTAGTATGCGAAATGATAGTAATCGTAACTATGGACATTTAATAAATGAGATAAATCAAACAGAAGCAGACGGAACACACCCAGAATTTAAAATAAGATATTGGGATGTTAGGTTTAGTAATTTATGCAATTTTAGTTGCCGGAGCTGTGGTCCTATATTCAGCAGCAACTGGTATAACGATCATGTCAAACTATACAACACTAAACCTGATGTACTTGGAAGAGAAATGGCAAGAGTTGAATACACTGCCGGGGACGAAGATTCTATGCTCGAGCAAATGCTTCCGCATATTCCATACCTTGAACAAGTTTATTTTGCCGGCGGTGAACCGCTGATAATGAAAGAACATTATTTCATGTTAGAGAAACTTATCGAGCACGGAAAAACAGATGTACGTATTCAGTATAACACAAACTTTAGTGAACTTGCATTTAAAGATAAACACGTTTTTAATTACTGGAAACATTTTAAAAATATTAGTGTTGGTGCTAGTTTAGATGCATCAGGAGAACGTGCAGAATTAATGCGTAAAGGAACTGACTGGGAACAGGCAATTAATAACAGAAGAAGAATGATAGAAGAAGTTCCGCATGTTGATTTTTATGTTGCTGCAACAATTAGTGCAATGAATGTACTGCATATATTAGATTTTCATCGTGAGTGGACAGATTTAGGTCTTATTAAAGCCAAAGATTTTAATGTTAACGTATGCCAAGGCCCTGAGTGGTATCGTGTAGATATTCTGCCACCCAAGTTTAAAGATACTGTAGTGATACCTGCGTATCAAAAACATATTGAATGGTTAGAACCACAGGATACATTGCAACGTGCAACCACTGGGTATAAGAGTTTAATTAATCTAATGCAAGCAAATGATGCCAGTCACTTATTACCAAGATTTAGAGAAGAAATAGAAAAATTAGATATATTAAGAAAAGAAAATTTTTGGAAGGTATTCCCAGAACTAAATGATCTTGCCTAATACAATTTGTATGTTGCCGTGGATTAGTATAGAAACTAGTCCAGTCGGAACTGCTAGACCGTGTTGTTTGGCCAGAGAGGAAATAACAAACAGCAACGGTGATAAGTTTGATTTAAATAAAGACAATTTAGAAACAATTTATCATAGCGAATACATGCAACGTCTTCGTAGGCAATTTCGTGCTGGCGAACAACCAGAAACTTGTAAACTATGTTGGGACGAGGAGTCTGCCGGCAGAACAAGTAAACGCATGAATAGTCGTATACGTTTAAAAGAATTGTATCATGACGTCGACTGGGATAATGATAATCCAGACCAATTATGGTTTCTTGATTTGAAACTTGGTAATATTTGTAATCTTAAGTGCCGTATATGTGGATCCTGGTCTAGCAGTAAATGGGCAGTAGAAGAATTAGAGTACATGCCCAAAGACTTTGATAAGAAACAACATATTGCTTATCAATGGTTAAAACAAGGTTCGTGGCCGCGTAATCCAGATACGAACTTCTGGGAAAACTTAAAGAGACTATTGCCCAATATTAAGTATCTTGAGTTTACTGGTGGTGAACCTTGGTTAATACAAGAACATATTGAGCTATTAAAATACGCAGTAGCACAAGGATACAGCAAAAATATTGATATACATTATAACACTAATGCTACACAATGGCCCCAGGATCTTGTTGAAATTTGGAGAGACTTTGGGCGTGTTGACGTTGCATTTAGTATTGATAATGTAAACAATAGATTTGAATACGAAAGATACGGCGCAAAGTGGGGTACTGCTAATTCGATAATTGATTCAGTTCATGGCATGCAACTGCTGTATCCCAACATAACTACACAATTATGTTTTACAGTTAATATACAAAATGTGTATTATCTTGATGAATTGTTAGCGTGGGCAGACACTAAGAATTTTGGCGACGTTTACTTTAATATGATGCATAGTCCGGATCATATGAGTATACAATATATGACTCAGACTGCACAAGAATTGGTGCTTGATAAATTAACAACTACTTTCTGGTCATCTAATCGTTATCAACTTGAAATTAATAATATAATAAACTTTATTAAAAATGGCGCTGGAAGCGATGGTAAAGAATTTTGTCGTAAGATGCAACAGACTGATGCATACAGAAAACAGAACTTTATTAATACGCATCCGGAAATAGCACGGGCAATGGGCTATGTTTGATTTTAAAATTTTTTTTAAGGATCTACCTGCACTAACAGTAGAATTAGAAGATTCTGTAACTGGCAAGAATTATTATAATTTACTTTACAAAAATTATAATAATCAAATGCCTATTTTTAGGGATCCAGCAAAATATACCATTGAGTACATGAGTGATTTAGTTAAGGAAGCCAACTATAAACTTGGCTGGGATTGGGATTATACACCTGGCGACCATGAAGTTGCATCTAGGTTACATAAAGACATTGAAGTATTATTAGAAAAAGGGTTTGATAGTATACCTGCAGATTGCGACGAATTGGTACACGAAATTCATCAGTGCTTGCATTTACTAAATGAAGGAAGAAATCACTTAGTGACAAGACAAGATTGGTTACAAATTGAATGGTATAACAATAATACAATACCAATCGACAATTTTTTTAAATTTCAAGATTCAACAACAATTGGTGATATTAAACTACAATATCCATTTGTTGGTGCAAGCCCGTTGCAACTTTATTTAGAAAAAGATTATCAAAAAATATCACAGACGTGTAAATTTCATAGTGTTATTAGACCCGGGATCAATATTGTCATTAATAATTTTAAAAAATTTACAGAGCATCAAAAATTATTAGACGATATTAAGAAGAACGATAATAATTTTTACCATCTACATGGCCCAGAAAAAATCTTAAGATACACAGGCTATCCTGTAATTGGAAAAGTTACAAATTTAGATGACTTAATGTATATCGTAAAACAACCAATTTTAGAATTTGAAAAACTTGAATTCAACTAAACCTACTACATTATGCATGGCACCGTGGACGCATACGTATCTAAGTCCGCAAACTGAACGTAGGCTATGCTGCGCCAGTCGTGAGCCTGCACAAAACTTTGAACAGTATATTGATACCAGTGCTGGTACTGGAAAATATATTCCCGTTACATTAGAACAACACTGGAACAGTGATCGTATGCGCAGTGTGCGCCGCCGCATGATGGCCGGTGAAACATTATCTGAGTGTGAAGTATGTAACGATAAACTATTAAACACTGACGTTTACCGCAGTTATTTTAATCAATTATTCGGACATAAGTATGATAAAATAGTAGAAGAAACAGACGCAACTGGCTATACCACAATGAAGCCAGTATCGTGGGATTACAGATTCAGTAATCTCTGTAACTTCAAATGTCGCATGTGTGGAGACATGTTAAGCAGTGCTTGGGAAAGTGAGCAACGCCAACACAACATGATCAACTGGGCGGATCCAAAGAATAATTGGATGAAACCCGAGATCAAACATCAAATTGAAAAATTCCAAACAACTCAAATTGAAGCCGAGTTCGCAGCAGCAGTAGAGGACCACCGTATCGAAGAAGTGTACTGGGTGGGAGGAGAACCGTTAATGTACGAACAACATTGGCGGTATATGCAGCGTATAATTGAACTAGGAGATGGACCAAATGTCTATGCAAGATATAACACAAACCTTAGCCGCGTACGGTATCGGAATATTGATTTGTACAGTGATATACTTTGTAGGTTACGGGATTGGCAGATATGTGCAAGCATCGATGGCACAGAAAGAATTGGAGAGTATATACGAACAGGCCTTAACTATACAGAATGGCTTGAAAACTTTAAAAGAGGAGTTGGCCTCGCTACAAACAGACGTCAAATGAGATTGGACTTTACACTTACCCTTCCGGGTATGTTTGAAGTTGGTAATATACAGCAGTTAGGTAACGATTTGGGCGTAGACATACTAGCCAAAGTTGTCTTTAGTTTTAGCCCGGACATAGTTATGTCACCTTTAGTACTACCTAGAAAGATATTAAATGTATGGGTAGATGAAATTTTGGATGGCCCAACCACACCCCTCGGCCCGTTAAAGGATATACTAGTTCAACTTAAAACACGCCCTACTTTTCAAGAGCAATATGGTGAAGAAGCATACCGTTTAGGTATTGCTCGAGGTAAGGCTCGCGTGTTACAATTAGAAGCTATTCGTAGTCAATCTATTACTATGGATGAAATACTTTCAAAAAGAGCAGATGTATATGAGTGGTGGAACGCCATCAGTTAAAGTTGTATTACGCAACCCATTGGATTATAACGATCAATTTGATTATAATATAATCTCGCATAATAACGAATTATCTAAAAATTGGATTGATGCGTTAAAAGTGTTATTAACTAACAAAAATCTACTAGAAAAGAATTTTTGTTTTATGGGGTTTCCGCAAACAGCAAGAACTCTAGAATACCTTTGCAATGAATTAAATTCTGCCGTAGCGACTATCAATAACTTTTTCACGGATTATCAAATTGATGATGTATATACAACAGAAAATGTTGTAGCATTTGATTACGCAGACAATGGTCTCAATCATGAAGTCTTAAATAAATTGCATAATCATTTTGAAATACTACAAGGTACAGTTTGGGATTTAAGTGAGTACTATCGCAAGGCAGACTATGAAACAAAGTATGCTATTCGGCAGTTAAACAATATCTGCCATGAAATGGAAAACTTGATTCTAAGTCAGCGTAAAGCTGCAACATTGCCGTTCTGGGTGCGTCCTAGTCAAATTACAACATTTATTAATGCTCAACGATATGAATTAACTGATGAACATAGAAAACTATTTTCTGTTAATGGATATGACCGTGTATTGGGTGGAGTATATATGCATTGGACACAAATAGGAAAAACAGTATACGAAGTGTTCCGTGATGAAGATGCACCTCCACTAACAGCGACAGTGTGCGAAGCAATTACTGAGTTAAAATATTACAGCGGCGAATTTGATGTTGAATGGGGAAATGATGTTGTGTATGGTGGCCCTCATCCGTGGCACAACATTGAACAAGATAAATTTAGAAAATGGTTAACAGACAACGGTAGAGATTATCGCGACCCAAAATTAAGTTGCGGGTATTTACCAATTGGACAAATAGATTTACAATCAAGTTTTGGTACAACAGATTATCAAGATGTTTGGAATACACTAAGCAGTCACTTGGATATCTATAAAATTGAAGTAGATGGAGTTAGTAGTACATTTGATTATAGCTGGTCGGACAATAATTATAAACAGATGCAAATAGATATGATGAAGCCAGGATATGACTACAGTTCTAGCTGGAGGTGATAGTTTTGTATGGGGTAGTGAACTTGCTGATAGTCCCAATGGCGGCCCTGATGGGTACAGTCGTCGAACCTTTCCTGCATTGTTGGCCGACGATTACTTGTGTGCAGCATACCCTGGACTGGGTAATAGAGAAATAGCTCAACGTGTACGTGATTACTTGACCTGGTCCAAAGTTGACATTGTTATTGTGTGTTGGACTTGGCCCAGTAGAGATTATACATTAGACAGTGATTTTCATATTAAAAATTTAGAAGAATATTTGTTGTATCACAATATTCCGTATTTGTTTACATGTGCAGATAATTGCGTAGTAACAGATAACTTAGATTACCGTAACTGGTTTTTCTTTCCTCCGGGCCAAGGGGAGGACCAAACAGAAAGTCCAAGAGGTTTTTACCAGTGGGCTGTGGAGAATAAGTACAAGTGCGGTATACAACAACATCCATTGGAACAAGCCCATTCTGATGCAGCAGACCTTATAAAAGGAAAATTCAATGAACTGGTTACGAAACGTTTACAATAGAATTAAACTAGAAATCAAGTATCGACGTAAACTACGTGAATTACGTAAAAGAGATCCATTTATTTACAAATGATTTTAGTAAACGGGTGTAGCTTTACCAGTGGCGAAGAAAGCCCTATCGCCTGGCCAAGTCTGATACAGAATTCTGTTAATATTGCAGTTGCAGGAGCCAGTAATGATTATATATTGCGTAGTACAGTAGATTATGTCAATGACACTAGCAATTATCAATTAAAAGTTATTGTAGCCTGGACAACTCCTAACAGGATTGAAATATCAAATAAACACCTAACACCAACTAGTAATCGTCGGTACGGTAATGCAGTAGTTGATGAAGTATTTCATGATTGGGACGAAGAATGGGCTCAAAAGAAATTCTTAACCCAAGTTCAATTACTGCATGAATTTTTGTATATGCGCTTAGTGCCGCATTTTTTTGTTAGTGCATTTGGTATACAAACGTGGGCACAAGGGGAAACAAACTTACCATGGCCAGGATGGCCCAAAGAAGGACTAGTTGAATGGATGGGAGACTGTCCTAAGGGTGTTGGTGGTCATCCGTTGGAACTAGGACATCAACGAATAGCAGAAAAAATAAATGAACATATTAGGCATCTCGGCTGGTTTTCACGACGCAGCGATTAGTGTAATTAATCGTCGAGGTGATATACTGTTTGCCGGACATAGTGAGCGTTATAGTAAATTAAAAAACGATACAGATATCTCTCCGGATCTAATGGAAGAAATATGTGGGTATGAACTTGATACCGTTGCGTATTACGAAATCCCTTGGCGTAAACAATTACGTAGATTAGTTTCTGGCGAAGGCATCGAACTAAACAAGTTAACCGTAAAACAAATTGTTCATGATCAAACACGACCTTGGTTACGTAATACACCCAAGAACATAGTCAGCTTTGGCCATCATTTAAGTCATGCTGCCGCTGGCTTTCAAACCAGTCCGTATGATCGTGCCACAGTGGTAGTAATAGATGCCATTGGCGAGTCTGACACTATTAGTATATACGGTGCAGAATATGATAGTAGAGGTCAGGCACACTATAAAAAATTATGGGGACAACGATATCCACATAGCATAGGGTTAATGTATAGTGCAATGACCGAACGTGCCGGCCTTAAACCCAATGAGGATGAATATATCTTAATGGGCATGAGTGCATATGGTAAACGAGACATTAGTGATTTAATGAGTCATAGATTTGTACATGACGAAGTTGACATTTTATTCAAGGAAAACTTCCATGCTGGTATCCCGTCTGATTATCTTGAATACGTACACAATACAGACATTGCCGCCGGAGCACAAGACCTATTAGAGACTCTTGTATATAATGTAATGCGTCGTGCTAGAAATTTTAAATGGAGCACAAATTTAGTTTATATGGGTGGTGTTGCCCTTAACTGTTTAGCAAATAGAAACTTAGGAGAATACTTTGAACATATATGGATTATGCCTAATCCTGGTGATGCTGGTAGCAGCCTTGGTGCTGCGGCACTGGCCTACGGTCATCGTCTCAACTGGCGCAATGCTTATCTTGGGCATGATATACCTGGGCAGTATCCAGTTAATGCCCTTCTTGATTGCCTACTGGCTAATGGCATTGTTGGTGTTGCTAACGGTCGTGCAGAATTTGGGCCAAGAGCCTTAGGCAATCGTAGTTTATTAGCAGATCCACGCGGTGCAGACATAAAGGATCGTGTAAATGAAATTAAACGACGTCAAAAATTTAGACCTTTTGCCCCGGTCATATTGGAAGAGATGGCTGATCAGTATTTTGATTTCAGCCCTGGGTGGACTACTAGCCGTTATATGCAGTCAGTTGCTCGTTGTTGGTATCCTGACTTGTTTCCTGCTATCTGCCATTATGATGGGACCAGCCGAGTACAAACGGTACCACGAGATGGTTCAGGGATTAGAGAACTCTTAGAGAAATGGTTTGTAATGACTGACTGTCCTATGTTACTTAATACTAGCTTAAATATTCGAGGTGAGCCAATGGTCAACGACCGAGTAGACGCAGATAGATTTGAACAACTATATAAAGTAAAGGTATTAAGTTGAAACAAATATTCCCAATCAAATCAGATACAGCGTGTCTTTTAAAATGGACTTGGTCCACCGTTTTTTTAAACATAGGAACCACTAGCAGTTGTCATAGAGTCAATCACGATAAAATTACAGTTGACACATTTGATTCATTTCATAATACTCCTCGTAAAATTGCAACTCGAGAGATGATGCGCCAAGGCGAATGGCCAAAAGCAGGATGCGAATACTGTCAAAAAATAGAAGAAGCAGGAGGTGTTAGCGACAGACAATTTCAATTGTCTAGCATGCATTACGAAGTTCCGGATGAACTTCTTGAAGATAATAGTACAAATGTTGTAACTCCAAAAATACTAGAAGTTTATTTTTCTAATACATGTAACATGAGTTGTTTATATTGCGGACCGCATTTTAGTTCTATGTGGGAAGCAGAAAATAATAGATTTGGAAATTTTCAAAATAAGCAGATTCTTTTAAAGACCACTGAACAAGTAGGATTTAATAAAGAATATGACCAAATGCGAGAAAAGTTTTTTCAATGGTTAGAAAAATATGGTCATGGCCTACAAGATCTACATATACTGGGTGGCGAACCTTTTCATCAGCCTGAATTAGAAATGTGTTTAGATTTTTTTGAAAAATTTCCAGCACCTAATATGAGATTTACTTTGATCAGTAATTTAAAAGTAAATCCTAATAAGTTTAAAAATATTATCAATAAGATGATAAAACTTAAACAAGATAAAAAAATTAAGGAATTGCAAATTACCGGAAGTTTGGATTGCTGGGGACCACAGCAAGAGTATATTAGATACGGATTAGATTTAAATGAGTATACTGCTAACATGGAGTATCTGTTGGACAAGGATATTGTTCTTTGTGTAAATGCTGCAATTAATGCGTTAAGCATTAAAACAATGCCCGAATATATTGCCAAAATAAATGAATGGAATACCATTAGACTAGCATCATGGAACAATGATCCTAAAAGAAAAATCAGTTTCAGTTTCATGACAGCAAATGCTCCTCCGTACATGATGCCTGATATTTTTGTTCCTGGATTATTCAAAAACGAATTTGAACAAATTTTAAATTTAATGCCAAGAGACACAGATTATCAAAATCAAAACTATGAGCATATGACGGGAATTTACAAACAAGTAGATACTACACCAGCAAACAATGATATGATCGAAACATTAAAAATTTATTTAGATGAAATAGATCGTAGACGCAATACCAATTGGCGTAGCTTATTTCCATGGTTGGAAGAACAATGAGCATTCAAATATTAATAATGGGACTACTAGTCTAGCAGCCTTTTAAAAGAAATTAGACAATAAAGGTTTTAGTGTTGAAAAATATAATTATAGTTGGTGATAGTTTTTGTACTACTCCAAATTTCTGGCCTAGACTACTGGCTAAGTCACTAGACATGAATCTTATTAATTTTGGTTTAGCTGGAGGCTCTTGGTGGAGTGTAAAAAGTTTTTTAGAGAGATTGCCCCCGGAACATATTGATAACTGTGAAATAATCGTATTTGTACATACAAATGCACAACGTATACCGACAACTGATGAGGAAATTAATCAAGTAAATTTTTCAAATTTAGAGTCAAACAATGAGTTAAATCGTGCAATTGGTTTATATTATAAGTATATACACAACGAAATGTTTTTAAGTTGGGCGCAGTTAAAATGGTTTGAAGAAATAAATCAACAATGGAATAACATTAAAGTTGTACATTTATTTTCGTTTCCCCAGAATCAAAAATATGTGCTTAATGGTATGAAAGTCTCTCCGAGTTTATCAGCAATCAGCTTAGATGAAATAGCATCTAAAGATGGCAGTCTCGTTAACGACAAAAGACCAAATCACCTTAGTAGGAGTAACAATAACCAGTTAGCACAACAATTATTTCAGTTAATTAGCAACTATCAGATTGGCGAAGTTAATTTAGATATAAGTAAATTTAATTTATTATCCAATCAATGGATACAAAAATGGAATTAATATGAGCGTTCGAATATTAATAATGGGACTTCCTGGTTCGGGTAAAACTTATCTAGCCACAGCCCTTCAAACAGAATTACACAATAAAGGTTTTACGGTTGAATGGTTTAATGCTGATGAGGTACGTGAACGATTCGACGATTGGGATTTTAGTGAAGCAGGTCGTATACGCCAAGGGCACCGTATGCGAGACCTGGCAGAAAAGTCTAGTGCAGACTTTGTAATTAGTGACTTTGTTGCTCCTTTACCTGTAATGAGGGAGGCATATGGAGCCAATTTGGTTATCTGGTTGGATACTATTGATACTAGTCGTTATGAAGATACTAATAGAGTATTTGTAGCACCCGAGCAATACGATTATCGTATTATGGCGAAAAGCGCCGAACGCTGGGCCAATACGATTGCAAATAAACTTGCAATGAATTTTAAACAGCGACAAGAGAGTCGTATCAGATCTATTACCAAAGCAGTTACATGGAGATTCACTGGCAGCCTTGATACATTTGTTGTTAGTTGGTTATTAACCGGGCAACCTCATCTTGCAGCAGGAATAGCCAGCATTGAATTTTTTACAAAGATTGTTTTATACTATTTTCATGAACGTATATGGCATAAAATTAAATGGGGTAAACCATGACAGAAAAAACTTTTGATTGGCAAAAGCCTACAGTACAAATGCTAGGACGGTGGCAACCTTGGCATGCAGGTCATCGTGCATTATTTGAACGTGCTATTGCTAAGACCGGGCAGGTCTGCATTATGATACGAGATTGTCAAGGATGGAACTATAGTAACCCTTTTGGTCTAGAAGAAGTAAAGAATTATATTCGTGCAGATCTTGATCCTATTTACAAAGGAATGTATGAAATTTTAGTGGTTCCTAATATTGTAAATATTACGTATGGTAGAGATGTAGGATACCTAATAGAACAAGAAACGTTTGATGATACCACACAGGCAATATCGGCAACTGCAATTAGAAAGCAAATGGGTGTAGAGTGAAGGAAAAGTTTAAACGTGCTTATATGCAGACAGCACACACATTTGCTGAATTAAGTCACGCACGTAGATTAAAAGTTGGTGCTATCGTAGTCAAGGATGATAGAATTATTTCCATTGGATATAATGGAATGCCAGCCGGATGGAGCAATGTTTGTGAGGATGTATCCGAAGATGGATCATTAAAAACAAAAGCAGAAGTACTACACGCCGAATCAAATGCTATTGCAAAGTTGGCAAAGTCAAACGATTCCGGGGATCAAGCTACTTTATTTGTTACTCATAGCCCTTGTCTTGAATGCGCTAAACTGATATACCAGTCTGGTATTCAGCAGGTGTATTATCAAGAGAAATATAGAGATGATCTAGGATTGGAGTTCCTCCAGGCGAGCGGGGTGGATGTTGAACAACTGCCTGTGTAAGACTTTGTTTTAAATTATTCCACTCACGTTGAACAAATTCTTTACTGTAAAATAAATTGTAATTGTAATTTAAAACATATTGCATGCCACGAAGCGTTGCTTCCAATTCGTCCTCGGGCATTGCACATATGTCTTTGATAATTTTTACCACAGCTTGAATTCTTTCTACAGGATCTTGAATTTTATCGTAACTCTCATCCCACCAGGAATCAAACGTTTTAAATCCGTAGTTTTTTAAATATTTTAAATTATTGGCACACCCAAGTAATACAAAAGGTTGTCTGGCCACAATAGGTTTAAATATTTTTTCAGTTAAATGATCTTTAGTTTCCCAGAAGCATGTTTCAGTTACTACATGTAAAAAACTTTCCATCATTTCTGGTATAGCATTTAGTGTTTGGCTACCGTTTGGTATAAGAGCAGTATCTTTAAAATCAATACGCAACGGAAAGGTAATACTATCCAAAATTGTTTTACATGCTAACACGTACTCCGTAGAAACATTGTGTTTTTCAATTATTTCGTGTATACTTGTGCTATAGTGTCCGTGTTCTGGACAAGTATCGCTATAACTAACATGCCCGTGCTCTATTAGATTATTCTTATCAAGTTCGGCAACAAAAAGACTACGATAAGCTCGACTGTTACCAGTAATACGATTAAAGGTTATGTATTTCTTTTTAATTTTACGCTTTGAAGGGTCTATTAATTCGACACAATGCTGGTACCCGCGATACCAATCTGCTGCAGCAAAGATATGAAAGAAGCAAGAACAATCGCCAAATTTAAATTCTTCTAGCAGTTTGTTTTTTATTTTGCTATTTGTTTCTGTATTAAGTAGTATTATGCTTCGATCTCCGCCCGGTGAATACATTTGTTTAACTTGTCTAAATGTTTCAACACAACTATCCAATATTGGTTCTTGATCATAGCAAACTATTACCGGTGATGTTCCATCACCGTTGCAATGCATGTATTCAACATTTTCAAATTTAGTAGAGCCAAATGGATAAAAACTTAGAAGTACAGGATCTTTAACAACAGTTTTTAAAAAAGAAAAGATATGTTCGTAATGACTGTGAATATTATACATGTTTGATGTTTTTTATTTTGGGCCCAAGCCCAATAGATTTGCACATGAACAGCCTGCTAACAGTTTAGAGGATGCTGCTGATAAGAGTAGAACTCGATTCTACTGGTATATTTATGGTGGTAATGATTACACCAATTTTGATTTTGATTGGAATCCGGCACCTTGGGAACAAGATCATGTTCATGTATTCTCTAGTCAGTGGCAACGCAACGGCGATGTGTATCTAGCAAACAAAGATACTGCGCATAATAAAGAATGGAATTGGCGCACAGAACAATCTGTAACAAGATTGAGCAATGAAGAAAACTGGAAATTACTTGTCCCAAAACTATTGTGCTACTTGGGCATAGATCGTAGTTGGCATCCTGATTCGCACGACCCTCCTTACACGTATCACTTTGCCAGTCAACATCAAACCAGTTGCGGATTAGTTTATCATGTACCAGGTGCAACTGGAATTAAGTTATGTAATGATTTTACTGTTACAGTCACTGAAGATAAACGCAACTGGATTATACCCAGCAACATCAATGATACCAACTTTGATTATTCCTGGCATCCTAATCCCTTAGATCCGCCCTACGAATATCGTTTTGGTACACAATGGCAACGTAATGGAGGACCGGTATATCCCGGATCTGCAGGTATCAAGTATGTGTATAGTCAACAAGTAAGTAAGTTAGAAGATCGCAGCAATTGGGATATTCCTAGCGGAATCAATGACTCAGATTTTGACTATTCATGGCACCCTGATTTAGATGAACCGGACTACGAATATCATTTTCCTACACAATGGCAACGTGATGGTGGTCCTGTATATCGCGGAACCGCAGGTATCAAGTATATGAGTAATCAGCGCATACGTAACAATGCCACGCAAATCTTTTACATGGATTTTTTAAATCCACAAAGCAACAATCAGTTCAAAACACTACAAGAATCTTATCCTGATATCAAATTAACACGTTATGTTGATAATCATTTAAATGTTTTTAAGCGTATAGTCAATCTAGCAACTACTGAGTTTGTTTGGATTATTAGTAGTATCTGCGATTACACAGATTTTGACTTTACATGGCACCCAGATCCATCACAAAAAGAAATGGTTCATGTATTTGCTAGCGACAATCAACGAAGGGGAGACACTTTCTTTATTCACGTTGAATCGTTTAAACGCCAATTGTATGAATTAGCAATACTTGATTGGTTTAATGTAATTAATTATTGCACTGACCAACAAGTAGAAAGATTTCCTCCCACGTTAGTAAACTATTCTGAAGATACTATTGTTGATGCAATACAACAGTATCAATTTGATTTTCCGTATGCTATTTTTTCTAGTGTTGGAGATTATATCATGAATAATTACACTGTTCCGTGTCTTTGGAGAGCCGAAGACAGAACTATTATTCCAATAAGTCAAAGTGGATCTACATCTCTTGTGCCTAGGGAAGCAAAAAGTTATATTAAGCGACAAGTATATGATTATCCTTACATAAACAAAGAGATTAAACGTTACTCAAGTGTGCCACCGCTGGATATCGTATTCATTAGTAACGGCGAACCTGATGAAGAAATGATGTATCGTCACACTGAATACATGACAAACAGTGCAGTTACATGGATACAGGGAGTCGACGGCCGTGTGGCAGCATATCAAGCAGCAGCCCGTGCAAGCGCCACGCCTTGGTTCTTTGCTGTATTTGCCAAACTTGAAGTAGCGGGCGGAAGTTTTCCTTGGTATGATTGGCAACCAGACTATTGGCAAGAGCCCAAACACTATATCTTTAATGCACAAAATCCTGTCAACGGATTGGTGTATGGACATCAAGGTATGATTGCGTATAATAAGAAACTAGTACTAGAGAATAACAATCCTGGTATTGACTTTACATTAAGTCAGCCTCATGAGAGTGTACCTTTATTAAGTGGAATAGCACGATTCAATCAAGATCCTTGGATGACTTGGCGCACAGCATTCCGTGAAGTAGTTAAGTTAAAACACTTTATGGCCACACAACCTACACTAGAGACTGAGCACAGATTAAACACTTGGTTAACAGTAGCAGATGGTGATTATGCCGAATGGTGCTTGCGTGGATCAGCTGATGCTGTAAATTACTACGAAGAAGTTGCGGGGGACTACGATAAACTTATGTTAAGTTTTGAATGGGCTTGGTTGAAGAATAGATTTAATAATCTATATACTGCTTAATTTTTTCTACTACAGTTTCTACTTCTGCATCGGACAGTTCAGGATATACGGGTAAACTTAAACATTCTCTAGTAAAAGTACTTGTTTCTGTGTATAAATCTCGACTATAATCTACATAATTAAATCCTACACCTAGATCGTATAATGCATAGTCGTAGTGTACCTTGGTTTCAATTCCTTGATATGATAAGTGACTCATTAATGCAGATCTATGTTCTGTTCTAATAACAAACTTATGCCAGGCATGTTCTACTCCTTCGTTGGAAGTAAGAATGTCTACGTATTGATATAGTTCTTGTATGTAGTAGTTGGCAATTTCCGATCTACGACGCTGCCATGCGTCAAAGTGTCCTAGTTTAATCAACATCTGAGCACAGTCAGCTTCGCTCATTTTACTATTAGTACCCGGGGTGTCGTGTATAATTTTGCCGTTGTCTCTAAGTCCGCGAACGGTTTCGTATATCTGAAAATCGTCTGTAAGTATCATACCACCCGATCCGTAGTTGTTTAGATTCTTGGTTGGGTCAAAACTTAACACACTTACATCACCCATCTTGCCACTAGGCGTACCTTTATAACTGGCACCAAAGCTTTGTGCAGCATCTTCGATTATAACTAGATCATCATTAAAGAACTTGGTATGCATTTGGAATCTATCCCAGTCAAGGCAGTTACCAAATAGATTTACATACATAACTGCACCAACACTTTGATCTAGCTTATACGAATATGAATCAAGATCCAGTAATCCTTTATAATCAACATCGCAGAATACCGGGGTATGATTATTCATAAGCACACTATTAATAGTGGCTACAAAACTAACTGTGGGAATTAAAACTGAATATGGCGGGCGATCCATGGTGGCCATCTGTGCAAAGATTAAGGCCTGAGTGCCGGAGTTGACTGCAAGTGCATACGCTCTCTGGCATCGTCTTGCTATCTGTAATTCAAACTCTCTAGTGTATTCGCCGTCTAAAACCCGACCAGTAGAGTATACACGATCAGTAACATCAAGTATTTCCTCTCGCAAGTTTGCATATTGTCTAGCAACACCAAAAAAAGGAATTATGCTCATCGCCAGCGAGGACCAGTTACCCAACCAACAATACTTTTACGTGTACCTCGTGTAACAGGAGTCACTTCATGCATAATATACGAAGGAAAGACTGTAATAGCACCTCGATTTTTACGTGCAACGTCAGGAGTTGATCCATGTTTGATCAATAGTTCGCCACCATCGTAATCAGCAGGATTAGATAATTGCATAGTAAAGCTCAATTTACGAATAGCATTATTTGGATTTTTATATCCAAGATCCATATGATCCCGATAAAATTGTCCTTTGTTATACACAGTGTATTGTAATGATTCTAATCGACTTAATTCAAATTTAAAAAATCGTTCATTGGCATTGTTGATTAATCCAGTAAATCTTTCAAATATCCATTTATTAGATTCAATGTTAGATTCTATAAAATTAATTTTACTATCTCTAATAGTAGTATCTTTAGTGTCGCCTGATATTTCCCCAATATAAAGATCATTATCGGACACTAATTTTTCTATTGTATCTAGTTCTTCGTTAGTAAAAATATCTTCGTACCAAGCAAAGAACTCCATATCTGACATATCTAACCACCAGTCGTACGACAATTTATTCATATATTATCCTATTTTTTGCTGCCAGTAATATGATCTCTGAAACCAATCGTAGTAACGACGGAATCCTTCTTCTACATTAACTGTTGGGTTATAATTAAAATCTTTCACTGCACGTTCAATATTTAAACGACCACGTTTAGGAAAACTCAGATCTCTATCTTGTATTTCAATTGAGCCTTTGCCTGCTATTGCGATTGCTATTTCTGCTGCTTCGCGTAATGTAGTTAATTTTGTATCGCTGCGAGTGATATTATAAATTTTATTTGCAGCTAGGTTATTTGTAGTGGCCTGTGCAATGCCCATTGCAGCATCTTCTACATAGGTAAAGTCTAATACTTCTCCGGCACCTTTAACTCGTAATGTTTCGCCACGCATGGCACCTAACATAAACTTACTGACCACACGATCCTCTACATCATATTCACCGTATACAGCACTGGGACGTATAATTACATATTCAAATCCGTATTTGCGAGCATAATCTTCAACCAACTTCTCGCCCATGTACTTCATGATGCCATATTGGCCAATTGGATTACACGGGGAAGCTTCATCAACATCATTTTCAAAGTCTCCGTATACCATGCTGCTACTAATGTATACAAAACGTTTAATCCGATGTGTTCTAGCAGCCTCAAGTAAATTAATTAATCCGGTACTCATAACTTCACTGGCTAGTGCTGGATTTTGTTCTACTACCTTCTGTCTTGGAAAACTGGCAAGATGAACAATAGTCTTAATACCAAACATTCCTACACGCTGTTGTATATCATCGTTATTGCGTATATCCCCAACCATTGGAAACGTATGTATTCTTTTAGCACGTTCTTTAAACAAATATTCTGCTTCGTCTTTGGGAATAAATCCATAGTTTGTTCTATTATCTAATCCAAAGATTTCGTTTTCTTGTTGCTCTAAAAAACGAACAACGTTATGCCCAATAAAACCAGCAGCACCAGTTACAAGTATTTTCATCGATATTTTAGTGTGAAATAAGTTTCTGCTTCGGGGGTAAGTTTACCTGTTATTACTACACGATGCCCCATGCTAAGAATATCAGGTGCTATAGTAAACACTGGTTCTTCTATTACATTCGCCATAACCCATTGTCCCATTTCTGTTTGCTGCCATTCAGAGATTGGGAACCCTGCGTAGAGATAAGGATCTTCTACATCTCCCATTGTAAATGAATGTAGTACCATAAAGTTATTTTTCTTTTATAAAATTCAATATTTGGTCTGCGTACCATTGGTGCATTAGTGGCCCAGGATGCAGATTGTCGTCCGCAAAATCAATAAACATGTCGTCGATATTTAGGCCAAAAAATCCGTACAAGTGACGATAACCTGGTATAGACGAAAAGTGTGATAGTTCTTCATTTTCAACGAATATTCCCGCCAGTATCAATTTGGCATCAATTGCCTTGCAAAAATTAATTACCTGATAAACACTTATTATTGATTGATATATACTATTTTCGCTGTCAAGTGTGGTAATATTAATTAAATTATTAAATTCTGGAAATGATTCATAAAAAGAACTATTGACATGTAGAACTTTTTTATTTTGATAATAATTGAATCTGCATGCAGAAGTCAATCCAAAAATTACAATATCATCTTTTCGTATATCAGAACGTAAAATCTGATCCGAAGCCCATTTAATAGAACTTCCGCTTTTCGCTAAAAATGATACAGGAATTTCTAATTTGTTCGATAATATTTGACCATATCTGTCTTCGGGGTTTAACCAGTCACCGGCAGACACACTACATCCTGCAACCCATAATTGCTGAGAATCAACTTTTCTAGTATCAACAAGTGACAACATTGCATCAGTGTCACTGATATTAGATACTTGCTCTATTCCCTCGACTTTTTTATAACCACTATATGCATGTAAGTAAAATTCCGTCCACTTTTGCATATAACTAAAATTATTTCTATCAGTGTCGGTCCAGTATTTTGGTGGACAATAAATTAATCTATTTGCGCTATGTAAAGCCAATACAAAATTTTTAATAGATGTAAAATCGCCAAGACTAATATAATAAACTCCGTTTGAAATATTTCTGAAATTATCTTCGGTAATCAAACTTGCATTATTACTATATTTTTTTGCCGCAACAGATAGATATTCTGTTGTATCGCCCACTAGCATAGTAATCATTATACCGCCATTTGGGCTTTAATAGCACCATGCGATTGATAGTCATGTAGCACAATATCACCCATGGTAAACTCTGTGATTTCTTGTATACCCGGACTTAGCAGTAGTCGTGGAGCAGGTAATGGTTCACGCTTCAATTGTTCGTTTACCTGATCTATATGATCCAAATATATATGTGCGTCGCCGAGTACGTGAACGAACTCGCCTACATCGAGGCCGCACACTTGAGCAATCATGTGCGTCAATAGCGAGTAGCTTGCGATGTTAAAAGGTACACCTAAAAACATATCACAAGAACGCTGGTACATTTGGCACGACAACCGACCGTCGGAGACATAAAACTGCGCAAAGCAATGACAAGGTGGTAGAGCCATTTGATCTAGCTCACCAGGATTCCATGCTGTTAATATATGTCTACGACCATATGGGTCTTTGCGAATACCGTCAATCAATTGGCGTAATTGGTCTACTTCTCGTAATTCTACTTCACTACCTATCCTACGATAAGTAGATCCAAAACCGTCTTTGAATGTAGCATTTGGTTCACGCGGTTTAATTGTACGCCAATGACGCCATTGTACTCCGTATACCCGACCCAAGTCACCATCAAATTTGGCCCGGGGTTTCCAATAAGGAGCAAGTGCATTGGGAGTCCATATAGTCGCCTTACCGTCAGCAATGCCGTGTGTGAGTTCTGCAAGCCTGCGCTCGCTACCACTGCCTTCGATGAACCAAAGTAGTTCACCTACACAAGCCCGCCACGCTAATTTCTTGGTAGTGACAGCAGGAAATCCCTGGGACAGATCGTATCGTTGCTGCATACCAAATTTAGATATGGTACCCACACCCGTGCGATCATCTCTGCGTGTTCCAGTTTCTAAAACTTCACGCAATGCTGTTAAGTATTGTTGTTCCATTTATAAAGGTCTGAAGATATCTATATTTTTGTAGATACTAAAGTTTAACATTTTATCTGTGCTAGGTCGACTACTAGTTATTCGCATTCCGGTCATAAACGCTCGAAGATCAATACGAACGTCACTATGTGCTGCACCTTTGCGATGTGTTACATAAGCATAGTCTATTAAATCTTTACAGTCCATTATGAGTTCAGGACCGCCGAGTATAAAAATATTTTTATTTGGGAATAACGTTTGTAGATCCTTGATTTGTTTTTTATAATCACCCGACAGTCGTCGTACACTAGGGTACCCTACAATAGGGCTATTGCTAATAACACAATTAACTCTATTAGGTAACGGCTTCTTCATTTTAGGATCGTCCCATGTACGTCGTCCCATTACAACAATTTGATCATGAGTATGTTCTCGAAACCAAGACATATCCTCAGGATCCATTGGCCAAGGTAAAGTACCTCGGTTACCAAATGTTCCCATTTGGTCTGTAGCAAATATAGTACAAATCATAAATTTTTTAATAGTTCGTCGGTAGCTGGTTGAACAATCTTGGCTACCTCTTTTACACTGATGAAAAAATCAATATCATCAATTATATTGTCTAGTGCTCTGAGTTTATCTTTTATCTCATGCTCTAGATCATCAGGATCAGCACCTTCGGATAATAGTTCACGTATATTGATTTTAACTATAGTACCGTCTGCAAGATTAACATTTATACTTTCCAGCATAGCAATTGGGATCTCTTTTTTCTCTACGGATTTTAAAATAGATTCCCATTTTGCTTTGCTGTTTAAGTTAAGCCGTTTGCTTTTTTGTCGTGGTTTTTTTGGTTTTTGTTCCGACATTGTTTACCTTAGGATCTAGACTGCCTGCTTCTGCTTTAAGACGTGCTGCTTCTTCTAAAAGTTGTTTAGCACTAGCTTCCATTCTTTGTGCTTGTTCTAGTCGTTGTACGGCTAGATCGTTGTCACTTAGCATACCAGCTAGCATGTCGGCTGCGCTAGTATTTCCTTGGGCTTCACGCATTTTACGCTCACCAAGTTCTTGGATTTCGGCACGTCGTGGTTGATTCTTGTCAGTGTTATTCTTTTTACCTGTAAATCCGCGATTAGAATCGATGTTCTGTAATCGTTCCATTGCTTCTTTACCTTTGGCCATTTCATCTAAGATGTCGTTGAGTTCATCAAGACGTACACTTGAAGTAGTGGTAGGTGTCACTAACACTTGATTAGTTGGAACTTTTTTCATTAGTCCGTTGCGATGTAGACTCTCTAGGCAGTTGTTTCCGTCTGCCATGATAGTTCTAAATAGAACTTCGGAGATGTCCATTGCCTCTTGTCCTTGAGGACTTTCAACTGCCCGCATAATTTCATCGTGTGTCATACGTGGTAATAGATCACTGTAAACAACAAGAGCCATATGCTCAAGTTCAGGTATCTTTCGAAATACAATAACACATCTTTTATCGTTGTGTTTGCCAACGTGCTTTAACATATAAGTCTCCTAGGTATTATGCGTTTGAATCGTCTGATGCTTCAGATTCTGGGGGTGTAGGTGCAGATTGATTTAATGCACCACTTGCTTGCAGAAATTTGCCCAGCTTTTCGTAGACTGCGCCCACAGCTGACATTTCTTCTGCTTTGATTGCACCGCGGTCTGCAGTGACTCTGACTAGATTAAGAAGAAGTACCAAATCGTTTAGTGATAAACTTGGTGCTTCTGGTTGAGTTTCTTGTTCCATATGTTCTCCGTAAATAACTACTATTATTTACTCAAACAATAACCACAGGAATATTTTTATTTGTAGTAGGTATTAGCCTGTATTTGGTCCAAACATAATCCAAACATACTTGCTTCGCCAGGTAGTTCAAATGCGGCACAAGTATCCATTGCAATGACACCAGTATTGTTAGTATAAAACCAATCACCAAACCAAAAACGACCTTCAAAGTTTTCCCAAATCCAATCAGTGATTTGTTTACGGGAACACCTTAGATCAAATTGTACTTGTACAAAATGAGGCGGGCAACGCTCTAGTTCGCGAAGCCCGTGTACATTTAACGGATTAGCTTCACCGTTACGTAACATTCTTATTGTCCTCTACCGGATCGTCGTCTGTAACAATAGTCATTTTATAATTGTCGGCAGCAATACTTGAATCCGGGCGAACAATACGATCTCGAAGTAATTCATTTGCCTGTTGTACAAAGATACTCATCATTTCAACTTGTCCGGTTACTTCGGCAATCTCAGCAGCACGAGCAATATCTTCGAGTGCATCCTCTGTTTGCAGTACACGATATTGCAATTCAGCAATCAACTTCTTTACTTTTTTGCTGGCTTTAACATTGTTGAAGTCAATCGGTTCCATTATCAAATTCCTTTTTAAGTGTTTTAAAAGTTTCTGCACGTTCTTGATTATACTGTATTTTGGCTAATCTTGCAATCTCTTTTGCTTCAAACTGTTCGCGACGTTGTGCAGACATTGCACCAATCATTTGATCATAGTTTCTTGACCAACGAATACCTTCGAAGAAGTTTTCAAGTTCGACCAAGTTGCCACTAAAAAAACAAGCATCACGACTGTACACAGGTAGACTTTGATCTTTTGGATATAGTGCAATATTGTCAATATTGTCAGTTGCACCATAACTGTTATATGGTATCTTGCCTAGTCTGAATCCATAATGATCAGCCAGTTCGCGAACACGATCAATACGTTCGAACATGTCCATACCAACAGCTATGCCTACGTGTTTCACAGTTGATCCTTCCATTGGAATCCAACATAATATTCCATTAGTGTTTCCATTGCCTCAATATAACGCAAGTTGTGTTCGATATCTTTTAGTTGATGTGCTCCTTTATTTTTGAGCTTGTTTAAACGATCAGTATCTTCAAGTAATCCTTTGTAGTCTTGAATCAAGATGCTTTTAATAAGGCCATCCACTGCTTCATTATTTAGGTCTATAATCATTATCACTCCTTGCTTTTCTACAGGCTTCCTTGATTGCGTTGGTATAGTCTGGACTAATTTCTGCTATGTCACAATTAATCCACATACCTTGAGGTTTATTCATTAAATGAACTACACACAATGTTGCTATTAATAGCACAACAGCAATCCATATAATTGTTGATTCTTTCATTTTAGATCTTTATCTTTAAGTATGTTAAAGGCTCGTTCGTCATCTTCTTTGAAACGATTCCACATTGACTTGATACCTTGTAAGATAAAACTAAGCATAGCAATTATTGCTATAACTGCAGCAGCACCAAACCAAAATTGCTTAGACTCATTGTCACCTTGTGCTATTGCAGCTAGTCCGGAGCCTAAACAAAAACTTCCTGACAGCAGGTACCATTCAGCCAACCCCATACCAACAAAACACCATTTAATAAATCGCCAAGCTCGTTTCATATCAACGTCCTTTCGCTGCTTCTTCGTAATGTGCCCAAATGCCCCATGGTGGTTCGCAACCTGGGTTACCTTTAATGATCCAAACAGTTTCGCAATACTGCTCTTCGCCCCACTCACCAAACGGCATACCATCAGTAAACATAATGAACTTCTTGGGTTCAATCGCATTCGCTTTCATGAACTCCCAATTGGCCATAAAGTCAGTGCCGCCACCGCCTTGAGGTTCATACTCCATGATGTCGTCAATGTTGTCTGACGTGTATGTCTGCACGTTATAGATGTCTGTGTCAAAGCACCACAGTGTAATCTTGTACTCGTCGAATGCTTCCATGATACCTTTGATCTCACCCAAAAATGCCTTGCTATCTTCTTCGCTGATACTGCCCGACTGGTCCATGGCAATGCACACATCAATCATCTCACCGGGCTTCAAGCCAGGCAATATGGCATCCATGTGCCAACCCCTACGACTTGGCCGTGCCCAGCTAAAGTCATTCTTGACAACACTTTGAATCTGTTGCTGTAATAATTCCTTCCAGCCAATTACTGGCTCAGTCATGTCTTTGAGTAAACGCTTGACACCGCTAGGCAAGTTACCTGCACCTGCACTCTGTGCCGCAGCAATAACAGCACCTTTGATCTCATCGCGGATAGCCTGTGCTTCTTCTTTGCTCAGTCGAGGGCGACCTTTGCCATCTTCACCGTCGCCGTCACCGTCACCGTCACCGTCATCTTCCAAGTGCTCGTCGAGAATCATCTGCTCCAGCTGTTCCATATTGATCTTGTCTGCGTTCTCGTACAAGTAATCATATACTTCTTCGTAGCTTTGCCCTTTGAACTTAGAATCAAACAAGATAGGTACTACACTAATCTTTTCGCCAATACGTTGTTCAACCAAGTCTTGGTTAACACAATAATCAGCAGCAATATTACTCAGCCGAGGCAGTCGGTCGCCGCGGCGTCCCATGTGATCATATACAGCATGCAGGATCTCGTGTCCAACCAAGAACTCAAGTTGTTTAAGCGGCATGTTGTTAACAAACTCGCTATTGTAATAGAACTTGCGTCCGTCTGTAGCAGCAGTACCGCACCATTCGTCGGCATTAGTAAGCGTCATACGTGTAGCCAACTGTCCAAAGAACGGAGCCTTTAGCAGCAAGCCAATGCGAGCAGTAGTAAGTTTTTCGCGAGCAGCCGCGTCCGTCTTTGGGTTAGTTACAGTCTTAACTTTTGCTTTGTCAATTACAGTAGATTCTGCCATGTCGCCTCCTTAACGTGTAAACATATTATATAACAAAATGGATTTACTGTCAAAGCCATTTTAATTGGATATTACTCAATGTTGCATCATCTTTAATGTAGATGTACAAGTCTCCTTGGCTGACATCTATGTGCCAACACCAAGGCGGATTAAACAGTTCGTGCCCTTTGTAGGCTTTATGTGCTTCGGCTGTGTTTATATAGTAATTTCGTTCACAACTCGGACCATATTGCTCGGTCATCCAAACTCTCAAATCGTGAAAACCTTTGAATCTATCGTTGCTGTGCTGGTATAACACATACTGTAGCATATACACACGATACTTCCACAGTTCGTGTCCGGTATGCCTCCCGTCTAATTTTTCAAGAATAAATTGCATAATAAAAAGGGTCTTACGGACCAGGTCCTGCCCCTGCCTCACACGCGACTCAGATTATTTAGAACTGCCTGCTGCTGCTAAAACATACTTGCCAAAACGCTGATGGAACTCGTCAAAGCTAGGCATCTTGCCAGGAACCATTGGCAGATTGTATGTAGTCAATGCAACACGAGCACCCATAACAGTAACTTCAGTTGTAAAGTTATCCATCATAAATCGCAGGAAGTTGTCTGCCATTTTGTGGAACTCAGCCAACTTGTCTTTGCCGTTCTTGGTGTAGTAGTCTTGCAACTCATAACACATACTCGTAGTCAAAGAATACATTGCCGAAACTTCTTTGGTCTTTAACTCTTTGACCTTGCCTGCCAGAATGTCTTCGGGCTTGGGCAAGTTAGCAGCATGTTTGCGATGCGCCATAAACTTAACAGCAGTACCTTCGCCAACACAACCTGCAATCAAGTCAGTCAATTCTGCGTCAGACATATCCTTGTCATGACAGAACTCGCTAGCAAAGGTCCAAGTACGTGGTGTAGCGAATGAACGACTGTTACTACGTGGATCAAAGTCAAACATGTCGGCTTTGGCAAAACTCAAGTAACCAACAACATCCGAGTGGATCTTGTTTTTAACAGCCCAGTTCTGCCATGATTGAAAGTCTGGACGTACTTCTAAGTGCAAGAAACGATTTGCCAACGGACTAGGCATACGGAACGTAACACCTTTGTCGCTGTCACGATTGCCTGCAGCTACCATAACAACATTGTCCGGCAACTTGTATTTGCCAATGCGTCGATTCAGAATCAACTGATAGGCCGCTGCCTGCACTGCAGGTGCCGCTGAGTTCATCTCGTCAAGCAACAACACAACAATAGGATACTGTGCAGCGAGCTCGTCGTCGGGCAAGTCAATGGGTGGTGCCCAATCCATCTTCTCGTTGTTCTTGTTAAAGAACGGGATGCCGCGAATGTCAGTTGGCTCCATTTGCGATAGTCGCAAGTCAATCATGTAGCCACCGAGCTCTGTAGCAATGTCTGCTACTACTTCGGATTTGCCTACGCCTGGCGGCCCCCAGAGGAACACAGGACGCTTATGCTTGAAGCAGCGCAACATACGACTACGTGCTTCTTCGGGTGTTACAGTACGACTTTCAGTTACTGCCATTTAAGTTCTCCTTGTCAACATGTGAAAACATATTATAGTTAAACAGTGAATTAAAGTCTGTGGCTGTTACACCACAGACTATCAAACTATTAGAATCCAAATTTTGCATTAACGCGAGCTTCTTTGTCTGCAAACCATGCAATAGCAAAATCCTCTGGGCTTTGATTTTTGCGCGGCTTGTCGCCAACACGCTTTGCCGTTTTAACAACAGTTGCAGTTTTAGCAACCTTTGCTACTTTAGCAACAGTTGCAGTTTTAGCAACACGGGGCATTTTGCCTGCTGTAATGCCTTGTGTACCAAGATAATCAACAGCCGCTTCTTTACCCATTGCAAACGGCAGCTCAATCATGTTAACATCTGTGCAACCAAAACGCTCTAATGCTTTGGCACGTTTAGCGTCGTTAGCAAATTTGTAAACAGTAGCGCCTTTTTCTGTACAAGTGCCGGCAAAAGTAAAAAGTTTAGACATTTACGACTCCTTATTAGTTAACGTACAAACATTATAGCAAAACGGGGAATTATGTGCAACGGTTACTTTTTAACAACTAGTTGCTACAAAAGCAATGCCCGCTTTACTACTCTATTATTATAGCAAAACGGGCATTTTTGGTCAACGGTTGTTAATTTTACACTATTACATATTTGCTAATGCTTGGATGTCCACTAACTTCCCACTCTACCCAAGATTTAATTTGATCGTACTCGACTTCTTCGTTTATCCATTCGTATCTAAATCCTAAATGGCCCGTGACTGCATAATCATAGAATTCTGCCTTTATATGGTCTTCAAGATCTTTAATAGGACGTTTTGGACCAATCCACATATCTGCAAACTGAATTAATTTTCCGTTGTGTCCTTCGTATCCGTTGAGACGACCGTTTGGGCCAAACGGATTGCCAGTAATTCCGAAACAGGTTCGAGTGACTATAAGATCATCATCTAGCACAATCCGATTACGCCAAAGGTAAAAGTAATAATCTAAATTAGATTCCACCATATGTTGTCATGCCTTTCACTTGAGGAACAGCACATTGTCCGCCCGCATTTAGATAATCAATAATTAAAATAGGAGTAAGACAGGAATCAGACCAGGAATCTTTAAGATTATTTGCAATTTGAAATTTCTTGAGTCTAGTTTTGCAGTCTGCATGAAATCCTTTTGGGCTTCCGTAAGTAGCACGAATATGATTATATAAATCAAGTTCAAGTTCGGGAGTAAGTTCAACATTCTCATCACGAGCTTCTGCACTTAAACGACCAAATGCAAGAATAAAACCACCATCAACACCTTTTTCGTTAGCAAAATAAGTATTATGCCAGTTTAGTGCCCATTGTAAATCTTCCTTACCCATTTCAAAGATTTCTTCTGTTTCTGCACCGTGATGTCCGATATTGTTTACACCAGTAATATAAGTAACCATTCCTGGCTGTGCCTGCTGACCTTTTGCTTCTACTGCAGGAGCAGGAAACATATTATTTTTCTCTAGTATCTCTTGTAACTCGTGGCTCTGTACATCTTCGGTCAAATTTGATCCGTAAAGTCTTTTGCCGTTAACACGACTACGATGGACAAAGAAAGCATCAATAGATTTACGACCACTGCCGCCAAGCCGTCTAAATCCATAATTACCAACAGCTTCTCCAACATCAGTGCTTCCTGGCACAACAAGATCGTCGTCAACTACCTTACATTGAATCTTAGTACCAGGTGCAATTAATCCAAAATGTTTCATGAGATAAAACGCTGTACCACTTTGTTGCCCCTCCCATGAACTGTAACGTCCAGTCTCTTTAATAAAGATAACATTAAGAGGTTGCATAATACGCGGATCAAATAAAGTAATAATATTATCAGCAATATGAAGTTCTTCCAAAAACCTTTGTATATCAATATTGATGTCAATTAAACTTTCATCAACTTCCATCAGACGTCCAAAATGTTCTTGAATATATACTTCACCGTTTAGTCGTTGTTTCAGAATATTAATTGCTTCTTGAATTTTAGAAGAAGCAATTAACGGTTGTGCTCGTTGTGGCAATGCTTCGTATTTGCCTTTTTTATTTGACAACTGTTGATTTTTAATTTTTGCAATAGGAGCAAAAGGATTTGCTCCTCGAACCACTGTACGCAATTGATTTACATTATCCGCAGACATTGCTACTCCTTTAATGAAGTTATTTAAAGAAGTGTAGTATATAAAAAAAGAAAATTACTGTCAACCGTTGCTAAAGTTGCAAGTTATCCAAATATTGCTGTAGATTGTTGGCATGCAAACTTAGCAACACAGTTTCTTCTTCTCCAAGTAATACAATTTTATTATTTTTTTTAATATAGTAAGGACAAGTAAACAGGCGTGACAATTGTACGAATGTTCTGCTTAGTAATGGGTTGGCAAGTTCAATTTGATACGTTGTAATTTTGGCATACTTTTCAACAAACACGATGCCGGATTTGCTTAGTCTGAGATTGGCGGGAACAGTATGATTAAACCACCAATCCCGACGATAATACTCAAAGTTGTCCATTCCTATACCCGCAGCTTCTAAAAAGACACGAGTATAATGCGATTGATTAAGGGTAGATTTGGTCACCTTGTTTCATTAAGACCACGGTGAATTTATCGGTCTTGAACAATGTGTTAAGTTTTTTGCAAAGATTGATAGCATGTCCGCTATTACTAAAAGAGACCTTTTTGTATTTTGGACCAGGATAGTGCAATAGAATATTATGAGTTTTAAGATTAATGGGTTTATTGTCGTAGAAAACCGCCCAGATTCCTTCGCTGCTTAATACCTGATCGCTCTTGAAGTTAGTTTTATTAACGTGTTCTAACAACACTGTTGGTTTAGGTCTGGACATCGTAGACTTTCCTTGAACTGTGTATTTATGACTTTAAACGGCGTAGATTACTTAAAGCCCCCGCCATCGAGTCCGGGTGTGACTGGTTCTTCTGTATTTCTAGGAGTAGATACTGCTTCTGCCAAATTGGCCAGTAAAGCATATATATCCGAGTGCAAATTACGAGCTTCATCAATGTTAAGTACAAGTTGTTTACTACCACTTTGATTCATTTGCTTGACACGATTGTTGAAGTTTTGAATTGCTAGACTAATATTTTGCATTTTTTTCCTTTAACACTTGGTTAACTTCTTCTTCACTTTTGTATGGTCCAACAAAGTCGTATCTACACAAGGTAATATTTTTTGGACAGTATTGTACGGTCCATGCATTGTTTAATTCTATTAGGTAATATCCTGCACAGAAAAAACTTTTACTCTTGGGTGTTTTAGTATAGATAGGTAATCGTCTTAGGATATCGAATACTTGATTGTACACTCGCCCAGTTACTGGATAATCATACACTGTATTATTAGTTTTTGTTTTATTTTTATCAACAGTGGAAAATTTAATCTGATACTTTTGTTTTAGAATTTTCACTGATGGAAAGTATTCTCTTAAATCGTCGTGTACGTAAACAAAACCCCCATCGTTACGTGCTTGGATGGTAGCAATCTTTTGTCCTTGATCTTCGACTACCCAGAATTTATCTTTAACAACAGGTTTTGCAATTCGTTCGTTTATCATTCTTTTGCCAGTGTGTGATGTGTAACAATTTTACCAAGTTCTTGGCCTAGGTCTTGATCATCTGAGACAACATACATATCATCTTCTGCACCGTATCCCTTTGACACTTTAATAACATAACCACCGTGTGCAGTATGTACATCAAAGGATATTTTTTTATTAGGTAATTTAGATTTGTCAGAGTAACCTCCGATGTCAATTGGTGATATCTGTCCCATAGTCAACGGACCAACTGCTGTTGCAGACATATTATAATTACTCATCGTTTCATCATCTCCAACATAATAGATTGTGATACTTGTTTGGCAAAATCCTCATCGTCTTTGATCATATACAAGGTATGATCAGTTTCATCGTCTTTTTCATTATAGATAGAAGTTTCAAGTATGTGTCCACCAACACAGGCATACAGTCTAAAGTTCATACTTGATGCACGTAGTCGAGCAGGTTCCGAATCAGCTTCATCAAACATTCTTGACAGATTGCCACGACTACGCCGCACAGAAACTGAATGTGAATTACTTGATATTTTGTGCTGTTGTTCATGTTCGAACTCGTCATTGTCTTCCCAGGCACGTTTGGTCATTCGCCAAACAATTCGTCTAAACCATTTCATTATTTTTTATCCTCTTTGTAACAAAGTATCTTCATCATTTCTAACTTGTCGTGCAAGTCTTTTAGTCCTGGATGCCGCTCCATCATCGCCCGTAGTTTCTTTTCTTCGTGCATTTTATGTTCTGCCCAGCCAAGAATTTCTTTAGCTTGAGCAGTTAGATCCACAGCGGCATGCGAGGTATTGAACATGCGCCAATCGTGGCCATCATATACTTCAAGTTGACTAACATTGGCATTATATCGTAAATTGCCTGTGACTCTTAATTCGTTCTGTACGTTGCTGTGAAGGAGACTATTTGGTATGGTTACACCACCTTGTACCATTACATACTCTCCACCACCAATTGATTTAATCATATATATTCTGTTAATAAAATTGAAACTGTAAACCCAATCAATAGATAAGTCAAATAGTGTAGTAATTGGTCAATGCCAAACCATACCCAATACGCATTATCTTCTGTAGTTAACCTAACAGATATACGTCTATTAGCCCAATCAATGACATAGTGTATAATCATATCAAATGCAGCCAACATAACGCAGGCCTGCAGATTTAAAAAATGCATTAGGATAACATAGGTCAATGCACCGTGAAGTCCAGCATGTTGAAAGCCACCAAGTCTACCAAAGTGTCCTTTGTCTTTTAGCATACGATTGGTTTGCCAGCAAAAATCAGCCAGACAGTGTTTAACTAACAATAAAGTCAATACCAACCACGTGGTCATCCAGGATACTCCGTACCTAGCATTTCTGCATAGTGTTGACTGTGTTCGCTTAATTTATTCAACTCATACTTGCCACAGAACTTCAAGAACTGTGCGCCTACCATGGGACGACTTCGCTTTACTGCGCCTTCGGCAATAGTTGCTGCAATTTTGGCTTTGACTTCGTCGGGCTGTGCAGTAAGATCTACTAGCTGTACATTGCGTTGATAATCATCTAGTACACGATGTTCTTCGCCATTATGATCAGTCCACCGCTGTAACATCAGATTGTTCCAGTTGAATCCTTTTTTATCTCTATCCTCATAGGCCTCTTGGAGCCCAACCTTGTTCTTGGAGCCTTTGGTCCTAACACCAGGATATGCCGAGAACACATTGTCAGTGGGATCACCACGCATACATTTCTCAAACAAGATCCACGAAGGATCTGGAATTTTTTTAGGTTCTTTTGTCTTTTTATCAATTACCGGTTTACCCTTTTTGTCCAGGATACCCGCTAGTGTATGAAGCTCATCACTGATACCATTGTACTGATTTACATTTGATGCCAGTAGTTGATAGAAGTCAGTGTCGCTGCTGACAATAGTATGATGATCCTCGGGATGACTTTGTATCCAACCAGCAATAAGATCATCTGCTTCTAAGTTTTCGTGACGCAATACTGTACAGTTAGTTTTTTCGCTTAAGAATGTTTTAAGTTCATCAAAGGTTTCCCAGAACAGTCGATCTTCTTCTGCTTCGGCTTCGGTAAGTGCGGCACGGGCAACAGCACGATTCTTTTTATACGGTTCGTAAAAGTCTTTGCGCCAACTGCGACCTTCTAAGCAGAATACAACATGATCGGCTTTCTGATCGCGCCATGCTTTATTAACACTACCAAGTGTTACATGAATAGCAAAACCCAGTTTATCCCAAGTATCGCTTTGACGATGGGCACTGTGTCTGGCTCGGAAGAATGTATTTGCGGTATCTACGACCAAGAATCTTTTTTTCATTTAATAATAGTAGCATTTAATTTGAATAATGTCAACAAAAAAATAAATTTTGGATAAATAAGATTGTAGTTCGCGGAATTGGCGTTCCCAACTACTCTAACATTATGGAGCAATGTCAGCAATGTATTTACATCAAAAATTTATCTGTTCAGTTTATTGGATCCATTTATCAAATCATTCTTGGAATGATGGATATATTGGGGTATCTATAGATCCATCAAGACGATTTACCGAACATCAAAGTTCAAAACAACGTTATAGATTGCATGAGGAAATCAAAAATAATGAGTCTGAAATAATATACGATATTATTTACATTGGTACAGAAGAATCCTGTTATGATTTTGAAAAAGAATTAAGACCGACAATACACATTGGTTGGAATCTTGCAGCAGGCGGCATCGGTGGCACTAGCGGATTACTTAAAGGTGTAAAGAAATCAAAGCCAGCACATAACAAAGGTAAACCTATGTCAGAAGAACAAAAAGAGCATTTACGACAAATAATGACTGGCTGTACCTCTTCAAACAAAGGCAAATCCCACGGACCAAAATCACAAGAAATAAAAGATAAAATTTCAAAAACAGGTAAGGCATTAAACAGAATTGGACATTGGTCAGGTAAAATCAAAGGACCAATATCAGATGAAACTAAAGAAAAGATACGCCAAGCTAAGTTGGGTAAACCTAATTTAGGATATAAGAAATAATTATAACAATCGTGTCAAGTGCGGTAAAAGAAATTCTGCCCATTTTCTATGAGCAGCAGCTCCAAAATGGTAGCTTGGTTTTGATTCAAAGCCGTAATCGGTTAACCATTTATAATAAGTTAAGTTTTGGTCGTACGGATAAAAATAATTCTCGTGCCAATCAACGACTGGTTGTTTAAAATAACTGTAAGTATTAAAAAACAAATGAGGAATTTTGAGATCTGATAATTCAGTATGTAGTTCGTATATTGCTTTATGGGCCTGCTGTTCTGCCAAGTCCCAATCTAAGTTGACAACATATTCTTTGTATCGTTCTTTTATTGGGCCAGGCCAATCATGTCCAACACCGCCGGCATTGACCTGCCAATAAACATCTTCGTGTAACCACTCTTCTCTTTCCCAGGTACTCCACCCAATTATAACGGCATCTGGAGTATATTCCGTAAGATATTGTCTTGTGGTTCTTATAATTCTCGTATTTGAACTGGCCGATTCGGCATCACAATGCAATATAGCCGATAGTTCGTTAGCAATATTGCATCCATAACTGACCTGCAAGTTGTCAGGATGAGGTTGTCTACCTAGTCCGTAATACAAACCGTCGTCCTCGGCAAAGCCAAAATCATTAACTGCTTCGGCACCTGCACTATGACTGTCACCATTCACATACAAAATCATGAGACTTCGGTTCTTCCTCCGCCAAGGTCTCTTCGATCAACCATACGTGGTCGAGCATCTAACGGTTGATTAACTTCCCATTGTTCGTAGTTTTCTGCAATGATATTTTTACATACTGTTTGAAACCAACGATCCACAATATCAGCATCAGTATCATCTTTTTTCTGCTGGAACCCGGCCTTTACTAATCGTGCAATAAAAATTTCATTCCAGTCTAATTCAAATGCACCATTGCCTACATCATCAGGATCTAGTTCCACAGTGACCACACTCACATAAGGTTCACCCGCTTCTGTTGCGAGTTCTTTAGCAGTCTTTGCCTTAATCTTATGTGTCTTGGGTTTCTCTTCTTTAGGTTCTTGTTTAGGTTTACGTGTTAGCCAATCAAAAATCATTCTCTTCCCCATTTAATTTTTAACCATACACGCTCATGTATGTAATGTAGTACTGTCAAAACAATGTTAGCAAGAATAGCACCAGACCATCCTGCCCATATAGCGGTTACTAGCGTAGCAATGATCCTCCACACTATTGATCTTGCTATAGTTCTTTTATGCGATTCCATTAAGTACCCCATTCATTTTTAAATAGCGGTACTTGTAATCTATCGCTGTATCTTAATCCGTGTTTCATAGCAAGTTCTGCTACACGACGATTGTTTAATGCATACACACTCTCAACACCACCTGTGGGCATCAGATATACATGCCCTGTAAATCCTGCTTGTCTATAAACTTGTACGGTCCATAATGCTTCTTCTACATCGTCGTCTGTTGCTACAACAAATTTAAGATAGGTATTTCCTACAGATTGATATTCGCAAACAACTTCTGGTTGTAGTGCTTCTTCTCTACTTTCGCCGCTACAACTTAGTTTAGCACTTACACTAAATGTAACTTCTCTATCCCAGTTTTCAGCAGTCCACTCTCCTAAATAATGTTTAAATTCTGGAGTTAGCTTTTGAGTACCATTAGTTTCAAAGGTAATTTCTTTAAGTCCTGCCATCCGAGGATGATTTAACAAGTCCGGATAAGCACGTTGCCACCCTAGTAAAGGTTCTCCACCTGTAATAACCAAGTGTTCATCTCGCCACTCGTTAAAAGGCAATATCTCCATGATACGATCCGCAATAGCATCGCTTTCGAGCATGGGACTAAGATCTTTAAATCTTGGATCCCAACTAGCGTAACTATCGCAACCTGTGCTAACTAAAGGTAGTTTATCGTAGAATTTATATTTTTCCGGATCAACCAAATCTGCCTCTGTACTTAATTGTCCTCGAGGCATACCAAAGCCGGCACATTTAAAGTTACACCCAAATGTTCGCAAGAACACACTAGGCACACCCATGTAACGACCTTCTCCTTGTATGCTGTAAAACAGCTCTGCAATTTTAATTTTTGACATAATGTATTATACTACAAATATTTAGATAATAAAAGCTTTTACTACGAAGTCAAATGTCCTATCAATCCGACTATAATCTTCCACACCTTCGGCAATAATAATACGGCCAAAACAAAGCCTAGGATCGTTATTAGTTTCTATCGCCCATTGCTTTTTAAAAAACGCTTGATGTTCACTGACCCACGATCTGAATCCACGTTCGTCCTTAAAGATATGACTATCATCAGGAATAAACCATTTAGCACCTGAACCAACTTTATGTTGTATAACACAACTAGTGTACAGACTGGAGTCATCTTGATATAGGTAACTGTTATGTGGACTACGTCCTACATGACTAAAATCGTCTTGTATAAAGTTAGTGCATGGTTCTGTAGTAAATTCTTTATAGTCATCCAAGGTCATGTCAATTATTAGCCCTGGTGGTACCCACTGTAACTTCTTGAACACAACATCAGTTGCACCTTCCCAAATACTTTCTAAGTAATGTATGTCATTGTGTAACACAAGATGTTCGGCGGCATGTTGATGATTGTGCTCAATATATCTATGGACAGCATTGACCAAGTCTTGATTGATCACGGTTCTATCAATGTTAGAGTCTAATAAAAACTCTTGTATATCTGTGTTGTTGTTTAATGCATCTGCAATACGTTGCTCGTATACACCGGCATCGTGTTCTAGCCATTTGGGAAATCCGTATTGATGTGGAGGTAAGTGTTCCACACTACGTATGCAGTCTATCCATTTGCCGGAGTAAGAGCCCGGACGAATATTGAATTCTAAGTCTAAGAATTCTTGACCATCCGGATTCCGGGCACATCGTATAACGAACTTACGCAAACAGATCCTCGTTCCATTCACGGTGACCTTCTCGGTACGCCATGTTTGCTTGTGTCTCTCTAACCTCTACACGATAACACCATAAGCGTTCAGCTTCACTAGGTCCCCACATATCAGGAATATAAACACCATTCACATATTTGTACAGCGAGTCAGCTAGGCCTTCACAGCCTAAACGTGGTAGTATGACAATCTTGGCCATGTTCCGTTCTTGTAACAACTTAAATGTTGCAAGTTCGGGATCGTCCTCGGCTACAATTAATGTGTGGTCAAATTGATCTTCAAGAATCTTTTTAAGTTCTTTAAGTCCACCGTAGTCAGCTGCCCAATTACGAACGTCTAAGTCGTTAGTACCAAAGTAGAACTTCATACTAAATGAATAGCCGTGTATTAGATTACAATGACTATCGGCACGCCATTGCCGGTAAGCGCAAGGAAAGGCGTCGTGATACTCTTTGGTACTAGTAAATTTATATACAACAGGTTGCATTGTTTTTCTCCTATGTTAAGATTTTAGCATAGGCTTGCAGAATTTGTAAAGCGGGATGAATGCCAGAAAGGCCGCTGTGTAGAACAGTATTTATTAATTAATTTTAATTGGTGTTATCTTATATGTTGGATTTTTTTCTTTTATTTCATAAAATCTAATTAGAGTTTGTTTTAATTCTTCAGCTCTTGATTCAAATCTCCAAATAGGCCATTTATATTTTGCAGCTTCTTCGTATAGTCTGATTTGCCTAATAGCTCGCTGCTCAAAATCAAAACTTGGATTTAATTTTGATACCCAGAAATTACCAGTAGTAATTCTATCACTCTCTAAAAATGCAATTTGATACTCATCAATCATACTAGCTAGTGGGGTTCCTTCGAGAACTATCAAAGGACTACCTAATTCTAAACCATTGATAGTTCCACTGGCTACATACTTTTGCCATCTTAAAAACATATCTAATGTGTCTTGATGATCCTTTTCAGTTTCTGTAATATAGCCAGGAAACATTAAAAAAGTACATTTCAATTTATTCTTTTTAAATTCTTCAAGTTGATAACTAATATCTTCGTTGGTAAAATTTTTACCCATTTGTTTTCTAACTTGATCACTGCCAGTTTCTATTCCTACGTAAAAAGTATTAGTACCGCCGGCCTTAGCGATCATTTCAAAATGCTCCGGTGGCACAGTTCTTTCATTTCTGAAAATAAATTGTCCTCCCCAGCTAATTTCTTTGCTATATGGGTAATTAGCAAGAATATCGCACATCTGATTGAATGATTTTAAACTTCCGTTAACTAAGCTATCAGTAAAGTAAAATTTTTTAATGCCAAATTTTTCGTAATTGTTAATAAGCTCGTGTGCAATATGCTGACCACTTCTGAAACGATATTTTGGCCAAAATTTCTGAACATCACAATAAGTACATTTACGTACACATCCCCTACTACCTTCTACATAAACATCTTTAGTTTCAGTGAGATATTCATAAGCATCTAAGTCAACAAAACTATAATCAATTAACGGTAATGAATCTAAATCATCAATCTGCACAGGATCATAGTTATTAATTCCTGGATATTCTTTACCGTCTAAATAATATTTTAAGGATTCTTCGCACTCGCCTTTTATAAAATCGTCTATTAGATTTTGTTTTTGCATCTCCACAACAAAAGAATTATGCCCACGATTCATAATAGACACAAATGCTCCCGAACCACCTAATAAAATTTTATAAGATCTATCTACTGCAATTTTTTTTAATAACATTTCAGTGAAGTAATGGCTACTTGAGCCAAATACACTGATCATAATGATATCGTAAGAATGCAAATCTTCAGTTGCAATAAAATTATCTATATGAGTGTGTATATGTGATAGTTCTAAATTTGATGGTTCTACATATCTATCCCAAATTGGATCAAATTTTTGATATTCTATATTATTTAATTTACAATAATGATAAAATTCAATATTTAGATCTCGTAACTTAACATCACAACCGTGATTTTTGCATACAGTAGCAACAAGAGTAGCACTAATTGGGGGGCGATGTGGTTCGAGTCGCGGAACTGATAATACTAAAACTTTTTTATTCATTTTCTGTAATAATTTTTTTAATTTCTTCTAATTTACTTAATCCAAGATGAAAATTAAATAGTTCCGTGCTGTTACTAAAATAAGCAATGTCTTTGTTATGATCAACTTTATACTTTTTATCAATTAAAAAATCATATATAGGAGTTGAAAAATTAAAATTCAGTCTTCCGTTAAAGACTATCATACCGTTGGATTGATATCTATTATATTTAGATCTAAATTCTTCGTTGTGTGAAGAAAGCTGGTGTTCAGTCCAGTGGGTTTCAAATTCAACTTTTGACAACAAGTGATCAATTGACACATCATCAAAAGTAATATCTTTAATTTGAATTTCTTGTCCTTGTCCGTTACTGTCCACATCATATATTCCGCCATCGCCGAATCTTTTTCCGTACATCTCAATTGAGAGAAGGTTATCAACGCTAGGTTTAATTTGATAATGTAACTCTAGTGACTGATGACAAATTACATCGTCGAGTAGACTATTGTTATGATAGATTTTAATTTTTGGCCAATTATCATTAAATGGCTTAGATTCTAGATATATTCCTACATTGATCATAATTTACTTAGTCAACCTCGTGAGCATGACGTTCCATTACGTCTTGTAAATTATTACTAGTTACGTGATTGAAAAACTTTAATATAAACATACTGGCCGCACTAGCATCATCACCGTGGAAGTGTAACCTAGTACCACCTTGACCGTTGTGATGATGATGGCATCGTTTGCTCTTGCCATAACTCACGTAGTTTACTGTTTGTTCTCTACCTCGAGTATCATACCAACGATCTTCGTAAACCTTGCCATCAACTTGACGATACCATTCAACCATTTCGTTGGTGAGTCGATTTACATCGACCCAAACAGCATAGGTAACAGTACAGCCTGGCGGTAAGGCAATCATGCCTCCCACCAATTTTCCCAGGGGAACACTACCCAACACGGATCATCAAGTTTATTAATGTTACGACCTGAATAATCCACATGCTCATAGTTACTGGATTCGTTATTGATTAATACAGCAAAACGCACGTTCTTGTTCCATACATATTTCCAAGATTCGTCGTTGGGCAAACAACTTGATTGCCAATCTTCACGTATCCATTCAAGTGTAGAACCGGTATCGTTAATGTCATCGACAACAAGAATTTTCTTTTTAAATGTAGCGTCACTGCGTTTATCTATGCCTTCACGTAGCGGACCGTCTGGAATATATCCAAATGCATCTTCAGCCATCCAGCAATTGCTTTCCGATCTTGGCTTCAATGTTTCCATAGGAACATCAAAATAATGACTGATCATGGCAGCAGCAGTAAGTCCACCACGAGTTAAACCTACAACATAGTCAGGTCGCCAATCGCTATTGGCAATATCTCTGCAGAGCTTGTGAACTAATTTTTTAAATTCAGCATCCGAGATAATTAACTTTTTCATTAGTCACGTTCCATTATGGTAGCTTCTTCGATAAGATTGGTTAGTTCTTTAAAATCTGTGCAAAGAACTTTGGCAGTAACCCATTCGTCGTTGTCGTCACGTCCACCAATTTCAACCATATAGCCATTGTCGTACATATAGACAGTAAAATGATCGTTGCATTTTACTAGCTTGTCGTTGAGTTTCATATACATCTCCTTGATTAATTGAATTTACTTCTTTTTACCAAATAATGATTTTTTGGCTAACTTTTCTTTTGCTATCTTTGCTGCTCTTTCTAATGCTTCTTTAGCTTCAGCTGCTCGTTTAGCTTCTAGTTTTTCTCGTTCAATACGTATTGCATCTTCTTTACCTTGTGCAATCATTTTTTTAAATATCAAAATAACTCGATCTTTTTCTCGCTCTGAGATTATTTTAACAGCTTCTAATTTGCCTTCGTAACTTTTAGCATCGTCTAAGAAACCTTCAGGAACGGCTAACTTCTTTTTTTTGGGCTTTAGGGCTTGTAATTTTTTTTTAAACTCTTCTTGTTCGTCTGACATTTTTGCTCCTTTACCTTATATTTAAGGCGGTTGGAGCAAATTACCTTGGTGCAAATTCTTGTTGTAGTTTAATGTTGTCGAAGAATTCCTTCTTAGTATGAGGATCATCTTTGAATGTTCCCTTTAATACTGTAGTTTGAGTTAACGAACTATGTGCCATAATGCCGCGATTTTCGCAACATCCATGTATCGCTTGTACATATACTGCTACATCTTTAGCATCAGTGGCCTTCATAATCTCTCTAGCGATATCATTACACAGCTCTTCTTGTAGTGTGCCACGACGAGCGCACCACTGAGCAATACGAGTATACTTACTAAGACCGATAAGTTTATTAGCGGCGATAATACCAATATAAGCAACACCAGTAACGGGCTGGTGATGATGGCTACACATACTGCGAAGTTCACTTCTAACCACAAGCATACCTTCATATCTTTCCTCCGAATCATTTGGAAAAGCCGTTGCGTCTGGTGCCGTTTCATATCTACCTGCCATTATTTCGTTGAAGTACATTTTAGCCAGGCGTCGTGCTGTACCTCGACTGTTAGGATCATTTTCGCGATCAATCAGCAAACGGTCTAGTACTAGTTCAAATGCTTCTGCGGCTTCGCTGATTAGATGTTCTTTGTCACTGTCCGCTAGATAGTCACTGATGTTATCTCCTGCCCAGTATCTTTTACCGTCACGTTTCATCCTGGCACGAATAGCATCCGACAAATATGATTGTTTAGCGGCAGCAGCTTCGCCAGCTTTCACATATACCTTTTGTGGTAAAGCCACATACATAGATTCCAGTTCCATAGGAACAAATTCTTTATCAGGTGTTTCGTTTAATACTGGATTTGGTGTAAATTCTTTTGTGGTCAACTTATTCTCCAATAATTTTAATATCTCTTAGATCAGGATATTCGTGATATTTAGGCAGTTCATTAACATCGCGCAATTTTATTAATCCAATCGCAGCTTCTTCCGGAGTCGGTCTATAATGATAGCCCACCATGAAGGTTTTTTGTTCCTGCCAGGGTGTAACTGATAATTTGCGCCCATCATATCGTTGTTCCGTTATAGTGTTGTATGCTTGTTCATTGTCTAACAGTATAGCACCACCACGGCCTATTTGTAAAGGCTTAGTGTAACCGAAGCTGAGACATTGCATCTGTCCTGCTCGATACATTCCTCGCTCTAGCCTACGTGCGCTATCCCAAATTGTGGTTCCGTGGAATTGATATTCGCCAGTCCATACTTCGGGAATCAATCTGTACTCAATTCCTAGTTTGTGCATGGTCATTGGCACAGACAGATAGGTAAAAGCAGTAAATGCACAATGAGTGGGCTTTTGAAATCTTAGACACAACTCAATAGCATGAGTACAACAATCAGTCATGATTGCGTATGGCGCACCTGTGTATTCGGCCAGTGCTTGTTCAAACTCCAATATGCGATCAAAGCTCACGAGTATACCATTTGTATGCACTATCAACAATTTGATTGATCGTTGAGTAGACAGGTTTCCATTTTAATAAAGCATATGCTACACTTGCATCAGCAACAAGTCGATCTGGATCTCCGGGGCGCCTTGGCCCAACTACAACATCAATGCCACCGTAGTTTACTGTTACATAATCAATAATCTCTTGATTGCTAATACCATGTTGAGTACCAAGATTCATCACTGCAGCACGTTTCTCATTCTCATTGTTCATCCACTCAATGGCACGTATGTGTGCGTCAGCCAAATCCCATACGTGTATGTAATCACGAATACAAGTACGATCCGGTGTGTTATAATCTGCACCATTAAGCGTAAACGATTTCCCAGCAAGTTTGGCTTCTAGTATTCTAGCAACGATATGACTGGCACCAGGTGCTTGCCCAAGGTCATGTGCAAAAGGTTCTGCTCCGGCTGCATTAAAATATCTAAAGCACACACTAGGAACACCGTATGCTGCATGATAGTCACTTAATAGTCGTTCAGTAACATGTTTGCTAACACCATATGGACTGATAGGCAGTTTGGGATCTGACTCATATACCGGAACAGTCGCAGGATTGCCGTACACACTGGCACTACTACTAAACAGTATCAAAGGTTTCTTACGTAGATCTTTTACATGCGACAATAGAGTAATAGTCTTTGCAATATTGTTTTCATAATACTCAGCAGGATTGGTCATACTCTCGCCAACAAGACTGCTGCCTGCACAATGCACAATAACATCAGGTTCTAGTTCCGTAATCCATAGCAAACTGTTCTTGCTGGCATAATCTTCGTGTAGGTAGCCGTCTACATCTTGAAGTGTATGATCTCTACGCACACGGTCAATAATGTATACACAATTATCTGCATTGTGTTGTTTTAGTGCTCGTGCGATGTGACTACCAATGTAGCCACATCCTCCTGTGATAACTATTTTCATTAATACTTGTGCTCGTGTGTATGTTTACGATAGTCGGTACTCATGCGCTGCCACTGTTCGCCCTTGCCTTCTAGAATGTCCACAATGCGATCAATGGTACCCCCAGTCCAATCACTAATGGTGCCCATACCGGGATGAGGATGCTCCAATAGCTTATTAAGTTTAGTAATTGCGTCATCTATACTCCAAGGAATGTAAAGTCTTTCATGATCGTTAGCAAAAGACTCAGGAAAACTACGATATGCGGGATATAACACATTACATCCCAGAGTGTCGGCTTCGCTGACAGTGTTACTAACCCAGTCTTGTAAAGCGCAATTGAATAACACACGAGTATCATTGAGTAAATTATAATAATCATTTTTTTCCAAGTCCTCATGAACGACAAGTTTACCTTCAGCCTGCATACGTCGAGTACGAGCCATGTAACTGTCGTTATTGCTTTTTAGTTTACTGCCACTGAATACGCAGAACTCAACATTGGGCCAATCATTAAACACAAAACTGGCACGACGGTGATATTCTTCTATTAGATCCATGTAAAAGTCTGGTTGCTTCTCTTGATCCCATCGGGCAGCAAATCCCACACGATACTTACGACCATGGAATGGCTTTAGTGCACCGGCCACACGACCACGTACTTCCTCTTTGCCAAATGCCAGTCCACTAATATTATACACAGGAGCCTGCCATCCTGCAACCTTCATGTGCATAACCATTTCTTCGTTACTGGCAAGAACGATATCGGCAAAACTATCTACCATCTTTTCATAATGCCCCATCCACTGTTGCATGCCCCAGACATGAACAAAGTCATCTGGGTCAATGCTTTGTGCAAGACAACGAACAGCAATCTTGGGACGCATAGCAGGATCGCACTGCTGCATGATATAAGGCAAGCTCTCGATACCAGGTTGAAACATGTCTTCGAAGTATACAACATCTTCATTGGTAACTTCTCCTGCTTTCATCTTGCGAACAAGATTCATCAGTTGGCTCATACCAAAGTATGTACGACCATGTGCATCTAGCACTTGTCCGGTTACAATGGCTTGGTCGTTACTTAGCGTTTCGCCTTCTACTATTTCGTAGTTGATGCCACGGCGGTCAAATACAGCACGATTCCACTCTTGTAACTGTAGAGTGTATCGTGCTTTATAGGGTTCTAGACCCATATACCATAATTTACGCATTATTTTCCTTTTACAATTTCATTAAATTTGGTATCCATATACCAATTGATACCAATGCTCATTCTCCAATCACCTTCATTGGGTGCTAGTGCTTCGTGTTCTATACGACTATTAAACACTACCAATCTATGTTTTCTAAACTTGATCTTCTTAGTAGTGTTATCAAGATAAAATACTAGGTCTCCTGAATTTCCTAACAGGAAATAAACAGCAGTCCACATATTACGATCATCATAGTCAGGATGTCTACCAGGAGACATACCACCTATCTGCCCGTTTACAATCACTCTTTGAAATTCATTGAATGTTGCACTTGGGTCAATTTTATTCACAAGGTCATACCTAATACAATCACACAAAGCATCTACAAAATAAGGAGATTGAACATATACTCCTGTTTTTTTGTTGTATAGACACTTACCAAAAAATGGAGGATTTTCATCTTTTGTGCGATGATTATATTCTAAAGGAAATCTATAGAACTGATTTTCTCCAGACTCCTCTAACCAAGTTGGGAGTACATGATCGTAAGTTAAAACGTTCATTTAATTAGGTACGTTCCTTCTTGGCATACCAATTCATCTTGGGCCATTTGCCACGTTGTACACGTTCGAACTCGCCCCAAGGTGTTTTTTCGTTGTACAAGTGACGCTCGTCGTAGATGTAACCGTATGTTACACAAAACTCTTTGTATTTCTCGAGGTCTTCAAAGATTTGATTGACTTCGGGTTTCATCTTTAGATACTTCTTGAGCCATGCTGCGGCCATTTTATTCTCCTAGTTATTAAGGTTAGTTGTTTGGATCGTAGGCAATGCCACGCCATTGTTTTATTTTTACTTCTGGTGTTTCGGGAGTGTCATCTGCCCAGACACTGAGCCATCGTGTGCCTGTCCATCGTGCTGTAGTTGGACTAAAGTTTGGCCATTTTTCTTTATTACCTGCATCAATTTCATAAACACCTTCGCGCACAGGTTTGGTGTTTTTTGGAAACCATGCAGTCATTTCGTAAGTGCAATCATCTTCGTTACGATAACGTTCCCACTTACCATTCTTCATTGATCCTGCAACATAGAATCCAAATTCTGAACTCTTGCCAGTGGTATCGCCACCATAGTTATCAATCGACTCGCCGTCGTATTCTATTCCGCAGACAACTTCACTGCCGTCTACGTCTTCAATTTTGAAAGTTAGTTTGTTGATATCAAACGGGGCACTAAGATCAATACTGCCTTCAAAGAACGTACCTTTTTCGTTACTGTTGCCAATGAATACTATAGTGCCTGGCGGCTTATCGTCAATAAAGGTTTCGTCTGTGTAATCTAATTCAGGACAGTCTTCGTCTTGGAAAGCATCAATCCCACACTGGAGAATTTCGTCACCGTTTTCATCTTCAATGTGTACAGTGCCACTATCTAATACAACACCATTGACATGTGCTATATCATCACACTCGTACCATGAACCAGGAGAGAATGGCCACATCGCTTCGGGAATATTGTTTTCTTCGGCGTAGTCGCTGTCCCATGCAAAGCCACTAACATCAAGTCTACGCTGTTTAAAGTAATCGTAGATTTCGCGAGGTACGGTACCCATAACAGATTCGCCACCATATCCCCACAATGAAATTTTATAGGTACGTGGTGTAAACTTTAAAACCGCAATGAGTTTTTCGTGCTCGGCATCTAGTGCAGCAGACTTTTTTACTCGGGGCATAGTTGCTCCTTAGATTTTTATTGAAAGTTGAAAATTGAATTAAATGTAGTTTGTATTTTTTTATTGTAACGTCTAAGATGATTTTTTTCTTTATGCGTTTTATGAGCGTGACAACAAGCACACAAAGTCTGAAGATTTTTTGGATCGTTATTGTAACGATCTCCGTCAACGTGATCTACTTGTAATTGATACGGACCTAAGATAGTAGTGGTACATTTAAATCCAAGGCGACCATCAATATTTTCGCAATAATCTTTTTTAGACATGTTTAAATTCGTTTTATGATGTTTGCTACAGGTATTTCGATATTTTTTTGTGCCATCTTGGTTTCTATTAATGTAAGAAGAAGATCTTCCGCACCCTAATACTATACATGGAGGAGCTTTAACCATATTAAATTTTCATTGATTGATAAGGTTGGTGTGTATTGTAAGTGATAGTACAGCCATTTTCGCCGTCTTCACTCACGTTGATTATAACATTACGTCCGGGAAATTTACTAGCAATTTGGACATATAAGTCATCAGCAATCATTTCGCAACTTTTATAATCTAAAATGAGTGTACTAGCACTATACAGCCCTTCGAGCCAGCGTTTGAATTGGATGAATTCGATGTCCCGGTCATTGTGGAACACATCAATTGACACCCGGAAATGAAAGATATGGCGATGAGGATAGCCAAGAAAAGATACATCCGCAAGTTGTGGTTCCTCCAATGCTGCTGGGTATTTATGGATACCTTCGCGCCTAAAAGTTACCCAAATTTGTCTTTCGGCACGTTCTATAATTCTATCTGCTGTTTGTCTTTGTTCTTGATTCATTTAATAATCTCGTCTTTGGTGTATTTAGACCAGTCAGTGAACACTCGACGATTTTGTAACTTGTGTACACTATGACACCATACACCAGGATTGGTTGCATTAAAATCTTTATCGTCGAGCTTAATTATAGCATTATATCCTAATTGTTGTATATAGGGCAATTTAACCGAAATCATTGGGATAAAATTATGATATTCGGTGAACCCATATTCCAATACATATTCAACATGGGATACATCAAAATCCAACGTACACAAACGATCTTTCTTAAGAAAATGGGTAATCATTTCTTCCCATAAAGTAAAATAATTAGCAGTACCGTTGGGTGCAAAACTTTGATTAGCACCAAAGTATATGTGTTCGCATTTATGTGCAAGGTATGCGGCTTCGATTAATTCTATAGATTGTATATCAACAACAAATAGTGTCTTTAAATCAAATGCAGGTGTATGTTCTACTTCAGTGCCTACAAAAAGGCTTGCATTGTTATGTCCGTTTCTATTCATCGCCGTGTACCGTTTCATGATCGTGATCCCATTGTAACTTATTAAGACGGCTGATTTCGTCTTTAACAAGTAGTTTTTTCTTTTTCATTTCAGCAAGTCGATCAACTTCAACATGAGGATGATTACGTTCCATGTCGTCTATCTGTTTGTTTAACACACGATGAGATTCTTCAAGTTGTTTAATTTTAGCTTTGTACATTTATACCTCAAAAAGATCTGGATTTAAAATTGCCAAGGGTTTTTCTTTCTTGGACTTCTCTACTTTAACACTACTGCCTTCTAATTCAAAATGCACATCCATCATTGTTTCAGAATTCAACGCTTTTTTACCTTTGTTGCCTCTAGTGCCAACAATTTCCATCCAATACTTACTATAATGTTCAACGATATCAAGTGCTGTTTGTTTGTCAGGCGCAGCAAAAATACTATCAATGATATCTTTAAACTTATCTTGTCCGGGGCCACTATACTGCATCATAGCAGGATAGTTGCCGGCATCATATTCACGATTGGCACGTTGAACTGATTCAATGTGCGTCCATACGTTATGCCCCATTAGCAATGCATAACTGAAACTATCCCAAGAAGTCTTGCCTTCCTTGCCATTCTTATTTAGGTCGCCGGGTTTATATATACAAATATCTTTCATTTGTAAACGTTGGCTAATCGGACTTTCGTCAAAATGTTTCCAGAAACCGTCTTGTATAGTGCCGTCTTTGTAACTGCGAGTATCTGTGGAATATTTTTTATCGTCGGCACTGGGATTCATTCTATAGGACCATTTTTGTCCTGGGGTAAGGTCAATTTCGTGGTAGACTTGTCCATTCGCCGTAGCAAGGAAAGGACTAGCACAGTCAAAGGAAATAGTAAAAGAAGGGTTAACATATCGGCGTATTGATCTCTGTATATCTGTGAGTAGTAATGCCCACTCTAGTTTTGAAGTACCCAAGAAGTGCATCCAATCATGAACACCTTCTTGTAGTAAATTGTCGTAACGTAATGCAATCAATCGCTTTAGGATTAAATGTACATCACACATGTTCTGTCCGCCCATTGCCCACCCATCAAAGTGTTTGCCAGGATACTGTGCAGGATCGCAATACTTTTTCATTTCTTGATACCAAGATTCTGCATTGGTGTGTGTAGAACCTTGTAACACATTTAAGAACTTGGCACCACCGTTGTCTTTGCCTTTTCTGTTTGCAATAAAGTATTCATTGTTAAACTTTGTTGCTGCAATAGCTTCAGGAACTGTTTTGATTTGACAGGCGGCGCTGGCCTTGGGATCTTTAGTTACCCAGGTAGGTATATCAAGAATCATGCCGTAATCAGCAATGCCATCCAGCCATTTAAGTACCGCTTCGCGTTTACCTTGAGCCTTGGGGCAACCTGAGTTGGCTTTCCAATCACCTTCCCATAAACCCTTGGCAATTTGGAATCCACCTGAGTCACCTAACATGAATGTACCCGGTTCGCGTTTACGAACCATGTCCTCGCTTGGATCGTCTTTGGTTAAATCCAAATTGGCATGACCACCTGAATACAAACTCCAGCGATACGGAAACCAAGATTGCTGACTGTTAAGCCAATTCATTTGCTCTAAGTCAGTTAGTCCTACAGGAAAACGTGCAGGGTCAACATAGTCGTTGTTAACACGCTGCTTTCCTATAAAAGTTGCATAGAAGCCCGAGATAGCAGGTAAGAATACTGCGTAATCATTTTGTTTACTTGTTAAATTATCTTGCATAAAAATTAATTCCGCTTATAAAATCGTAGTCTGGTTGTAAATAATCCATTATTTTGTTTTTAATTTTATGATTCTTGTAATTAAATAAAAAAGAAATTACTTCTCGGTATAGTGGGTCTTTTTTATCAATCCCGTTTTCTATACTGTTATTCAATGATGTTATTTCATTATGAGACTGAAGCCATTTATTTAATTGATATCCAGTCTGACCATTGAGCCAAAAAAAGTTAATTTTTTTTAAGTCTGGATGATCTAAAAGTGCTACAGATTGTAAATTGGTATACATATCAAATTCTTGAATAGGTGCACGATTAAATAGCAATTCAACAAAATCATCTTTATTTTTTGATGCTAACAGAGAATTCAAAGAAGATTGATCAAATATAGGATTTTTAATATAAGAAACATAAGTAGAGATCCAACGCTCGTATGGGTCGCGAAGTATTGCAAATTGCACAGATTTATTAACAAACTTATCTTCGTTGATTATATTGGTGCGAATTAGTGTATCCCAATTCTTTCTTTTTAAACATGAGGTAATCTTAGTGCTGGCATTTTTATATATTGGAAGATACCAAAATTTTTGATCTGGATCTATTAGAGAGTCCGCGTACCAGTATTTTATTAATTTCATTGGGCAACAAATTTCACTGAGTTAAAAAAATCGTAATCAGGTTGTAACCAAGTCATTAATTTTTCTTTATAACGAGGATTTGTATCTAGAAACGATACTATTCGATTATATATTAAATTTGATTTGGCTGTTTGATTTACATAACGATCGTTAAAAAATATTTCTAAATTAACAGTATCGCACCAATTTTGCAAATTGGACCAAACATTTTCGTTAAGTAGAAAAAAGTTAATATCTGTATTTGTATCATTATAACTGTCAAAACAATTGCATTGTAATTGAGTATGAATATCAAATTCAAAATTATCACTAAAGTCAAATATTGATTGTAAAGTAATGTACCAATGATCTGAGTTTAATAATCTATACAACGAGAGATTAAGAGTTCCCCTGGCTCCTGGCAACTTAGCATATGTTGTAAATCCGCTTACCCATCTCTCATATGGTTCCCTTAGTACAGAAAAAAGTATTTTGTCGTTAAGAAAATTATTTTTTTCTTTTCGTTCCATAACAGGCAAATTGGTCCATTCGGCATTACGCAGAGTATTTAGAATCTTTGTAGAGGCATTTTTTGATACATCCAGGAATATAAATTTTTCTGTTGGGTCAATTAGTCCTCTAATTTGAAAAGATTGAATGATTGTCATAAAAATTAATAGATCTAATTAGTTTGTAGTCTTTAGAAAAAAAATTATCCAAATTCGTAGTGTATTTAGAATTTTTATCTAGTACCTGTTTAAAAGTTTGTTTGAATTGACTTCTGATAGGATCATCTTGTGTCACATGTTGATAATCGTAATTGAAATATCTATTACTCATTCCGCGATTATTTAAAAAATGACTGAATAGTTCTCTATATTGAGATCCACACCAAAAGAAAGTACAGTTAGTAAGATTCAATCCTTCTAAGAATAATACTTGTTGTTCGGTGTGATCGTCAAATGCTATTCTATCAAATACTAAATCAAAAAAACAATTTGAAAAATGTGCTGTATCTAAATTTCTATGGTACAGATACATGTATTCAGCAATGCCACTTAACCAACGTTCAACTGGATTACGCAAAACTATTATAGCATGTTTATGATACAAATTATCAGTATGATAGTTGTAATTCTCCCATCCCCAATCTTTTAAATTAGGTTTGGTCCATGAACTGGCATTTTTAGGAATATTAACGTACATAAGGTCAGTGTCGGCTTTACTCATACATTCGCCGAACACATGACCCTTTGTTTTATAATATTCTATAAAATCTATCACTTGGTTTGTGCTGGCAAGATATAATTATAAACGGCTAATCCAGAATCCACTGTGATTTGAGCTGCACCTTCGTCACTGAATCTAATCATTTTATCACCAGGCAATGCCAAAATACTAATTACAGCAGCAATTGGCCAATGCCATGCTTTGGTCAATGTTCCTGCTACATCGTGTGCAAACACAAAGTTACCAGCATGACTACTATGATCACCAAAATAGAATACTAAATTACCATTTTCAACTTTGGCAATAAAACTTGTTTCTTCACTATTGGCTTGTGCTTGAAATCGAAGTTTCTGTATCGAAGTCACGCTGGGTTCAATTTCTACTCCCCATTTAACACCTTTAAACTTAACTGTTTGCAAAGTGTTGTTTACTACATTGGCACTCATGAATCGATAACTATTTTTAAAATCTCCTTCTTTGTTTTCAAAATGAATGCCTTCGGGTGTCTTGACACCTTCGACGTCTTTAGAGATAATAGACAGTTTGGCATCTTCCTTGTACTCAGGAATATTAAGAATGGTATTAAGTTTGCCCAGATTAGGCATACCAAAGGTACCCATAAACTCTGGAACAGGATTATGAAATTGTGCTTCCACAATAGCCACACGTTCTTCGCCAACTGCGTTAACAAGAGTCAACGAATCAGTACCGGTAATTTTAACTAAATCAATAACACCCAAACTATGAGTGTGTGATACTATATCGAGTAAGTAATCTCGCATTTATTTCTCCTAAGAATATTTGTAATTGTAACTATTGTATTTAGAAAAGTCAACTAACCTCTGTGTACTATTTCACCTAATGCTTGGTGAGCTTTGACAGTTTTTAAAATTCCGGGCTTCCTAATTTCAATCCAACTAGTCGAGGGATTATAGTCCGGGGCACTTATTATTTCGTACCCTAGACTTTCTACCATTGGGGCCAACATGCTTTTTGGAACATAGGTCATAAAGTAACCTTCACACATGCCAGCACTGGCACTCATGTCGGCATTGTTATAAGTAAACATCATTACGCCACCAGGTTTTAACCATTGGTTGGCTTGAATTAACAATTGTTTAATACTGTCTAGGCTTAGATAATTAAAAAAATTGTAACTAAAAATAAATCCAAATTGGTTTATAGGTAAGTTAGATATCTGATAATCTTTAACCAAATACTTTCGGAGTCGTGCTTGATATTCCTTGGTAAACTGATTAACAGTGCTTATAAGAAACTCCTCGTTGATATCAGTAATGTACAATGGATCTGCAGCAATTAGTTTTTTGGTCCATTCGCCATCCCTGCATCCTATTTCTAACGTGGCATATTTCCAGTCACAATATAGACCTACTCTTGATTCTAATACTTCTCTGCTGCCTTCGGCCATTTCCAACAATTTATGATTACGTATCTCTCTTGGATCTGTAAACATGCATTCTGTTTGATAATTTTCATGAAAGAAACGAGCAGTTTCATGAGATATCTCGGCATTTAACTCTTCAACTAACTGTTTAATTTCTTGTAAATCTTCTTGTACTACTTCAATCACTCGAGCATGCTTTTTGGACAAGTCAGCAATTCTCTGCCCATACTTTTCGTCTGCTTGAAAAATAATGTGATTTAACGTATCTTGATTTTTTTGTACACCTTGTAGAATCGTAGAGAGTTCAATTGATTCTTGCAATTCGTTTCGTAATCCTACTAGTTGATGTAGTTTCATTGATTTATGCCATACATTATCAATAATTGTATACATTCATATTTACTCAAAACTAAACAAGCTATCAAATGTTGTTTTGATATCAGTATGATTGGGAATATCCCACTCTAGTACACCTAATAGATTTTCTACCTTCTGATTTACAATAGTGGCTTCCATGAGTCCATCATCAAAAGGTAAATCCTTAAACCATTGCGGAATATGAGTTTCATCTGTGGGATAACCAACACTAGTATATCCTAACGGATTATCTTTTAATTTACAAACAATGGTTTTCATACCATCAACAATGGCCAAGCTGTATTGATCGCCATGCATACGACGTAGATTGTTCCAGTTAAGAGCAGCACGAACATGTCCGGGCATGTTAGCACGGCCTAGACGTTCTTCTTCTTTGCCATACTTGGTCAAGTTGTTTACACGTTTAGGTGTACCTTTTTCCCATGCAGGTCGGTCTTGGAATGCTATTTTAAATTCACGAACACGATCGTATATTTCTTCCCGTGCTGCACCAGTTAGCACAGCAGTTAACAGTTCACTCAAGAAGTCTTGCACAACCTTGGGCGTGTCTGAACGCTTTAGGTCAAGACCCATAGCCTTGACCTTGCCGGGCTTGCCATGACTGTCAAGCCTGACTCCTTCGAGATCATATATGAGGACTGCATATCGCTTCTTTTTAATAAAGAGCCCTTTGGAGGCCACGAGTTCGCGACCACCTTTAATGAGTCCACCCATAGACCTCGGCACATGGCAAGCTCGTTCCATAAATGCTGGGAAGCTGTCGTTAACTTGTTCCGCAATGGTGTCGTACAGTTGGGCACAAATTTCTTTATTCCATTCCATTCGTCCTGATTCAACTTCACTTCGGATAGCCGGCCAAGCTGTAAAATAACATGAGTCAGTGTCTCCATAGATGATGCTTTCGCCCACATGGTCGTATTCCCCCATGATGCACTCATTGATATATGCATCCATGTGCCTAGCAATGATTCGTCCAGTGAGAGTAGTGCTTTGACCAATCCTTTTGTCGAAAAATCTACATCCAGGATTAAGGATTGCTCCGTAGAGACTGTTAAGGTTAATCTTCTTGACAAGTTGTCGTTTGTCCCAGAAGGCTTTGTCTTCGTCGGTTGTGGATTCCTTTTTCTTTGCCTGGAGCTCTTTTCGTTCCGCGTACCATCGTTCCAGTAATCCGGGTACAATGGCTTTTTGTTCGTAGCTAAAGATTGTGCCGTTTGCACTAAGCATCCAAGGTTTATTTGAGTCAAAGATTAATCTCCATATATCAGCAGCACTCATTACATCCGATCCGCCGGCTTCCCAGTCAACGGTAATTTCAGTTCCTGGCTCTCCTGCCATTACCGCAGTATACTCAAGACTACCAAACATGTTTTCCCAGGCATCAGCAAAACTGCTGCCTGCAGTCATTTTATCTTGAATATATTTGTCTGTCATTATTGGTCGGAGTTGCCCAACAATACTTTCTTGCGCCATGTTAAGGGCTCTAATAGCCGAGGGATAGAGCGAGTTGATGTCAATGGCTCCGATCCAGTCGTGCATGCCCCTTTTGGGAAAAGCAACATAGGCACCTGCCGCTTGCGTGTCACCTTGATCATCTCTACCTTTCCTGTTAGGTACTACCATACCACGTTGATGTGCTTCATTAATAATTGCCTGCTCGGTAACTGCCACTGCACCCATAGTAGTGGGCAGTAGCACAGTATTATCATGTGCAAGTTCATTGGCTAGATCTAGGAATCGTAATTTCTTATCTAGTTTGGCAACAAGCATAGTATCTTGTCGATTATACTTGATAAACTCGGGAAAGTCTTTGTTGTACAGTTGATCCAGTGTACCTTCGTATTGTGTTTTACGCTCGTCTAGTTCATATTCACCAATGGCGTCAAGTGAATAACTGTGACGTTCTTCATATGTGTACTTACGATACAGTTGCATATAGTCCATATGCACACGACCAATCAAGTCAAAGGTCAAGTTCTCTGCACCAAAGCGTTCGAATGTACGTTGCTTGGGTAGTTGCCCCCACAAACAGAATCTACGTGTATCATCTTTGCTCAACACACGAGTAATACGCATGGTCATGTACGGAATATCAAAGCCTTCTGAGTTCCAGCCACTTAGTATATCTGCATCGTCAATGAGATCCAAGAATGTACTAAGTAGATCTTGTTCACGTTCAAATAAGAAACAGTTATCAAATTGATTGCAAATTTCTTGTGCAGTCTCCCAACTATAGCTCTTTGGCGGAATAACCAATGTAACCATTTTGTCCAACCAATCCATATAAATGGAAATAGCAGTAATTGGATTAAACGGATCTTCGGGCTTACTAAATCCTTTTACTGGATCAAAGTCAACCTCAATGTCAAAGAATGCCGTGTGTAGTTTTGGAGAGGTTGTTCCAGAATAGTTTTCTTCAAGGCAACGGAATACAGGATTGATATCCGATTCCCAAAGACGTTTGTTACTGTTAATGCGTAACTCTTTTTGATATTCTTTATTTGAACGACTAGAGAATCTACTTACTGGAGTTCCGTATACGGTGCGATACTTCCCACGTGGGTCATCGTAGTAAAATATGTGATTGGCTGGATATTCTCGATATACTCGTTCATCGTTGACTCGTTCCACAATGTGGATACGGTCTGCATTTCTGTCGTACAAGGCGTCAATGTAACTCATAGTTTATTATACTAGTTAAGTAGTAATCTTGCAAGACCAATTGAGTCTATAGTTGTTAATAACAGGTAATTAAGTAACATACCAAAACTACGTCGACTCCACGAAGCCCATGTGTATAGTAAACACCCAATGATCCAAATTGGATATAACACAAATAAAGGAGGATTGGGCACAGTGAGCGCAAACGTAAGCGCACACCCAATACTACATGCCCAGCCTAATATTTCAACAAAAAATCTTAATTTGTGGCTACGCCAATCCTCTTGTATCCAGGCAAAAGTTTTATGCAATAACTCGTTCAAAGAGTTTTGCCTACTGTTTCAAGAATAGTGTTAAGCTCCTCATGATCGGCATTTTCGTCACCGAGTCTGGCTTTGTGTGCAATGCGAATGGCTTTCTTAAGGATAGCTGGTTTAATTTCCATTTCTTCTGCAATGGCTTTGACAGTATCGGCTAATCCTGCATTGAGATCTTCGACTTCTTGCATGACTGCCATCCCTTCGTTGATAATTTGTGTAAGTTTTGCTTTTTGCTCAGAACTAAACATTCTTGATGTCATCTGCGACTCCTATAGGTTAAGAATATGATTATACTACAATATTTCAATAGAGTCAAAATATTTAGGGTCTAAATCATAAAGGCGATGCAAACTTTTTTTCCAATTATTCCCACGTATGGAATCTAATTTACTAAGCCAATTGACCCACGCTGAAACATCCGGTTGTTGAATCTTGGATACACAGTTTATTAATATTTCTTTAGTTTTGGTTTGGGGTAAAGTTTCAAGATACTCCAATACCGTTGGTATTAAGTGTTTTGGTAAATTTACTAAGGATAACACTCCTTGGGTATCATGCTGATAAGTTAACTCTATAGAATTATCAAAACAAAACTGCTCCAACTCTTTATAATACATCACATTGTGAACACCAATATTAATACCAAAAGATGTTTGGATTCCAGCATTTCTATAATTATTAATATTTTCTACAACCTTGTTCCAATTAGCTGGGAATCTTATATATTCAAACGAATCATGAATTCCGTCAATACTGGCCACTAGGTGTACAGAAGCAAATTGCTCCCACATTTTTATCATTTCATCTGTTAGTGGGTGAGTTGCATTTGTATTATAAGTAACATGGATATCTTTTGGAATCTGATTACTTGGTTTTCCGTTTTCTACTAGATATTGTAATACTCTTAAGTGATCTTTGGTCATCAATGGCTCTCCGCCATTGAAATATACCGAATGCACTTTAGATACATCCAGATCTAATATTATTGAATTGTGTTTAGTTGGTTTAAAAATAAATATTTCTGAGGTGGTAGGATCAATTCTTCCGAAGCTCCCAAGTTTAATTTCATCTTCGATCCAAGCAGAACTATACCATCCACCACACCCAATACATTTTAAATTACAAATGTTGTCACAGTTATACTGTAATCTCAGCACGTCTCGATCAAATGTATAAGGTCTATGTTCATACGACAGTTCTGCTAAACGTCGTGATATTGTTCCGTTATTTTCACAATCTACACATACCTGACAATCTTTGGGCAACTCGCCGGTTGATAAAAAATATTGTCGTCCATCTTCCAATTTTTTATGAAAAAAGTCTATTTTATTTGTTGGAGTAGTTCTTTCGCTTATACAACAATATGCAAGTTCTGCATGTGTAGCATCATATTTTTGAACAAACAGGTTAGTAAATAAATCAGGGCAGTAGTTTGGATTCATTGACAATATACGTTATTCAAAATATGATGCTGTAACATGCGATCGTCCCTTTTGGTGGTCGTGACTAAAAGCATCGACAATAAGGGGAAAAAGATTTTTATTTGTTATGTTGCCAAGCGGAAAATCATAGTATGCAGCGTCAGGATTGACTCCCCATCGTTGTAACCAATTGTTAAATCCTACACTTTGGTATATTCTTTGCCTAGCGTCGGTAGTCATTATTCTCAACGCACCAGCGGCGACCCAATGACCGGTAGTATCTCTATCGTTGGGATTATCGCCATCTAAGTAATTCCTGAGTAGAGTTTTGCCTTGAATCTGTGAGCCCATAATTACATCAGCATATTCTTTGCTGTGGTATTGCCTGTGCTCGTCGGGAATAGTCCACCAGATGTTTTCTTTATAACTTGGTTCCGACGACAAGTAAATTTCTGGAATACTATCAACAGCCAACCCTTCGGCCTCGTTTGGATAATGATCTTCTATTTCGTGAACATAAATGTTAACATCGTGCAATAGATCTTTTATGCGATCAGAGGCGTGATGATCACATTGCTCGCATACATCCCATAATGTATGAGTAAAATATCTATGCAAATGATTGGTCCATGTTCGCGTAATTTCATCTAAGCATGTTGGCATAACACCGGTATATGGGAATCCTAGGGATGCTAATTCTGATAAGTCAATATATAGTTTATCTAAACATTGTTGTACGTATGTAGGATCCCACGCTCTAACATACAAATTATCAAAGAAGTTTGATCTTAATTTTAAATTTGTTCCTACAAATCTCCTGGCCCATTCCTGAACAGCAGGATTGTCTAGTAACGCAATCTCTAGACTCATTGGACCTTGTATAAAATCAAATTGAATTCGCATAGTATCGTAAATGTTATTGCTCACTTCAACCCTTGGGGCACGACTCCCGTGGGTAGCGCAGCAGCCGCGCCCTCACGGTCCTAAGGTGAAGTCTTTATGTTTGGTTCGCAGATTCTTGTTCTATGTACAGTGCCGTCTGACTGTTTTTCTTCTTGCCATATGGAACACACTTGTTCTTCTTTAATTTGTTTTTCGGGAAACACTTTTTCTACTGTGTAGTTTGCACTCATCCAACCTAGTGCGCTGAAAAATCCCCATACTAACATTTCGCCTATCATTGTGGTAACCTTTCTTGAATTATCTTTACTGTTTGATCACTTAGTACCACTTCATAGTGGTTGGATTCTAATTCTACTAACTCCATGTCTTGACCATGATGACGCTGACTGGCAATGGTAACTACCCCGTCATTTGGTTGTACTACCCAAGGCGCATTACCTGTAACGGTAACTACATTGGTCCAAGGATGATGTATTTCTATCTTCCTTGCTTGCCGCATTGCCCATGAGTTGGGCCCAATATCTTTTAATAATCTACTGTATGGCAAAAAGTATTTTGCAACATCAGCTATCTCAGCCCCGCCATATGGAGTACTTAACGTAATTGCACCTAGAACACGTTCAGGCATTTCGTCGGCTAGATGTAATGCATATATACCACCTAGACTGTGACATATAAAAAACATACTATGAAACTCACTTAATTGATAACGCATATCGGCTAGATTCTTTTCAAAGCCATTGCGACTGTCGTAGTCAATGACTAATTCTTCGTGACCTTTAATATGATCACGAATATAGTTAAAACTTTCTCCAGTTGCGCTGGCGCCGTGAATATAAACAATTAGCATAATACCTTGAATATAATTATTAAAAAAATGCGGCCTAAGCCGCATTGTTATTTAAGTGTTGAGCGAAGCATCCAACAATGTTTTGCGTGAGCATCTTGACGGTCTGCGTAGAAGTTGGCTAGTCCAAATTCTCTATTTTGCTCAGCTAGCATGTAAACCACTTGAAACATTTGGATCATTTTTTCACAGTCTTGATACAATTCTGCCAACATTGCTTCAGCAGGCATGATCTGTGTTTCATCTTCAATTTGACTCAACATACTGAATCTTGTAAAACTAGCTGGAGTCCATGCACCAAGCTTGCGGATGTTTTCGGCAAAGGGATCTAGTTGTTCCTGCACTTCGTTGTAAATTGTATTTAATAATTCATGATATTGTGGAAAGTTTGGACCTTCTATGTTCCAGTGAAAAAACTGTGCTTTGATCATAAAAGCATATTCGCTGGCAAAAGCCACTTTACTAGTTTTGATTAATTCTTCCATAACGAACCCTATAATAGGTATTTATCTACCTTGTCCTCTACTCTGTTTATGACTCTGTCTTTTTGACTTGTTCATTGCACTGGTCTTGGGATTACGACCGCCCTGACTAGTTAATTTTACAATTTTTTGAATTACATTTTTACCGCTAGTTGATGCTTTTGCCATTTGATTCTCCTTGGTTAAATTGTTTTTTCGGTGTACTCTGACTTGTTCCAACCTAGCAAAAAATTAGCCTTCCAGTGATTCTGCTCGAATCCTTTTAAACCATTCCATTTTTCTTTATTGCTGAGTATTTGTTGAGCAGCATCTTGCCAGTCAATTTGCATTAGTTTGTTTTGAACATGATCAAGCTGATGGCAAAATTTGTCATATGATGTGTAATCGCATTCGACGTGCAACACTTCATAAAGATTGTAGTCATCATCTACAGCATCAAGAGCAAAATCAAATCCCCATTTGGCAATGGTATTCATCACCAAGCTGGCTGCTGGTATAGTTTTTCGTAACGTAAACAATTGATCTTGGGCTTCTTTATCGTATCTGCATCTATGTAAAATCAAACAATGATCAAGATACAATCCAGCACTGTTTATTTTCAGCCAGTCTTGTTGAAAGCAGAGATGATTAAGTGATCGATCTAATTTGTAATTCATGGCTTGGTAAAATCCAATTTCGGCACGGTTTAATTCAAATCCGTCTTTGTCGTAGTATCGAAAATCTTCTGAATCAAATATGTTATGATTAGGTTTGGTACAGACAGGATCCAACAAGATGTTGTAATCGCAAACTTTTATCATGAGTTATGGATGCATCCCAAAATTACCTTGCATGCGTACCTGCTCAATATTATGCATTCGAGCATAAGCATCTACACGCATTGCCAATTGAAAATCAAGTATGGTCAATCCTTTTACATCAAACGTGGCTGTTTTAACAGCAACCTCGGCTACATCTTGAGTTACTTCGGCAAAATGATCCATCTGTTCACAAAGTTGATTTATAAATGCCACAAACTTTAGTGCATGTCTATGATCTTGGGCCACGTATTTGGCCTGTAGTGTTTGATGATCTATCATTTCCCAATCAGGCAAATATCGGCTTTTCAAATCGTCCAAGGCTTGATTGGCAGGCTTGAAGTCTTCAATTGATTTACTTCTTGATTCTTTTATTCCACGGTTCTTTTTGCTTATTGATGCGAATTCATGAGTTTTCATTCGGTGCGATCCTTGTTATCAATTGATCCGCCTGTCACCCAAGCAGTACAGCTTCTAGTACCAGCACATTTAAAATGTAAAAAATTACAGTAGCCCAAATCGGCTTTTTGTACAGTAGCCATGGCATCTACGGCTTGATCATCACCTTTGATGCCGGCTTCCATACAGGCCCACATCTTGTCCGAAACATCAAATGCTGCACAGTTGCCACACTGCATAGTTCGGGCAGTTTTTTCATCTATGTTCCAACGTCGAGCAGCGTCTTTCCAATAGCTGCCGGGCTTGTCAGGATTGGCAGGACCGTAGTAGTACTCATCTATGGCTCGCTGCCTGTGTTTCAAATTGACATCAATGTCGTGAGTGGCAATGGGGCAATCTTTTTCAGCAGCTTCAACTAGTCTAATTAAATTTCTCATTTCTTTTTGGTTGCTACGTTAATTGCCTTGCCATGGCGTTCCGGATTTGGATCTTGTCTGCGTTTTCTAGCACCGGCACTGGAACGTCCTTTTTTACCCAAGGCATGTGCTTTACTAGCAGGCAAGCATTTTGGTTTGCCTTCGCTGTCATCTCGACCGCCACACTCGCCACGAATTTTTCCATCTGGGCCAAATCGCACCCACTTTTCTTTAAACCATTTGTGCAAATCTTCTTCTAGTTCCGATTCTGCAAACTGAGATGTATCAATGTCTTCGTTGGATTTTTTATTTTTAACGCAATTGGGATACCTTTTTCCGAACATGGTTTTCATGCCCTCTTTATGATATCCTTTCCAGCAGGCTTCTAGCAGTTCTCGGTATTTCATTTTTTACTCTTGTTGCCCCAATTATTGGCGCCTACTTTTCGGCAACGAACTAGTGCACCTGATGCGTATGCACTGGGCCATACTTTGTAACGACTTTTCACTTTATGATAACAAGCATCTTGTTTCTCTGCCAACATTGGATTGCTGTATGCAGGTCCGCCACATTCAGGACAAGCAATAGCCGACTCAGTAACTACTTCATATCCGGCACGGCCAAGTTCCTCAACGTAACGTTCAATGTGTTCGTTAATATCTTCTTGTTCGCTAAAACGTCCGCGATAGCTGTTGGCCTTCATGCTGTTACGTGATCCAATCACTTGATGTCCTTCACCACTCAACATCAAGTCGTACATCAACTTGATAACTTTAAGTGGACTATCCATACGCTCTAGAGCTGATCTGAACCATTCAACTTTTTCTGGCTTCATTGGCTTGGCACTAGGTTTACTGATCAAATCAAACGCTAACGTTTTTAACGTAGACAAGTCTCTTATTTTTTCAAGTTTCTTGATATCTTCTATATCAAAGTTATAGTCGGGCTTACGTGCTTCGCCTAGCCCTTTCGCCTTGTCTGCAGCAATCTCTGATCGTAATGCATCAATTTCTGCTTGCTTTTGTTTCATCATCTTTAAGTAATGATCAGGATGTGGCAGTCCACTTTTCTTTCTAATTTCTTGATGACGCTGGTGCAATTTATTTTGTGCAGAAGTTTCCATCATTCCGTAACCAGGGCATTCCTGTAAACCATGCATTGGGCATTCGCGACCCTCCTTGGTCATTGTGCAGCCAGCTTCGTCTAGACCAAATGCTTTTTTCTGTGTTTTCTTTATTTTTTGAAGTTGTTTGAATCTATTCTTCTTGTGCTTGGTATGTAACTCAGCACCGTAAGTTTCTGCCATGGCCGAGTCACGATATTTTGCTATCAAGGCGTTGATCATGGCCTTTTTGTGTTCGGGAGCTGCAGTACTTTGAGCAATTTTCTTGATCATGTCTACTACATTAGGAGGCAGTTCACTACCTTCGTCTACGTTTTTCTTTCTGATGCCAAGTTTATCAGCAGGATTACCGCCACCAAACATACCACCAAAAGCATCACGTGCCTGTTGTTTGGTATCTGTTTTTTGTTGTTTGGCTACTTTCCTTTTACCTGTAATACCTTTAAGCATCTTGTCAAATTTTGGATCACCTGTGGCTTCTGCTAAAGCAGACTCTGGTAATTGACCTTCGGGGCCTGTCTTGCGATACGGACTAGATGTTTTCATAGCATCCATGCGACTCTTGTTCAAGGTACCTTTCCGGCCTACACGATCAGTTTTATATAGATCATCTGGGCCTGCAAGAGTTCTTCCACCAAGTTTATCAAAATCTCGTGCTTTGCCGGTGTTTGGTCTAATCTGCACTGTGATATTCTTTAACACATTCATAGCATCACCAATGGAATCAAAAGCATCAGTTACATCACCACCGTGATACCCGTCATGGTCTTCAAACTCTATTTGTATGCGACCAGTTTTCTCAATGTAATACACTGTTCCTTGAGCGTAGTGACCGCCTTCACGATCATCAAACTCCCAAATTCTTATGTCAGGATTGTTTGATTCTACTTCATGCCAACCGTGTAGATTTTCAATGGCTTGTGCAAAATCACCTTTGCCTTCCGCCACACCTTGCTGTCTGTTAATATAACCTTGATTGGTTCTAAGATTAAATTCACCAATGACGTCACCGTCCCAGCTTTGTGCCACCAAACGATTTCCATCCCGCTGCGGGTGTATCTCACCACCTGCAGCGGCAACTTCGTCACTCCAGCGATCGTAATCATTGTGCTTGGTAACTCCTGAGTTCTCTTTAACAGGATTTTTTACTGGCCTAAGACTTGCATAATTTTTTGCAGCAGTATCGTTATTAAATGGTTGCATCTCTTTTGGCAATGCATTTGCCAATGTGTCACCTACCTTTGCGGCAACATTACTGACTGCAGCACCAAAGCCTTCGGGTGTATTCTTTTTATTGTAAAAATCTTCTAAAAACATTTCTATCTCTCTTATAATGCTTGTGAGCGCAATGCTGCAATTTGGGTCATTAGATCTTCAATTTGATTTTGCAAACCTATTCTTTGACCTTGCATATCTCTTAGTGCCATTGATTTTTCCACTGGATTAGCACCCTGAGGAAATTGTTTGTTAATCTGTGCAATTTGTGCTCGTGCACCAGTTACTTGCGCCACTAGTCCCGCAAGTTGATTGTTTATTTCTTGTTTTTGTGCAGTTTGTTGTTGACGTAATGCTGCCTGTTCTTGAGGATTAGTGCCAGTATCGTTGCCAATAGCAGACCCTGGTGCACCGTACTCAGCAAGATACTGATCAAATTCTTCTTTCAATGATGATTTTTCATCACAGATACATTTACTCTTAACACGATCGCATGCATCACAATAGTCAATGCTTTCATCAGTGCCACCTACTAGACGACCAGCGTAAGGATGTTTTTTACCTCCGCCCTTTTTAGGCATTGGTTCACTGCCACGAACTTGGTCACCGGGCTTTTGCCCCGCTGCCTGTCCGGCAAATGACATCTTCTCTAGTAGGTCACGCATGTCGCTCATTAGTAAACGCCTTTGCCCACTGCAATTTTTTTTGACTTGTGTACATTACCAACCTTCTTGGGAACGCCCGATGTTGATTTATGTCCTGGGCCGCCCATGCTTGTAGCAATACCGCCCGAACTGGATCCACCACCTGTGGCCATTTCGCCAATAACTGCACTTGAGTTAGCTTTCTTTAAATCAGCCGGGGTAGCCTTCATTCCTGGTACTGTGGTTGTTGCATCTGATGGAATGCCACTTTTTTGTGGAGTTGGAGCAGGACTCATTGCCACTTCTGATACACCTTTATCGTATTTGTTGTACTTGTCTCTAATCTTAGTTAAATCTTTTCCTTCACGTCCGGCCTTGGCTAATGCTTGCATGCCCTCTTTGCCGTACTTCTCATAGCCTTTAGCAGCACGACTCATGCCTTTCTGGCCATCCTCGCCTAGACTAGCTTGACCTGCAACAGCTTTACCTGTTGGCTTAGAACTTATTCCTGTGCGACTTGCTTTCATTTTTTCTCCACCACCGCCAATATGTCTACTACCGCCTAAACGTTCTGATTTTCTTGGCTTGTGTGTTTTACCTACTGTAGGTTTGTTCTTGGATAAGAAATCAGCCACAGCATCATCGTAATCATCTTCTACTAGCAATTGATCAACGGCATACTCTGCAGCTTCTGCAGTGAAGCTCATCATGGCCTGCTCTTGACCATGTGCCATTTCGTGCCCTAGATACTCATGCACTGAGCGTAAGTAATCATTTGCTAGTGTAATCTTTTCGCTTACCCAGCCATCCAGTCCTTGTTGTTCGCTGATCTCTTTAAGCATACGATGTAGCTCAATGGCGTATTTGGCTGCACTATAGCAATCAGATCTGGCCATTTGTACTTCATGGTCAGCATGCATGTCGTCTGCTTCTTGTGCAATTTGGCTAGTTTCTACAATAAATTCTGTTGGTTTCATGTCAATTACCTATAATAATTAGTATTTATTAGTTTACAATAAAGGTGATCTGTTTGTATTGTGGATCATGATGATTAGGATGTTCCGCATCAGTCCGGCCTTCGAGTATAAAATTTTCAAATCTAAAGCCACCGTTTTCGCTAATATTAACAGCTTCAACTCTGAGTGTGTGTATTCCGGGTTCTAAATCACAAACTAAATTCTCACGTATTACAACTCGATAACAGTGCCAGATAAATGTTCTTTCTGTTATCAAATCGTCGTCTACAAATATGCGATAGATTGGTAAATGATCGTCCCATAAACAATGTACATCAGCTTTGATGTGCTGTAACATTATTTTTTTCTACCTTGGCAATGTGCTCGCTGGCTGAACCCTTTTGGGTTATTGCAGTTGATGCTTTTTTTATACTTGGTTGACCACTTTTCTTTTAAAGATGCTATTTCTTCTTGTAATTTATTATAGCGTTCTGTTAAACGGTAGCCCTTCATCATCTTGGGAAGTGTAGCAGCAGTTACATCATTATCGTTGCCCATGGTGGCCATGCTATAACGTGGATCATTACCGTTTTTAACTACGCCAACTCCGGCTGCTTCTTCAGTGACCGGGCGAGCAATTTTGTCCAGTACACGCCCTAGTTCTGCATCATCTCTACCGTACATTTGTAACAAGAATTCGCTACGTTGTTTGGGATTGTCTCTTACTAAATTCCATGCTTCGCGGGTTTGTGTGCCGTGACTAACATCTATCTGCTGTCCGGCAATGTTAATGACTTTGTGACGTTCTTCGGCTACAATAACATAGCCATGTTTGTCAGCTGTAGCACATTCTTTTATACTTTTAAAAGTTTTAAAGTATCCTTCTGTGCCATCCTTTTTAATACTGTCCGGCGACAGGCGCTGCACATCAGGTGCACCTATTGCGGCTATAAAGATAGTATTTGCAGCATCAAACTGAGCAGGGAGTTTATAAGGACTTGCAACTTCAAGTATGCGATCGCCAGGAATACCAGCGGCATGCATTAGTATGCTTTTATCTGTGAAATTAAAGGGGCTTTTTGGTAATTCTGTTTTATTGCTAGTGGCAATATACACGCTATCGCGTCCAAATTTACCTTGAAGGGATTGAAATACTTCTCTGTGTCCTAAATGAAAGGGTTGAAATCTTCCAGGATATAGGACTACTAAGTTTGCTCCAGCTTCAGTAATATAATTTTCAAATAAACTAGCAATAAACATGATTTTACCATTCTATTGCTATATTTAGTTTAAAGATTTTCTAATAGCCAAACAAAGAAAGGGCTAGTAAAAGGGATTTTCCAAGTCCCGTTCCACCCCATGGTCACACAGTTTAATACGGATTCTGGTAAATCGTTACCAGCGGTTTTACAATATTCAATATAACTTTCGGGGTACGTTGGAAAATATTTGCTATGAGTCCATAGCAAAAATCCCAGACCAATATCATCTATTTCAACGCTGTCTACGTTAAGTAGCATATCTTCTAAGATCTCTCCGTTGTCACCTTTTACAGTATCAGTTTCCTGCTTATTAAGGAGACAGAGTTCGAATACCCCATCCCCTTCTTGTATCTCAGCATCAAACTCAAAATATTCAGTGGACCCCCCGGAACTTAATGTTCCTTTAAAATATGTTGTACCGTTTACACCTAGGGTAAATTCTGGCATTTTGGCAGTTGAGTTAGTACTCAACCCAATTTTAAAATGGAGGGTCTCTGTACTCATCAGGCAGGTGTCTTCTGTGCCATTTTAATAGCATCCTGCAATGCAGCAGGACCAGCACCTACATCTGCTGTTTCGCCTGGAGGATGAGTAAATGATGGCATCTTGCTTAGATCACCAACAAACTCATAGTGTCCGATGTGATTCAGCAGTACTTTACCATGTGCCCAGATTTCGCCACCTAGCGCACACCATCTACGACAGAACAACCAATCCTCAGACAAGTAGTGTCCTTTTTCGTCAATGCCAACATCAAAGATGCTAAACATTGTAGGTTCATACTGTTTACCTAAACCAACATCGTCCACATACTTGCATTCTGGATGTGCTACACACAGTTGTTCATATACGTGGCGCTTGAATAACAAGAATCCAGTGCCCATTGTGTCTACAGTAAAGATATCGCCTTGTACTTTAGTTTCGCGACGTAAGTTAATAACATAATTAACTGGTAATGCTTTCTTGGGATACAATCCACCAATAACGTCTTTATCACAGGCCATCATTTGTAGAATGGATTCAGGTTGGAAACGAATATCAGCATCAATAAACATAAAGTGTGTAGCAGACTTGTTGGTCATCATTTTAGCCATTAGATTATTACGGGCACGAGTAACCAAACTCTCATTGACCATGGTATCCAATGACCAGTTAAGTCCAACTTGTTGCGCCATAAGAATAAAGCGTAACAATGATGTCATTGTTGGTTCGCTTACGTTACCACCGTAACAAGGCATACCAATATGTAAATGACATTTACTAAAGTCAAATTGTTGACCTTGTTGTTGTGGTGCTTGTTGTTGCTTTGCTGCTGCTGCTTTAATCATTGCAACTGCATCAGTTGGTGAAGGGGTAGCACCTGCACGTTGTGCTGCTGCTGCTTTAATCGCGGCCACTGCGCTTGCCTGCGTAGAGGCATTATCTCCAATTACTTTTTTGGTCATTGATTTCTCTCTTGGTTAAATTTGATTAGGCTTTGTTTACTTCGACAACAACGCCGTTGCCGAATAATTCTTCTGCTACTGATCCTAAAGCTGCAATGATCTCTGTATTTGCAAGATCAGGTGCATCTACTGCATCAGAGTCTTTTACTAGTTTACTGACTGTAATTACAATTACTTCTTCGTGTATTTTTGCCATCATGGGCTCCTTGATATACAGGTATTTATTCCTGTATATATACCAGCTCACAAACTTCTCTGATGATATCTGGATTAATAATACGCACCAAATTAGCTACTCCGGGATCGTTGGTGTAGAAATAACAACCCCACATCCAATCTCCGGATCTAGTTAATTGTTCTTGAGTATTTGAAGTCATCTTTACTAAATCACCAAGGCTTACAAGATAGTTGTGTATTTGGACTCTTGACGTTATGTCAAACCGTTTTTCTTTGAAATAAACACGATATTTAAATGCCGGTTGCCGTTTTACCAAAACAGCATTACCCTTTAAGATGTTTTCTTTGAAACTGCTCTCTGGGCCTGTAGCTGAAATGATATGATGTCTATAATCGGGACTGATAGATTTAGCTACACTTTGCAGCATGATCTCGCAATCAGCATAAATGGATACTTTTGGTTCTTCTGTGCGAATTTTAACATCCGGGTATTCGTAGAATAAATCTTTAAGGGCGTATAAAAATCCTATATCCGCAGATGATAGAATCTCCCTTAATCTTTTATCCCACCACGAACCACCATAGTTGTAATCTCGAGCAAAAGACTTTCTACGTTCAATATTTTCACCTATATCTTCACTACGAATACTTTTGCATCCGGGTGCATTTATCTCTAATCGATATAGGTATTGTTTGTAAAACTGCTTAGAAGTATACTCAATCTGAACGTCAGATGATAGGCTCTTCCAAAAGGATATATCCATTTTCGTCTATTCTATATGTGGTATCAGCCGAAGCTATAATTTGAAAATCAAACTTATCATCGACAAAACCTACTACTATTATACTGTTACTAGGAATTTTGTCAAACAAGATCTTTTTACTTAGAGGTACTTTAATTAAGTCATTGATCTTTCGTTGCAATGGACGAGCACCCATCTTGGGATCAAACCCTTTAGTAACCAATTCGTCTACTGCAGCTTCAGTTAGTCTAACACGTAATTGTTTTTCTAGTAGTAAATCGTTTAGTTCACCAATAAACTTGCCAACAATCTTACGCATACTTAGATCATCAAGTTTGGCAAACTTGACAATGCCATCTAAACGATTACGAAATTCAGGTTTAAAGAAGTCTTTAACTGCTTTGTCATCTTCGCCGGATTTCTGCAGTTCTTTGGTAAAACCAATTGTGTTACGTTCGTTATCCGCAGCACCAAGATTACTGGTTAGAATAACAATAGCATTGCGACAGTCGGCTTTCTTACCGTTACTGCTGGTAATAGTTCCTTCATCCATCATTTGCAGTAAGATGTTGCTTACATCAGGATGAGCTTTTTCAATTTCGTCCATTAGTATAATACAGTTTGGATTCTTTTCAATATCACTGATCAGTAACCCACCACCCAAGTTGCCATCTTCGTAGCCCACATAGCCTGGAGGAGCACCAATTAGTTTAGCAACAGTATGACGTTCTTGATATTCACTCATATCGTAACGTAACAGTTTCATGCCAAGATTTTCTGCCAGTAACTTTGCTAGTTCTGTTTTACCAGTACCAGTTGGACCCAAGAACAAGAAGTTACCAATTGGCTTACTCAATGATTTCAATCCTGCACGGCTAACATAGATTTTTTCTAGCACAGTATCTACAGCAGCATCTTGTCCGTACAGTCGATCTTTGACATTTGCTTCTAGACCTTCAATTCCTTTTGCGCCTTCAGTATTACCAATCTGTTCTACAGGAATTCTAGTAAGTCTACTGATAGTGTTAATGATAACAGCACGATCCACAATCCATGCTGTACCTTTAATTTTTAACTTGGCACAAGAAGCATCAATAAGATCAATTGCCTTATCTGGGAGTTTTTTATCTGTTTGATAACGCACACTGAGCTCAACTGCTGCATCAATAGCATCGTCGGTAATAGTACCGTCATGAAACTTTTCAAAATTTAGACGTAATCCGTATAAAATTTCTTTGGCTATTACTGGACTTGGTTCGTCGATAGTAATACGTTGAAAGCGTCGCATTAATGCACGATCCTTTTCAAAACTCTGCGTATATTCTTCCCATGTAGTACTAGCAATAACTTTAATTTTACCTTTGCTTAGTGCAGGTTTAATTATATTACTAAAGTCTACACTATTTTGACTTCCTGCACCTGCACCGCGCATTTGATGTGCTTCGTCAATGAACAGTATTGACTTGCCTTTAACATTAAGTGCTGCAAGTATTTCGTGTATCTTTTCTTCAAAGTCGCCGCGGTACTTACTACCTGCCAACAAGCTGCTGATATCAAGATTGTATACTGTATAGTCTAGTAGATATTCTGGCACTGTTTTGAGAACAATAGCTAGAGCTAATCCTTCGGCAATTGCTGTTTTACCAACACCTGGATCGCCAATCATTAGTACATTTGATTTGTTACGACGTGCTAAAGTTTCAACAATTTCGTTAGTTTCGTTTTCTCTTCCGATAACCGGATCTATATTACCCTCTTCGGCTTTTTTGTTTAAGTTGTCACAGTAGTGTTCAAGAATCTTATCTGCTTGACTTGCACTTGCTACAGCTTTACCTGCTTCAGATTTATAACTTTTATTGTACATTTCAACAAGCTTTGCACGATCAAGATTGTACTTGACCATAAAGTAATGTGCATAGCTACTAGTTTCTGCATGGATACTTAGAAATAAATCCATCATTTGTACATGGGTTCTGGAACTAAAAAGTACCTGGGTGAATGCACGATTAAAAACACGCTCTAAGGCATGTGTTTTTTTAGGATCAGAATCGTTTACTACCAACAAGTCTTGTGCACCAAGATAAGCATCAAGGTCTGCATCTAGACCCTCAACATCGGCACCGTAACTGACAATGAAATCTTTAAATGGATCATATCTAACCATACTTAAAAAGACATGCTCCAGTGTTACATACTCGTGACTGAAAGATTTTGCTAAAAGCGTAGCTTCGGACACAACATGATCAATTTCGGGATTGGTTTGTAACATAAAAATATTTATATTATTAGTTGAAGATGTTGCGTAATACAGCGATTTGTGACTCAGATAAATTAGTAGGAATGTTAATATGCAATACTACAATCAATGATCCTCTATGGGTTTGGTTCATTGCATACAATCCTTGTTGTGGCAGTCTAAATTTAGATCCGTGTTGCGAGCCAGCTGGGAGAGTAATATCAAATTTTTTATTATCCAAACCTTCTACAGTTAATACACAACCAAGCATAGCATCAACACATGAAACTTCAATGGTCTTATATAAATCTAAATTATCTACTGTAAATCTAGTATCACCTTCTACGTGAATTCTAACATAAAGATCTCCACGCTGTAACGAGGTAAAGAAGTTATCTCCGAGCCCGGGATATTTAATTGTACTATTGGGTTTCACACCACGTGGTATTTGTACTTCAACTGTAGTACGATCACCATTGGTATTTTGAACGCTGATTGTTTTTGTTTGAGCATCTAGTGTACTAGCAAGACTAACAATTACATCCACTTGCAGATCTTTGTTACGTCGCGGTTGCCTAAATTGTGCAAATGGATCTCCGTGCCCAGCAAAGCCCGGCCCAAATGCAAATCCAAAATTACGCAACATATCTTCCATTTCATGCGGCATACCACCACCGCCAACATCCTGTCCATTTACTGTAAATCTGAATCCGCCACCGCCACGGCGTTCGGCATCATACTGGGCACGTTTTTGTTCGTCTCCGACAGCGTCATATGCCGCTTGTATTTGTTGGAATTGATTTGTATCACCGCCTTTGTCAGGATGATGTTGATTGGCCAACTTACGATAGGCCTTTTTAATTTCATCCAGACTGGCGGACTCAGGAACTCCCAAGGTATCATAATGTGTCATAGTAATATTATATAGTATAAATGAAATACGGTCAACACTTTTGGCATTGACCGTACAATTGAGTTACAGAGAATTACTTCTTCTTGCCGTCGGGAATTGCAGTACCTTCAAGTTTCTTATGAACCTTGATAGTTTTGCAAACTTCTTTTTCCTTCTTGGTCTTTGGATCCATTTGTTTTACACATGCCTTTTTAGTTTCTGCTTCGGCATATACTGCTGTGGTTGCAAATAAACCAATCATAAGTGCTAATAGATATTTCATTTCTTTTCTTCCTTTTTAATAAATTTTTCTGCAGATGTAAATCCTAATCCACCAATTACAATATACATCATTGTGTCAATGGTAGGTTGACTTACTTTCATACCATAGAACAATTCAGTGATAAAACTAGTACCAAGTAATAAAAAAGCCAAAAGGGCAATAGTCCTTTTACTACTAGGATTACTATCGCCTTCTGCTTTTAACATATCAGTTATAAAGCTCATTGTACCTTTTCCTTAAATTTCTGGAAATGCTGGCTGCACTGGAGCTGGCTTACCATTTACCATTTGTACTGAATCGGTTGCTGCGGGTGCTGCCGCTGCTGCTACAACTGGTGCTGGGCTAAAGCTAGGTGCTGATGCTTTTGCAACTGATGATGGTTCTGGTGGTGGTGTATACGGTTTAGTTGCAGCATCAATCGCTTTACCACGCAAATCCTTGTCATCGCCGGCCAGCATAATGCCTGACAATGTACCAGTCAAGAATGTGGCAACAGGAATAATAAGTTCAAAGAACTTGTTATCAACTGGACTCATTCCGTTCATTGGTTGTGTTACAAAAATCAAACTGAATAAAACAACAAACACAATACCAAACAGGGTTAAACCAAGAATAATACCAATAAAAAACTTCAGTCGTGCGTTTAATTCGTCAGTAGTATATTTTTCTTTTGCGAATATCATTTACAATCTCCTTTAGATGTATTTTTTTGTGATGGTTGCATGGGTACCACTTGTTGAATAGGGTTACCTGCTTTATCTTTTTCGTAATGTTGCAAGTCTTCGGGGCAAGTTCCGTTTGCACTACAGTACGGCTTCTTGCATTCTTTTTTATCCCAGTTGTCTGGATCTTGGCAAGGGTAACGATACCCTTCAGTACACGCCATGAGAGTCATGGGTAATAATAGAACTAGTAGATATTTCATATTATGCTCCTAGCACATGCAACATGTGATTGTAATGCTTGATGCGATCATCTAACCCAATGTAACCACCATTGATTTTTTTAGTCATTAACTTGATATCACCAGCATCGGCTTCTTTGTTTAGGTTGTTGCTTTCCCAAAACCAGCAAGCACTTTGTGCAGCACCTTCAAATGTTTCTAGGTATGCACTTGCCACTTCAGGACTAACTTCAATACTGGCTGCAAACCATTCGTAGTTTGTTTTACCAGTCAATTGAATTAGTCCACGACCGCGGTACTTAAAACCATCGCCCGAGGCCTCGTCGCCGTTGCCCATACGACCTCCGTAAATCTTATTTGCAATCTTTGCAGGTTGCTTTTCATAAGCTTTTGCAGTGCCCATGTCGGTAAAGTATTTTGGGAATACTTTCATTAGGCTTTCTGCTTTATAATTCAAGTTCTCAGATAAAAACTTAAATCCGCCCGACTCATGAGCACACTGAGCAATGAATGCTGCTACACGCTTGGGTGTGTTAATTTCATAATCAGGTAATAGTTGATTTAAAGCCCCAACCCAATGGTCCGCATAAGGAATACCCGGAACCATTTCTTTTATTTGACTTACCGTTAATTGCATTTCATCTCCTTTTATTAAACTACAGCCATAGCGATATTACATGCTTGTACTAATTGCCTGAACAGTTGTTCATTACCTGCACATTCTTGTGCTACACGAATATCTCTAATTTCTGTCAATAGGTAATTTCGCTCTTCGGCGCTTATATTACCCATCTGACATTGTTCGTTAATTGCTTGTATTTCTGTTTCCAATGGATGCATTTATCTTCCTTTCCATGCAGACTTTGCTGCTTCTATTCTTTGTATAGCGGTCTTCTTACCTAGTTCACAGAACGTTCGGCTACCACCGTGACTCATACGTTCCGCATGATTTAACAATCCCTTAAGATTGTCTGCTTGAGGATCACCGCGCCATTCTGCTGAGCGGGATAAATGATTTGTTACTTCTACTACCGGACTCCAATCTGGATGATCGCAATTAATTGTTTCAATTGCAATACTCGCTGTTACTAATTGATTGAACATTACAGGATCATGATCTCTTGGCCAGTATTTTTTAACTGTGTCTACTGTAGCACAGCCTGATAATGTGATTGCCAATATGGCTATTGTTATTATTTTTTTCATTTTACGCTGTCAAAGTTTTCTTTTTGTTTAATGTACCACTCTTTCCACATCTCGTAACGTTGTACAAGTTCTCTGTACTTTCCGTAGTTGTCTGCGGAGTTAGCAATTAACTTGTCTAGGTCTTGTGTGTTTGATGGAAGTTTTTCTAGTGTAGGTGCAGCCTCGAACATATAAGGGTCTGCATCAGGAAACTTACGCTTAACAGGAACAGTGGTTGTACATGCTGCAAGGAAAACTGTTAATAACAAGAAGTATCTCATTTTGTTTCCTCCACAGATCCTGTTACACCTTTGTTATACATTTCGACTGCTGTAGGATTTAACTTACAGCCTTCGTTAATAATTTCACGTTTAATTTCAATTTCTTTTTTAACAACTTCCACACCACGTTTTACAATAAGAATTTTATCTTTATACTTTGTAACTACTTCTTTGGTAATTACAGGAGCCCGTTCTTCGGATTTTCTAATCTCTTCTTGTAGTCGTGCAGTTTCGCCGCGCCACCACATTTCAGTGCTGTACCCGCCGTACCAGTACACACCAGCTGTTAGCAACAGAATAGATAAAATCTGTATAGGGATTCTATAGATGTTTAAGAAAGGAATAACTTTGATGATGTAGCTAGCCAGTAGCCCAACAGCACCTAGTGCTATTGCTGAATAAACTACATATAAAATGAAGCTATCTGGTAAAAATTGTAGTATCCACATACTGTATCCTCGATACAGTATTTATGGATTTTGGATGTTTTTAGAGGATGCCTGCTAAACTTCTGAGGCTTTGGGTATAGTCGTTTTTGGGTGCTTTTGTGTTAACTGAAATACCAGCAGCAGTACGCATTTCGTCTAGTTCTTTTGAACCGTACTGACGTAGGTAATCTTTTGTAGTAAGTGGAACGTTGTTTTTAATATTATCTACTGTTAGCTCAAGTTGTGTTGGATTTGATCTTAGTTGCAGTCTCCAATCGTCAATTGACTGCTCGGTCAAATTCATTACATCTTCCACCATACTTATTATGTTCTCAGGAATATCGCGTGTTCTATCAGCTTCTACAAACACAATATAATCCCCGTCGCCCATTTCGCCAGAACTGATATCGGCATCAATTACCCATTCGTAACCTTTTTCAATGAAGTTAACAAGATCTTCAGCCGGCTCGCGCCCAGTGACTTTAAAACTGAGCACAATAATATCTTCATCTTTGCCCATTTTACTTTTGTATTCGTCAATGTGCAATTCAGGGTGTACTAATCTTTTTAGATCGTTTTTCTCCAAGCCTTCGTTGATATTAGAATGGTCCATTTTGGGCTCCTTGTGGGGTAGTATCCTCACCTTGGCTAGCAGACGTTGGTGCTTGGCTATCTGTTTTGTACATGTTGTCATCTAATCCTGTTTCGTAACTTTGCTCAATATCTTCAGCATCAACAGTACCAGATTCTAGTTCAACGCTGCCTTGATTAATTTCCTGCATGAGCTGCTTGGGCATAACAATTTCCACTAACCAAACTGGAACACGAGCTTGTTTTGGTACTTTTGTTCCTGGTTTAAAATCATCAGGATCCTTTAACTTAATTGGATATTGTAAATGATCTTTTTTAAATTTTATTTCGCAGCCGTAATCTAATAGACGCTCGCCGCCTCTGGGATCGGGCATCATTTTGTAAGGCCACATAAATGTACAGGTTACAAAATATTTTTCATATTTTGGCCCTTCAACTAATTCGCCTTTTTTCCAATTATCAAAAGTGTATACGTCTAGTTCGTCAATTACACGCTCATAATCCATTAAGCTGTTAATGGCACTATCAGTCATTGATAGTGTCTTTAAATTTTCAATAATATCTTTAATATTTGTAGCCATGATTGATCCTGTTGTATTATTTACCTAATAATTGCTCGATCTCTTCCGGAATCCAGGGCACATTCATTCGCTCAGGATGCCACACTATACCAGCAGTATTCCCGTCAATCCAGGCTTCGCAGTTGCCGTGCTCGTCGTAGGCTAAAATAGTAGCTGATTTCTGTGGGGTTTTAATTGCCAATGAGTGATAGCTGTTTACAGTAATCAGTTCACCAAAGTAGTTGACCTGATGTTCGCAATCTACGTGATTGCCAATTTCTGCTATTTCTCCACCAAGCATTTCTGTAATCAAAAATGCTCCATGACAAATACCAATCACGGGCTTTTGTCTGGCAATCATGTGTGTGGCCAATCTTACTTCGGTTAACCGTCTGACTGTGCTGTCATCCCCGCCGGTGATAACAAAACAATCTAGCTCGTTAGCTAAACTGTTAAAATCTTGACCAGGCCTGTTTGCAATAGGAAAGAGCGTATGCGCTTTTAAGTATGAATACCATCCATGCTCTAAGGCGTCATACGCTCTATTTTTGTGTAACAGGACTCGTTGACTGAGTCCTATATTCATTACCAGCCGTAAGCGTCGGCTACTAGTCGCTTACCATCCGCAGCAGCAGTGGTATTCCGGCAACTGATATCATACAAGTCTTTACGCATCTGAGCAACCAGTGCTTCGATTCGTACTTGTTCTGCTTCAGTGGTAACTAGCTTTTCTAAAGCTCTAGCACCAATTTTGCTGTGGAAACCTTCATCCTTGGCAATTTTAGCGTAAGCATTACTAATAAACTCATCTTCAATGCATTCAGCCATTTGATTCCACACAGCTTCTGCACGACCTTCGGCAACCAATTGATAAGCAGCTAGCGCAGCAGCATCATCTTGTGCATCATATTTTTGTAGTAGGCTGGCACCTTTTGCTGTGGGTTTTGCAGCTTCGGCAGCAATAGCAGCTTGTACATCCACTGGCGAGCCTTGGATGTGTTCAATAACTTCTTTAACTAATCGAAAGTGTACAGCTTCGTCGTGTGCCTGTTGAGTCAACAGTTGTAATTCAACTGGGTCAGCATCTGCAGGCATGTTAGCTACTTGTTGGGCAATTTCAACCATGTTCATACGCTCGTTGATCATACGACCAATAAAATGTTCTACTAACTCTTCTTTAGCTGGCTTGCTATCGAAGTAAGCCTTTACATTATGTTGGCTGGCGCGGAAAAGGGCTTGATTTTCATCAACGATTTTGTTTACAAATTGTTTTGCGTCCATTATGGAACTCCTTGTATATTATTATATTTATGCTATTTTGTTGGCTGGATCGTCTATATTTCGATCTTTGTAGGGTCTGCGACCTGCTCGAATGTGCTCATCTAACCAATGTGTTTCAATTGGTGTAATGTATTTATGGTTAGCGTCTTTTTCTATAAAGTCATAAACGGAGTCGCTATTCCATGCAATAGGAAAATTCATAATTTTAGACAACCATTTAAGATAGTGCTTTCCGTGCAAGAAAAATGCTTCATGATCTACAAAATGTACTTCATGCTCACTAGTTAAAATGTTATCATAGTAGTATTCTTGTGCCGTTGCCAAGGAACTAAATCCGTTCATTAATCTTTGCTGCTGCACTGTGTTGATATTCTTATCACGTACAATTATAGCGATAGTTACTTGCACACCCAGCTTTCGCGCACGATCAGCGACTTCACGAATTTTAGGAATAATACGAGTTCCGTCCATATAAACTGGACAAGATACATTGGCTAAAAAATACTGACTATTTGCAAATTTATCTATAGTTAATCGTTCAGGAAATCGCCAGTATTCAGCAAATGGTTCTATATCACTAGGAACCCAATATTCTTTTTTAAGATCTTCCCATCCCTCAACATCTGGGTGTTGACTTAGAATTCTACTAAAAAGATGATTACCTGATCCTTGCGGTCCGGTAACAATTAATAAATGCTTGTTTGACATGTGCTATCCTTATTTGAAAAAATACATATAAATTAATCCAGGGATGATTATAAAAAACTGTGGGATAAAATTGAGCATCAGCGCACGTTCGTTCCAGCGATAGCCAACATAGATCCAGCCTGCGGCTCCAATCATTTGTAAGAAACTATTCCAGGGAGTTATACCTAGTACATGAAACACCATTGCTACTAAAATCGTACAGGCACTACTGTATTTAATATACCAAACGTGATCTTTCATTTTATTACAGTTACTAATATATCTGGATGAATAACTGGAACTGCTACATCAGCATCAAAGTTTTCTTTAATCCAGTCTGCGGTAAAGTAATTCCACGTGGCACGTTTTTCACAGGCATACTGTAGCATTAATTTATTGTTCCTTGATATCTCGTGTAACATATCTGCTTCGTCTTGGTACCATTTATAACTAGGGTACTTAATCTGAAATCCACCTGCTTCGTGCCACCAAGCAAAGCTGGCCATGTCCGGGCGATATACCAGCATGATCCAATCATCAGGATAATGACGTTCTATTTCAGCAAACTTATCGGGCCATTGATGGCTCTTGACCAAGCGACATCCACCTGGCTCGGTCCACGCTTGATCAATATGTTCTTGCCCCACCCAGCTGATCACAGGATCAAATTCCATCTTCCATCCAAAGTAAGCACCCACATGCCCTGTATAGGCATGATGCTCATATGTGCGTTCGGGTGTGCGATCGCTAGTATTGAATCCCGGAATGGATTCCAACGTTTGGGCAATGCCGCTCCAACGCGAGCCGGGAACGCCAGTAAAAAATATTCTGTCAGGTAGCATAATAAGTAATTATATGAATCAACAACTACTCAATAATTATTTCAGCCAGCACTGGCGTGGGCATCTTAATCTTTATCAATATTCTGGATTAAGTCTCGCTAAAAAAATTAACCCGGATGAATGGGTATTAGATGTTGGATGCGGGATAAATCCATTTAAAACGTTAATTGCTAACCTAGTGGGAATAGATCCTGCATTTGAGCAAGCTGATCATCAAACCACAATTGAAGATTTCAAAACAGAACAACGATTCGACGTTGCATTTTGTTTAGGTAGTATAAACTTTGGCCCAGAAGAAACAATTAAGAAACAAATTAAGTGTATAGTTAATTTACTTAATCCTGCCGCTAGAATCTATTGGAGAGTTAATCCTGGGTTACAGGACCACGGAAACAAAGAGTGTAAAGAAATAGATTTTTTTCCATGGTCACCAAAACTATTAAAAGAATATGCCGAACAGTTTGGATTTGAAGCAGCGGATATCAAACAAGATCTAAACAATAGACTTTATTGTGAGTGGACACGGTCTAATACTTAGTCCAATATATTTAAATTTCTATAGTCATTAAATGAACAATTCTAATCCTTAAATATTTGCGTGGACTTATTGACAAGCCCACTAACTGGCAAATGTCAACAGAACCACCACATACAAAGGAGGCAGTCTTGAGCAAACGCCGTAGAAGCGAAGTAACACAATTATCTGTAGTAAGCAACATTGAACCATATCAAAAACAAAGAAAAACAATTGCACTAACGCCAAAAAGTCGTAACCAAGAAACATACATAGATTTACTAGAAGATCCCCAACGCTTAATAGTTTTCGCTACTGGCCCGGCAGGCACAGGTAAAACTATGCTGGCTGTGTTGGCCGCACTAAAAGCATTTAGAGCAGGAGAGTGCTCTCGAATTGTTATTACTAGGCCTGCAGTGGGCGTTGATGACGAGCAACATGGATTTTTGCCGGGTACATTGAATCAAAAGATGGAGCCATGGACACGCCCTATCTTTGATATAATAGAGGAGTATTACAAACCACAGGAAGTAGCTCGTTTGCTAGACGAAAAATATATAGAGATTGCTCCACTAGCATACATGCGGGGGCGGACATTTAAAAACTCGTGGATCGTTGCTGACGAAATGCAGAACGCCACGCCTTCTCAGATGAAAATGCTGCTCACTAGACTAGGAGAAAATTCCAAGATGGTTGTAACAGGCGACACACAGCAGGCCGACCGTAAGGCCAAGGACAACGGATTGCTAGACTTTCAGCGGCTCATGGCCGACTTTGAAGACAGCCAATACATTGCTGGTGTGGAATTTGCCGTCAAGGATGTTCGTAGACATCCGGCTGTGGCAGAAGTTCTTAAATTGTACGGGGAGGATTAAATCATTGTAAATACTGAATGCTAAGTTATTCTGAGATCCGCCGTGTTCATTTAGAAATATCAACTAGGTGCAATGCGGCGTGTCCTGAATGTCCAAGAAATTTTCGTGGTGTAGATATCGTAGACACCTATCCTGTTTGTGATATGAGCTTAGAGCAAGCTCAAAAAATCTTTACTGTTCCTTTTTTACAACAACTTGATCAAATATTAATTAACGGCAACTATGGTGATTTCATCACGGCCCGGGATGGTTTGTCAATTATTGAATACTTTGTTGCTGTAAATCCACAATTAAAAATTAGTATTAGTACCAATGCTAGTGGGCGCCCACATATATGGCGTAGATTGGGTGAGCTTGGAGTAGAAGTTCAGTTTAGAATTGATGGATTGGCAGATACTCATCATCTATACAGACAATATACAAACTTTGAATTAATATTGGAGAATGCATTAAAGTTTATACAAGCAGGAGGCCGTGCTGTATGGGCAATGATTAAATTTGATCATAACAAGCATCAGATATCTCAAGCCGAAATATTATCTAAAGCAATGGGATTTAAGAGATTTGAACTAGTTGATGCAGGTAGAGATAAAACTGTAGTCTTTACTAGAGATAAACAACTTAGTCACGTAATAGGCAATTACCAAGGGCCCACCGACTATGAAACATTATACAATCAGTATCAGCACTCTATTAGTGATCCGGGCAGTATTCTAAAAAAGATCAAAGTACAAGAAAGAGAAATAGACTGTTATTCGAATAAAAATCGTGAAATTTATATAGCAGCAAATGGTGAAGTTTATCCTTGTTGTTGGCTAGGGTTCTACCCATTGAGTAAAAAAGGAAACCCTAGTATGTATCAATTACGTCCGTTAGTCAAAGAAAACAATAGTTTTGATTACGGAATAGAACACGCAATTGCATGGTTCAATCAAATTGAAAGTACTTGGAGTAAGACTGTTCTAGAAGGAAAAATTTATAATTGCAACGAAACTTGCGGGAAGAGAACATTAAGTTGATTAATGGTATCTGTATAATCTTTATGCAATATACCTATACCACCAGAGTTACGCCATTCTTCGATATTGCTTCGCCGATCGTCAATTAATATATCACCAGGCTGACAATGTACATGTTTGTCTTTGCTAAAAGGACCAAACATGACAGGTATAGTTGCAAAGTAATTACGAGCCCAATACACTTTATCATAGAATGCCCAAGGTACATCGTTACCTTTTGGCACTGCAGTTAGAAATTTAAGGTCGTATTGTTTTTTACTACAAAACTGTTCACACTGATAAACCAATTGACTGGCATAAGGTGTTGGAATCAGGTCACGATATAGTCTAGCATTAGTTGCCAGTTTATACCATGTTTCGTCGGGATAGATTCCTTGACTAGGTGGAACACCCAAGGTGCGAGCAGCGTATTCGTCGAAGTCAGCTACAACTCCGTCCATATCTAAGTAAAGTGTTGGCATTTATTTTTTAAGTTTTGAATGTAATGCTTGTAGATAATTGGTTTGATTGTTTAATTTATTCTCAAGACGCTGTATAGTATCTTTTAACCTATGTACATCACCGGACAACATATTGATAACAGCGTCTTGATCACGCAATTTTACTTGATGTGTCATTAGATTGGGGCGCGGCGGTGCGTCAGGATCGACAGCACGTTTCTTCTTAGACCGCATGGCCTTAAACAATTTTGGGTTCATATATAGTATTTATCGTCGGGTACACTGGGAGTTTTAATGGCGAAAACTTCGGTGTCTTCGACGTATTCGGCGTAATATGCTTCCCCAGGTTCTAGTACGCAAATATCACCTACACCAAACTCAACATTGTTAATTATCATACGACCTCGAGTAATTAACTGTAGTTCTGTGGCTTTTAAATGGTAGTGCGGAACATCTTTTTTACCAGCTGGATTAGATTGCCAACAGGCTTCAAAATGTTCTGATTGTATAACAGCCTCAGGAAAGTTACCTACGAACCATCCTCGGTCGCCGGATTCACTGTGTTTGAGTTTCTTCATTCTTCTCCTCTGCTTGCATTTCATCGAGCATTTTGTTGAAATATTCTGCATCAAGTTGAACCATTACGTCGGTGATATACTTGTGATAGCCTTTAAAGAAATACTTAAACAATTCGTCAAAGTTTTTATTACCGTTAAACACATTTGTTTGTACCTGCTTCTCACTGAGATTCATGATGATCTTAGCACCAGTGATATCTTTTGAACGCAGCCTTGTGCTGACTTGAACCTGTTCGTCGTATTGATGATTAGCAGGATCTTTCATGTAACCTGCGATATGTGTCATCTTGGGATTCTTTGGTCTAGTTACGTAATGTGCTACAAGATAAATTGATTTAGTTTTCATGATATTTGACTAAGTTCTACTAAGGTTGCCGAAAGATTGATTTCAAAGTCTGCTACTAACGAATGCGTAGCTGCACCTTTGCGTATAATTTTAATTGCCTCATCTTGCCCTTCTGGTGTAGGCGACCACAAATCCAAATTCTGATACATCCAAGTAAAGATCTCTTCCATGTCATCGGCAGTGGCATGAGTACATAGTAGTGTTCGTGCCCCTCTTAAGTCACCTTTCTTAAATAGTTCCACAACTCCTAGTTTATAGTCCATAGTACTAGCATCGCCGGCACTTTTAGAAATAGTTAACGCACCACTTACACTATTACTTTGTAAAAGTTTTAAACAACTACGTAGATCCGGATACGTGGCTTTAACATAACTATCAATGGTGTCAAGATCAAATTCTACACCTTCAGTGACCAACACCGTGGCAGCACGAGCAGTAAACTCTGTTTGATCTGTTTTATCAATTACAATTTGTGTGCATCGACTCTTTAGTGGATTAATAATCTTGTGTGCTAGATTTGCAGTTAAGATAAACCTAGCCTGGCTTTGATATGTCTCCATTAAGCCACGCAAAATAGCCTGTGCATTGTGTGACAGATAATCTGCTTCGTCTAATAGTACAATTTTTAAATCACCAAATGGCATTGTGCTAACAAAGCCTTCAATTTTGCTTTTAAGAAATTCTACACCATTGTCGCGGCTGGCATTGACTTGTAGGAAGTCATACGGATCAATGTCCAAACTGTTAACTAGAATTTTAGCCAATGTTGTTTTACCAGTACCAGCTGGACCAGTGAACAGTAAATGCGGAACACTTTTTTCCTTGATAAAGTATTCAATTTGTTCACGTTGGCCAGGGTCAGTGAATACATACCCATCTATTGTTGATGGGCGATATTTCTCAGTCCAAAGTTCTTTCATAGATTATCTTGATGTAAGCAAACCAAATCTTCACAGCGAACACTAGGGTCTGCTGGTTCCATTGTTTCGGGGTTGAATGCTGCGTATCCTGCTTCGTCTATTACTTTAAATAATTCTGCTGTGTCTGCTGCACTATATTGAGCGAACCACTCAGTGAACAGCACAGGTTTATATTTTACTAGAATATCACGAATATTGCGAATGATTTCTATGTCATGGCCTTCAGTGTCAGTTTTAATAAATCCAATCTTTGCAATTTCTTCTGCAGTTAGATATTTGGTTAACATTGTTTCTAGTGTCATACCGGTCACTGTGATACTTTCGCCACTCATACCTTGCATCCTGGCAGTGGTTTCAGCATCCCAAGTTTCGCCAACTAGGCCACCGTTACACATACCATTTTGATGATCTTTGAATGTGAGGCCATCGGCATTTTGATTTGTAACAGCTTCGGTAGCAACAACAAATCGACCTAGATGTGTGTTAACGCCACAGTTGAATTTCAAGTAAGGCAGTACAACAGGATTGGGTTCCACAGTCAACACAGTTGATCGACATTGTGTCATCATGGGTATAGCAGTATCTCCTGAATGCCCACCAATATCAATACAAGTCATTCCGGGCTTGATCCACTGGCTCCAATGATTTTTAACAATATAGTAATCAAAGATAGTTTTAAAATCAGGCACTTGTTCATATTGATGATCCATTTCAAACCAGTAGCAACTCTGGTCAGGCCAGCCGTACTCATCCAGGTCCAACTTGTGACCTGTTCTAAAAGGTAATGTTGTTATCATTCGTATTGTTCTCTACGTTTGCGTTCTGCATGTACTGCGGTTGAAATGGTGTTTATATCTTCGGGTTCATCATCAGAGACAAAGATGATTGCTTCAGGATCTGCGCGACGTATAACAAACTCTTCTTCATCCTTGACAATCTTGAGACCACGACTCCATCGTCCGTGTTCGACTAGTATCCATTGCCCTACTTGAACATCTTTTTGTTCTGGACCAATGGCATATACTTTTGACCACCGGGGACGGATACCATCCGTCTTTCCGTCGTCGCCGAGCAAAAGTATTCCACTGGCCAATTTACGATCATTGAAGTCCATGTCGGTGACAATAACACTGTCATGCAACGGTTTGATTTCACCTTCTATTTCTATTCCAAATTGATATCCACGTTTTTGATCAAACGGATTTGAGACTGCCATTGATTCCTCTCTTTAGATTCTTGATGGACCAGTTTTTTTAGCAGTTGGCGCTACTGGTAATTGATTTGTTGACACTGATGCTGCTAGACTTCCACGCAAGGTTGATCGTGGTGCTTCTTCTTCGACGATTTCCTGAGTAGCAGTTTCTGCAACAGGCTCGACCCAATCGTCAGTTAGTTCTTTTCGAACAGGTTTTTTATGAGGTTCAAGTGGAGTATCAACAGCAACTGGAGTGTTTAGTTTGTAATACTCACTCATTACTTGACTTTTTGACATTTCCACAACACCGCCAGGCCCTAATTGATCACCTCTAGCGTTTACTCGCATATTACCTACTGCAATAGTATCTTCGTTAGTAGCAATAATGGCATCAATATTAATCTTTTTGCCATTTGCTGTAGTATAAACTCGTTTCATGTATAGCCTCCTATGTTCCTATTTACCGCAAAAATTCCTCAATATCTAAATCATAATATATGCTGTTAATTTTGTGAACACCTAGTAAGTATAACACATAACTAGCAACACTACTACCTCTACCAACTCCCCAAACTATATTATTGGTACGCCATGTATCCACTACGTATTTTAATTGTCGTAGTAAGTTAAATAAATTTCTTTCTTGGTACAATAGTAATTCTTGGCCTACACGTTGTAATTCTTGTTGTGTTTTACATTGACCCAACACCCATTGTGCAATATCTAAACTCAAATATTCTTCGGGCATGTGCCACAAACTTTGTTGAGTTTGATGAAACATATCAACATCGTAATTGGGTGGGCAAGGGTGATATTCTCCAACCAATGGAAGATCAGCATAAGTGTCACGAACTGCGCTGTTGTACTGATCCCAATCTTCTACAAAAAATTTACCAATGTCAACATCGGGCTGTTGGTACAATATTTCGCAAAGTTGATTGGTGATTGTGTATGCCTGACCAAACTTATCGTACTTCATTTGATATCAATTATTCCTTTGAGTTTGTCGTTCTTGGCTTCCATCTCTTCTAGTGTTTTACGATTACGCTTATCCATTTCATAGCGATAGTTTTCTATAATCATTTGCATCTGTGGGATTATGCTTGTGGGTCCTGAACGATATGCTTGATTCATCTTGGCCATTAACTCATTGTATTTTTTATGCAAATCTTCATTGGATAAATTAGATAAGTCGGATACAAGTGGGTGCATTACAAATCTCCTTCTCTCCTGTTTTCGGAGTAGTGTACATCAAAATGTCCGCCGGGGTAGCGGCTCATAAGTTTATTTACGTTTTCTGCAATAACGTCATTGGGATCTAGGTTCAATGCACGACAAGCATTGATCCAGTACCACATGATATCACCCAGTTCACGTTTCATGTGAAATACGTTTTCTTCGGTTAACGGTTTACCTTGGAACAACATTTTCTTGGGTATCTCGCAAAACTCTCCGGTTTCGGCAGCAAGTCCCAGTGCGCCGGTGATTAATAGCGGAACATTAATATCTGGGCCATGTGTGTCTGTTTCGTAATTGAAGTTGGCGTCCAGCTCATCCAACCGATTCATAAATGTGGTTAGATCTCGTGATGGTTGGCTGGTAACTGCACCAACAAATTCGGAATAACGATTCAAGTCTACAGTCATAAAAAACTCCTAGTTTGCACAATTATACACTATGCAACACTAGGAGTCAATTAGTTTTGGTTAATTAAGCTGATCGTAACCAGGCGCTACTTGTTGAGCTGTAAATTAACTTAATTGCTACATTACCAGCTGAGGCAAAAGTAGTTGGTACCCATTTTACAGTACCACCAATGGCTCGAACATTGCACGAAGTTAATGGTGCTAATGTACTGATTACCATTTCTGTACCATTAACTGCTGATGCTGGGATAGTAACCCATAGATTTGCAATTGTTGCACTACTTGCAGTATCAATGATGAATGTATTATATGCTACGTTGGCTACTAGTTCTTGTCCAGTAACCACAGTGGCTAAGAAATTGCTAGTGTTAATTCTTCCACCAGTGGTAACAAGATTGCCACCAACATTGATGTTACTAGCAACACCAACACCACCAGCAACAACTAATGCACCAGTAGTAGTAGAAGCAGCAGCCGATGTAGTTGTTGCAGCAGCAACAAGGTTACCACCTACAACTGCTACGCCAGCGATACCTGCACCACCAGCAACAACTAATGCACCAGTAGTAGTAGACGTTGATACTGTTGTTGCGGCAGCTACAACATTACCACCAACGTTTAATACGCCAACAACAGCAGCACCACCTTTTACTACTAGTGCTCCGGTGTTAGTATCAACAGATGTTGTTGTTGCCGAAGCTACAATGTTACCGTTTGCCTTAATTACACCAGCAAACGTTGAAGTACCGGCTGTTGCACCGATAAAAATTTGAGTTGCACCGCCTAATAGGAAACCGGTGGTTGGTGTTGTGTTGGCCAGAAATACTGTGCTTGCACTTGTTCTAAAATGACCTGCTTGTGCCCATACATTGCCTGTGGCGACGAAGTCAGCAGTTGATGTAACATTGCCAGTAAATGAACCACTAGCTGGTGGGGCATATGGATTACCGTTCGCTGCCCAAAAAATGCCGTTAGTAGTAACAACATTGCCAGTAGATCTAACATTGTCTATAGTTAGATTTCCGGTAATACTTAAACCGCTTAGATCAATGTCTCTGTTGCGGATTAAATCTCTAATACCAATTGTAGTACCTTTGTCTACTGTGAAGAACTCAAACAAATAATTGGTATTATTGGCAATTTCTGCACTATTAAATGTGATGATCGGAGGACTAGTTCCTGCTAAGCCTGCAATTGTGTCAGGATCACCAAGTGTACATGTACTTGGTAATGTCAATGTATATCCAGCACTGGGATTGGATACCCATAATTTAATGCTTGAATATTGTCCGCTTGCGCTGTCAGGGAAACTGAAAGCTAGGGTAGTTGACCCGCTCATGGTAATTTTTTGGAAATTACCGTTAGTAAAGTCAACTGTAATTGACCCGCTAACACTACCAATATCGTTATAAGTTTCTCTATAGCTGGTTAAACTGGCACCAACAATAGCATTACCTTGTAGATTGTTATCTATAGTAGTGTTAGTTAACGCAGTTTTGAGTACAGCCTTGGACTGTAAATCTTCGACTTCTGCTTTAATATATGTAAAATTGTTTCGAATGTTGGTAAAGTTGTCACGAAAGCCCTGACTGTCATTGTCTTGGCCTGCAACTGGGTATGTACCATCAATATTATTTGGATTAACTTGGCTTGTCATTTATACGAATACTCCATCCTGTGGGAATTTAATATATTTATCTAATGATTCTGGAACCTCATATTTGTCTCTGTTGTTGCTAAATGCAGTTCCACCACGGATTCCACCACGCTCGTCGCCCTCACGACAGTAACAGCTACCCCCGTCAAATGTGGTTTCATCACTACCCAAAGTGCCTTCAAAAGGCAAATATTTAGGAATAGATACATTTTTGGATAGTTTGTATTGTAGCGTTGATGCCGGGTATGTTTTACCGCTACGTATTTTAATAGTTTGATTTACAATTAACTCTTGTACAAACTCTAAATGGATTTCCGAGTCATCACTTTGATCATAGTACCCATTAAATAGTCCAGTGCTGGGACTATCAAATCCTGTGTCATCGCTATCAAATCCAACAGTGGGTATTGAGTTGAATTTAAAGGCCCAAATTCCGCATCTTTGATTTTTAGTACTTAACCCACTTAGTTTATCTAGGTACCCCGGAATACTAGTAGTACCATCTTCGAGTAACCATCCATCGTTAGTTGGGTCACCGCCAAAGTTTTCTTGCTGAGCAAAAATTATAGTTTCGTTGTTTTGAAAACTTTGCACTCCATCAATCAATGATTCACGTATTAATCTAGATCTTAATGAACCATTTATATTACTAAAATAGGTCGAAACAGCATAATCAGCATTTGCAGATCCGTTAATCTTGATACTAGAGCCAATTATTCCAGTCACGTCATTTGATACTGTAATAGTATTATCTACAATTTCAGTGATATAAGTATCGGCAGGTATAGTTGAAGTAGAATCCAAATTAGAAATTTGCCATCCTACCCCGAACGCCAAATCGTTACCAACTACAATAGTGTTTGCCGAAGTTACTGCAAATTTGAAACTAGTAACAACACTGTCAGATCCTTGGCCCAAGTTGGGATATTTATCAAAGGTAGTATCCCTACTAGGCAAGAATGTTGCGTTAACCACATCATAAAATTTAGAAAGATAGTTTTCCCACTGATATCTATCAGCTACAAAAGAAAAATTTCCAGCTGGAAATTTTGGAGTATTTTTTAATCTATATTGAACTAATTTTCCAGCGCCGGGTTGAACATAGGCTAATATAATAGCCTTAATTGGGCCAAGTACTTGACCATTTTCTTGCACAGACGTCATCCAACTTGGCAATGCTCCCCTATTGGTGTATCCAATTGCATTATCAATTTGATATTGCATATTTGTAAAACTGTTCGGATAGATAGTTTTATATTCGGTATTGCCTATTAAATATCCATTTGCAATATTAAGTTCTTTACTTAGCGGAGGCCCTGCGGTGGCATACGTTTGAGTATCTACTGCATCAACATATACTATTTCGTAAACAATATTACCATTGGCGTCTATTGCACGGGCGATTTTAATATCTCCAAAATTGATAACTTTGGTATAATGATTACGCTCAACGGCAGATGTGTATGTCGCAATCTGAGAAGGACTTAATCCAGATAAGAATTGTATACGTAAACTTTTTCTAATTCCAAAGTAAGGATCATCAGGTCTGTATAGTACTGATTCTGGAAATAGGTCTTGATCTTCAATCAAGTTCTTGTATGCCAATCTTTGCTCTTTTGATGGTAATGCCTTAAGCCATAAATTTTCGTACGGCGCAAGATTGCGTTGACTGATATGTATTACAAAATTTTTCTCACTGCTGATACTACCGTCGATTGCAATAGCCTTGGCAGTAAAATAACAATCTTGATCAAAAGTAGTAGAACCTCCGTCAATTGCTGTAGAAATTGAATTTGAGCTAGTAGATGCTACAGTTGTAGTAGTAATGTCACTAAAAGTAAGAACTGTTCCTTGACTCACATAGATGGCCGGACGTACTTCAATTTGGTTATCGTCAATGATTGCAGTTACTTCACAGCCAGCCGCAACTCCAACTCCCTGAATACTCATTCCTATGTTAATATTTGTAGTTGATAGTAGATTTATTCGACCTATACTGCCATCCAGTGAAAAATATCGAAACGTAACTCTGCCAACAAATCGTCCAGTTGATAGTAATTTTAATCCTTGCGGTATACGTTTGTACGGATTATATACTAAACTATACTCTAATTCTTTTCCTAATGTGTTTGTAGCCGCAATTGACAATTCACTGATTGATCCGTTATTGATATATCCTAAATCAAATGGCGTACTCCATGAAATTTCTTCATTGATTGTTCTTCGTGCTTTAAAACTAAAAGTTACAGGATCGCTTTTATAAGAAGGTGTTAAAGTTCTATACGCATTGATAGTCAAGCTATAAATTTTTTCATCTTCGACTTGGGCAGGAAGTTGTCCAGACAGCCAACCAGTATTCGTATCAATGCTAACACCTGCAGGTAATCCTTCGACGCCTTGATCAAATAAAATGGTATCAAATCCAGTACCAGTTGGTGCCGATCCAGTTACTATATAATAAATTTCAATTTCGTCGTTTATTGTTGGTGCATACGTGGATACAGTACCTGATGAAGCACTTGCATTGGCTATCACCTGGACGTATGTGATAGTCGTTGGGGTCACATTACTAACAGTAAAGGTACCATTGAAAGTTGAATTAGCAACATTCGCTACTTTAATTACAGAATTGGCAGTATAACTATGTGAAGCAGTAGTAACAGTTACTAGATTTGATACCCTGTTTATACTAGATATAGCATAATGAGAAAAAGTTAAATTGGCACCACTTACTGAATAATCGTCAATTGGTATTAAAAGTTGTCCGTTAATCCTTACCGAGATTGCGTTGGCACTTGCCGGAGTACTGTTAAGTGTATATGGTCCTACAGTAGCATTACCAATAATCAAAGTATCTCTTTGTGCAGCATCTAGTTCATCTAGACCACTGAACAGAAATTCGTCTGCACTCCACGATATGCTTGCTTCTTCAGGATCATATGCAATCATCTTAAAGGCAAATGTATCCCCGGCCAATAATGTGGGATATTCGTACACTGTTGTGATAGTGTCGTTTCGTTGTAGACTATTACCCAATGTTGTAATTGTTGACACTTGTGGCGCATTGATAATAATTGGTCTATACTTATTATCTGCATCAACCTTGATAAAGGTATTATTGATTACAGTAATAAGATTATCGGCAGTATAACTGCCCTTGCTTACAATCAAAACTCTAACAGTTAGAGTGTTATATTTTGCACCGTCGGTCACTTGCAAAGTGAAATTATAATATTTGTCTCTACTCTTGGGTAAAATATCAAATGATTTATTATCAATGCCATTGGCTTCATAGCCTAACTCGTCTGAGTTAGCCGCAATTAACGACACATATCCTGACAGTCTTCCGTTGGGAGACAGTGTGGTTCCGGGAGGCAAATCGCCGGATAGTATAGACCATGTTTGTAGTGCTGAAGAATTATTGTTTATGGCTTGAAAAGTATAATCTAAAAAATTACCATCAAACCAGGCACCAACCAAATCAGGTTTAGGAAAAATTTCTGGACCGCTAGTGTTACTTACAGTTAAAGAAAAAGATCTATCTGCTACTACACCATTGGGATTTGTGGCTCTAATTGTAAAGGCATACGTCAATGATTGAGCTACTGTACTTTGAATACTGGGTGTTCCTCGGACTTCTCCAGTGGATCGGTTAACATACATGCCACCCGGCAAATCCCCAGAAATAACACTATAGAAAAGAGATTGCTCATCGCTGTCAACTGCTTCAAGTTGATACGAATAGAATTGCGTTTCCGGGATAGTACCAAGATTTCCTTTAGCAGTTACCCAAGTAATTACACTCATTATATTATTACTGCCTCAATTATTTTTGTTCCATTGGCCTGATTTGATTCAAGACTTTTTGCAAATACAGCTAAACCATACCCGTTGTCTCGGCCAATACTCCTTGCATATCCTTCGGTGGTAGAAGTAACTAAAAGATCACCTTTTGTTACTGGACCGGTTACTCTCACAGGAACCCTTCCTCGTAGTGCCACTGGCAGTCCGTCAAGATCAGCATTCATTAAGTAAGCAGGATTGGTTGAAATAACTCCGGCTACTCTAGTGTCAGCAAATTCATTGGTAATTGTAATTTCTTGTTCGCCACCAAATACAACAACAGTACCAGTTTCATAATTATAATCTGACAGATAGTTTTCTGCCAAGTCAGCATATTTGGCTTGAGTTGACACTCCAAAGAATGTGTTATACCAGGCAGTTGGTGACCCCAAGTTAGAAACCAAATTTGCCGACGGTATAATATCCCCAGCATGAGTAATTGCTCGTCCACCGGAGCCCCCAATGTGCAAATTACCAGTTGCAATGCCAACTCCACCAATGATTTGTACTGCACCGGTTGTTGTAGATGTTGACTGAGTGTTACTATCAAATTCTGTTACACCGCCACCACCAATACGAACTGTGGTTGCACCGGTGTTAAATACCTCCGCTACCGCAGTGGTTGTGCTTAAAGAAGCAGCACCGGTAGTGTTGATATTGATATTTGCAGTTGAGGTTAATATTCCAGCCAAAGTCATTGCACCACTAAAGTCAGTGTCAAATGCCCAAATTTTGGCCCATCGTGTACTTGTACTTGATCCTATACTGTATGTTAAATTTGTTTCTGGAACAATATTCCTACTATTAATTTGTCCTTGTACAGACAGGCTGGTTAGCGTTCCAAGACTGGTAATGAAAGGTTGTGCAACGGTAAAAATAGTTCCTTGTACATTTGCTCTAACATTACCGCCGGCGGCGGTATGTAAATTACCGGACCAAATATTACCAGCAACTCCTAACCCACCTAGCACAATAACAGCACCAGTTGAAGTTGAAGTTGATTGTGTTAGAGAATTAAATGTTGTAGCCAATCCAACAGGACCACCGTTAAAAGAAGTAGCTGCTGTTTGCACTGGGCTTCCATTGATGTAAATGGTATCTGACCCAGCAAAATTTAAACTACCGACATAATAACCAGACACAGATAAATTTGCCACATTTGCAAATGTTGCTCTTAAATTTCCTTGTACATACAAGTTGCCTTGAGTACTAACACCACCGGTCACTTGCAATGCGCCCGACGTATTGCTGGTAGCAGCGGTAGTATTGCTTATTAGTAAAGAACCAAATCTGACATTACCGTAGGTCCCACTGATAACATTTGCAGTATCAGTGATATTGTCCATGTACACCAGCGTACCAGTGGTATTTTGCCAACCCAAGAAACCTAGTCTCTGTGCGCCTTTGTAATATTGCCATTCTAATCCAATATCGGTTCCGTCATTGATAGTTAATGGCGTTGCAGAATAGTGCAATGCAAGAATTGGTGATCCGGACTGTTGACTCTGACTTGCTGCTTGACTTCCGGTAACATTTAGATTTCCAACAACAGTTAAGTTACCAATGATATAACCGCCACCTTGACTAACGTATAAGTTTCCGTTACTAGTCACTGTGTTACCAACAATACTATTGGCATTCACGTAGGTATTTGCAAATATAAATGTATTCGAAATCAATTGTCCGGCAGTAACGCTAACTGCACTAATAATACTAGACTCAGTTCCTGCAAATAGTGTTGCATTTATAAGGTCAAAATTATCGTTTACTGTACCAAATGCTGTTCGAATTGGGTCACCGGACCCGTCGTTTGCTGCTGAACCTATAGATACTAATGATGTTGGCATATTTTTTTAATCCATTATTTTGTTATCATTTAACCACCAAGGGCCTTTAGTCTAGCTGCTAGTTGATTAAGTGCTGCTGATATAGTATTAACTCCCGCATTCCAGTTACTGATATTTGCTACAGTAAACGGTTCACTGCCGGGAATATACGGTATTGTTTGTGAATTGCCATTTAAATCAAATTTTAATCCACAATTTATTAAAGTAAAAGCTCCATCTTTTTCAAGTCTGACTAATGATGTATTTGCATTCAGATATACGTTACCAGTAGAACGTACAGCAGCATTTCCTCCTATTGTGGTAAAATATCCATCATGGGGGAATGAAGGTAAACCTGATTGCTCAAAGTTTCCACTGAAATTCTCACCGTACATACCAATATTGATATAATTATTTGTGGTGTCGCCATCATCGGCAATAATTTTTATTGCACCCTCGGACTTTGATCCTGTGTTAGTATTTTGCAAAGCAATAAAAAACTTTGAATTAATATTCCCCAAGAACGATGCTGCGATATTAGCATCATCAAATTGAGGATATGCACCTACATGTATACTTTCTCCGACAAATATGTTTGCATTTGCAATAAGTGTTGGTACCTGAAGATTGGCCCTGAATATAGCACCTTCCACTGTATTTGCTGTAAATTGCAAATTAGAATATAATTCAGTTATAGAAACATTACCTACGTTAACCATATTGTAAATCGTTGCTACATTTGTTGTAAGTGCATTACTTTGAGTATATAAATTATTAATTGTTACAGCCTGTGTAGCGGCATTTGATGTCAATGAAGTAATACTAGCCTGCTGAGAAGATGCATTAGTTGTTAGTGTTCCTAAGGTAACATCTATAGATGTTATATTTCCTCGGAGAGTATTAATATTTCCTGCTTGTACAGCAGCATTTGCAGTTAGTGTGACAATGTTTGATGTATGCCCAGAAACAGTTGTATCTAGGCTACTAATTAGTATAGCCTGCGCTGCTGCATTTGAACTTAGGGTATTTAATGTCAAAGCCTGGCTACCAGCATTAGCAAGTAAGGTATTTAGAATACTACCTTGACTGGCAGAATTTGAAATCAAGTTATCAATGGATAACGATTGAGACCCTAAATTTGCATCAATGGATACAATTCGCAAATTAGCTGCAATAATGTTTGCTTGTAACGCTGATATTAAAGTTGATTGTGTAGCTGCATTTGCATTTGCGGCTGTAATATTTGCACGTAGATTATTAATTAATGTGTCTTGAACAATTGCATTTGCAGTTAACGTACTTAATTCTGAGGCTTGGGTAGCAGCATTTGCAGTTAATGTGTTAAGTGTTGTGGCCTGTGTAGCGGCATTTGATAATAAAGTATTAATACTTGCTTGTTGAGTGCCTGCATTAGATTGTAATGCTGAGATAGCCAAATTGGCTGCAGTTACATTAGCATTGATTGGAGCAACATTTGTGTTGCCGACGAAAGCAGTACTTTGTACAGACCCATCTGAGAACTGAATTTGAGTTCCTAATTGTAATTTAACGACTCCGGCATTGGTAATCTCTACTCTAGTAATATCTTGTGTTTGTAATTTTATAGCATTGGTTTGTGTGTGCAGTAGTAAATTACCGCCAGTATGCCATATGTATCCTTCATGCGGTAGTACTTCTGGATAGCCAGGATCACTATAGTTACTACCAGCTACTCCCATTGATAAAAAATTACTGGCATCGTTACCGTCGTCGGCAGTTATGACAAAATCCCCAGATCCCAATGGATCAACGTTTTGTAAATTTAATTGGAAATATCGACTTCCACTGTACAAGTTGGCGGTAAGTGCAGTATTGCCAAAAAACAATCCTGCAGGATTGGCCCAGATTTCGCCAGTGTCATGAGCAGGGCCTACTATAATATGATCTTTGACTTTAAGGTTAACATTTGCTAGTAACCAATTGGCAGTAACGTTACCGCTGAATGTGTGTGCTGTTCCATTTGCTTTGGTAGCAATAGCTGCATTTGCAGCAGTTACATTTGCATTAATCTGTGCAAACTGTACAGAAACGGCTGCATTACCGAGGGCATTGTTAATACTAGTATCAACATAACTTACGTTCGCTTTGACTATAACTAAACTATTAATCTGCGCGGCCTGGGCAGCTGAATTACTTTCAAGAGTGGTTATTCTTGCTGAATGATTGCTTATAACTACATTTGCAGCAGCTACATTGGCATTGATGCTGTTAGTAATAGACCCTGTTACGTTGGCTAAATTACTGGCGATAGAAGTGTTTACATATGACTTGCTTGCTGCCTGGGATACATCATTGACAGTTAATACAACGTTACCTGTGCGCCCAGCTACAGAATAAACTAGTACATTAGCGGCTGTAACTTCTACGTTTCCGCTGTAAAGTTCATCAAAATTTTCGTTTATTTTTGTAAAAGCAACACGTAGATCATCGCCTGTGCCATCGCTAGCCGAAGTACCTACATCAACAGTTTGTTTTGCCATAGATCATCCTAATATACTAGGTATTTATGGCAGTTAAAGTAGATTGGGTTTTGAGAAATCAATAAGGATTGAAGCTACTGCCGCAGCCGCAGGTGGTTTGGGCTTGCGGATTATCAATGCTAAAGCTAGAACCCATTGCATCTTCGGTATATTTGATCTTGGCATTTTGCAGATACTGTGCGCTCATGCTATCTACCAGCATTGTTACCCCATCAACACTGACATCAAAATCATCTTCATTTTGCTCTTCATCAAAAGTGAACCCGTATTGCATACCCGAGCACCCGCCGCCCTGCACAAATACACGTAGTTTAAGATTAGGATTTCCCTCTTCTTCGAAAAGCTGTTTTAGCTTACTTACTGCACTTTCATTTAGTTCTATCATGCTCGATCTCCGGCGTAAATTCTGCGATTGACATATTCCCAATTAATAATACGCCATATATTCTGTAAATACTTTTTCTTGTCTGTACCGTAGTCTAATGCCCAGGCATGTTCCCACCAATCAACTAACAGTGTAATATCTGTGCGTTTAGCATGATTTTTAATTGTTTTAATTTGCCCGTTACGGCTAAGATAAATCCAATTAGATCCTTGTAATTTCATTGCTTCTTCGGCAAACTCTTTTTTGAAGTCAGTGAAAGTTCCAAAATGCTTGTTAATTAATGCTAGACTTGCCCCCGATGGGCTGTTTCCATTTTTGGGTGCTCTAAGCTGTGGGAAGAATATGTTGTGTAAGTATGCGCCTGCTTCGTTAAAAGCGGCATCGCCCTCACCCTTGTTGTAACGATCAACATAACCACGAGCCAGTTTACCGTAGTGATTTTGTATTGTAGTACGACTCATAACTGGAGCCAATCCGCCCTCGGCATAGGGCAGCTTCTTAAGCTCTAGGGTTTGTTTATCTTCGGTTAATTCAATAAGTTCGCGCATACTGCTATTTATTGCGATACACTATGCGCCCACGGTTTAAATCGTATGGACTCATTTCTATTTCAACATTATCACCTGCTAATATGCGTATATTATTTTTACGTAGTCTACCACTAATAGTAGCAATAATTGGATGGTTATTTTCTAATATAACACGAAACATGGCGCTGGGTAATAGCTCATCTACTACTCCGGTCAGTCTAATTAAATCTTCTTTACTCACATATTCCTTAAAAAAACTATTTATTTTGCCCATTCCATAACACTACATTTGTGTTCCCAAAGATCAGGTTTAACTGCATTAATATTAGTAGGAGATCTTGGTTGGCCGTCTCTAGTAAACCAGAATTTCATGCTATCTCCGTTAACCCCATACTTTGCATAAATTTTATGCGGAATTAAAAAGAAGTAATTCTTTTTAGTTTTTGGTTCATAAACCATTACACGTAATGTGCCGGTTTTATTCTTCAACCCCCCAAGTGTAGCATAAGCCGAAGGACCATAATAACAAACCTCGGTATATTTGCTATCTGTACCGTCTGTATAGTCGCTACCTTTTTTGTTATAAGAATGTTTTACTAAGATTCCGTGGCTCTGTTTAACTAGAGCTTGCTCAGCCATTTCTCCTTTAGCTATTAGTTTTCTGTCCCATAAAATTTCCAATGCATCTTCAAAAGTCATTGATTTACTTAATTCGTGTCTTGAAAATGCTAATTTAGCTAGTTTTTTGTTCATTACATTATCTCCGCATGGATGAGATCTCTTTAGCTTCTTGATCGCTAAAGATAGGAACAGCATTGGATTTATGCATCGTACCAATGCCTACAATTTTATCTCCGGTGTACCGTGGAGTCTGTTTGACTGTTACAGCACCTACATGCTGGTCCGGTAGACTAGGAATACTACGTGCTTCAGCAAGTCGGGGATTGACTGCGGGTTTGTAAGTGGCTGCACGAAGTCCACGAGTACGTTCGCGTTCACGCTGTTCGGAGCCCCACTTCTTCATTAGCTCGTTCCATTCTGCATCTAGTTTTTGAGCTTGCTGCTTTTGCTCAGAACTAGCCCATTTTTGTTTGCCCTTTCGCTTGCCCGTTGTGCTAAGTGCAGGGTGTGCCATGTGCATTGACATAGTTGTTCCAATTAAGTTGACAGAGTTATAGTATAGCAAAAGTAGTATTAATGGTCAAGTGTTGTGCAATTACAACGGACCAAGAACTTCGTATCCTGCTATTTGCGATTTGTACGGATGTGCTAGACCCAAATACAGAAACTTAAATCCACGGAATTTGTATAAGGCACATTCGTTTTCTAAGCTGCGTATTCCTAGTTTTAATTCCGGATTATTATAATCCCATGCAAACTGTATGCTTTCGACATTATAAGAATCGTATCGTTTGACAAGACTAAATGCCACTAGATTATCGTTGTGTGTATATCCTATGATGTCTGTTGCAGGATCTGTGTATTGGGAATTGAAAATAGGCATTACACTGGCGAACTTCTTGTATTGACAGTATTTTTTATAAATCAAATTGAGTACATACAGATCTGGATCACGGATATACTTCCAATTGTCTGATAGTGCGTAATTGGTCTCATCCAAGTTAATTCTGCAGAATGTCATTTCGCCATTGAACAACGTCGTTATATGATTCTTTTGACCAAGTGTGGTAGTAACCTTTTTCATTGAGAGAGTTTGCGGCTGCGTTTAATTTACTTAGTCGCTGTAGTACCATGAGTCCACATTCTCCAAAGTTCATTTGTATTCCTGAAACTATTTCTTCACTATCAGGATGATCTTCGAGTACCACATAATCTCGCCATAATAAGATACTGTTAATGTGTCGAGTAAACAGCTCTATCTGACTAGCGGAATAGTCTGCTGGATTAAAACATAACACCACAACATCATAATCATCCAGAAAGGTGACATAGCGAGCAATCTCCAAAGGGCTGTCAAATACTACGTGAATTTTATTATCAAGTCTGGACTTCCTTGCATACGGACAAGGAGGCCAGTTGTTTAATAACGGATTGGGTTTTTCAACAAAGTTGATTAACCATTGGTTGAGTTTTTCTCGGATTTGGGCTTGATCCATTGAAGTTCTTCAATTTTATGTGTGGCAAGATTTTGATTTGGATAACGCTGTCGTGCTAGGTCGATCACTTCTTCTTTGGTTGCGCCTTGTGCAACGAAGTTATTATTAATATCATAGCAAAGAACAACATTATGACCATTTTGTTCAACTTGTTCAAACATTAGCATTTTATATTTTTCCTTTTCTGCTAATAGTTCAACAGCATAGTCTACATTTTTTTCTAGTTCTTTAAGAGCTAACCAGGAAACAATCATACGATAAATTAACCATCCAACAAATGCATATATTAAAACATCTAACATCTCTGCTCCTTAGGTCCAAAGTGCTTGGCGAATTTTAATTAGACGAATCATCATCTTTTCGTCCTCCATTTCATACTTATCTTCTAAGTCACGCATTATGTCATGCATGGGTGTGGTATCAACACCATCGTCATGATCAAGAGTATCCAGTACACTGCCACCTGCTTGGCGTTTACTCTCACAGTAGGCTGTCCATCCACTAGCTTCCATAGGATCCACACGCTTGGGACGCTCTTGGGTCCACCAAGTGTACAACGCCAAGATTTCTGCTGCATTGTGTGCCTGTGGGGTAAGTTGGCCATAATCAGGATGATCTTCAGGAGTATAATCTTTATTATCACAGGTCATTTGCCAGGCAAGATTATCTAGGCCTGCTTGTGGGCAGCGCCAGTTACGCCAACGGAACCATCCAGTTGCCCAAAAAGGAGCATCGTACTTGGCCCGTTCTGCTCGATCACTCCAGGTAATATGCCACCATGCCAGTTCTACTTCAACAAAATCAACAAGTTCGTTAAAAAGACATGGCAGGAAACGATTGCCAACATCGCACCAATCACCAGGGGTAATATCACGAGGGTGAGCACGGAGTGAGTGGGTTCCAGTAACCCATCGATTGTTGATATAATATTTGATCGCATATAGTTGATCCGGAATGTAGAAAACAAATTGTTGTATATAATCAAGTCCATCATCGGCTAGCCAATAACGAACAGGGTGTGCTGCCTTGGCTTCTTTATGCCACGCTTTCCAGTCTTTGCTGGTCAAAGCACCGGGACTAGGTGTGCCACGTAACCAGTCTGCAAATTTACTGCAAGTCCAATAATGGTTTCTCATTTTATACTAGCTCCATCCACACAGTAGCCGCCTTTGAATTCATACACATTAGAGTCCACTCTCACTTGTTCGTAAATTTGATTGTCAACACACTTAAAAGGATCTTTGTAGTTCTGACTCCAATAAAATGCACCGTACCCAATACCCGCCAAAACCATCAGAATAGGAATATACTTTAGGAATTGTACAATTCCCGGCATTAATTCCAATAACTTTGGAAGAATATCAAGTAGATTTTTCATTCGTCGATTCCAAAACGTTCTCGAATCTTATCCGCATAGGTACTTGCGGGTTCGCGATGATCTACAGCATTTTGCACAACACTCATACATTCTTTAACAATAGACTCAGCAAAGCGTCGACCTGTACCCTGCCATAGATCATGACGATAAATGCCAAAGTTTGCCCGAGCAGCCAGTAGATCAAATTGATTGGGATTCTCAGGCAACATCAATTTAACATACGCTTCATCAAAGTCAGGAAAGTCACTGTCCATTATTAAACCCAATCGTATGTTCGTTCAAAGATAGTACCATCACAGATATAAAGTTCGCCGTTGATACCTCGCATAAGATAGTCACCGGGCTTGCCTTGTTTGTAATTGCCTTCTAGTGTGTCAACACGGAATTCCACATCCATCTTCTTGGCATGCACCACAATCGGCCTCTTCATGCAATGCTGCATTCCAACTACTTCTTCAAATGTATCAAATGTTTTCATTTAGATCTCCACGTATTTAAGAGTAAATGTATCAGCCTTGGCCTCGTACCCATCATAGCCACGTGGGTTGCAAACAATACGAGTAGATCCGATCATGTAATCAAAATCTTCGTGTGTGTGTCCATGTGTCCAAAGTTTGATCTGACGATTGTCAAGAATAAAATTGTCCAAGTTGCTGCTATATGCACCATTCATTATTGTTTCAGTTTTATAACGAGGATGAGTGCTTGCTTTGCTAGGTGCATGATGCCCGACTACCACTGTAGGTTGTGTGGGATAAACACGCAACACCCGATCAAGTTCGGCCAAGAACTTTTTATGATCCGTAACAGAATCTTCGGGCATGAATACTTTCATACCTTCTTCTGATGTATTCTTGATACAGTTGTAGTCATTCATTATGCCACGAACAGTCCGCATGGTTTCAGGATCTTCGCTGTTCATGTTGGTCCATAGTGTGCCACCAAAGAATACAACATTGTCAATTATAGTAAACTGTTTGTCCAAGATGTGTAGATTAGTAAAGTCTGCAAACACCTTACGCAACGTCCAATGAGTCTCAGCAAAATCACCGTGATAGTGTTCGTGGTTACCTGCGATTAATACAACATGCGGAAACCGTTCGCAACAGCGTTGAACAAAGTCATATGAACGCTGGGCACGTAGAGCCATGCGAGTCGGAATCAACACATCATTATTGATCAAGTTGGGCTCAAAGTGATTTAAATCTTCGGCAATGAAGATGTCACCACCAAGAATCAGCACGTCGGCGTTCTTGGTGTTCTCTAAGTCCAAATCTCCAAACTCTAAATGGAGATCGCTGCATACTGCGATTTTCATATTACACCCATTTTAAGGCAAACATTGTTGCTTGATTATCATCATCAAATTCAAACCGATACTTGCTACTAGGAAAATCATGCTGTACAGTAAAGTTATTGCCGCTGCCAAAATGAGTAACGGCCCATCTAATAGCATCGCTGGCATGATTAACATCAATTAATATTTTAGTCATAACGTATTATAACATATTTACGATTTTGTGTCTATTCCTGTTTAAGGATATCAAACACACGTTGCTGTTCTAGCAACTTTCGCTCCAGCTCTACATACTTCATTCTAAGATCGGCCAATTCTCCCCAACCTTCTTCGAGTTTGGGGTTTGGCTGCAGCATGCCAAGACGAGATTCCACAGTTGCGAACCATTCTCGCATATCTCGCCCTTGCCAAGTAATGTTACCTTCGAACGTAGCATCGCCCTGTACATGAATTTGGCCCGAAGTGGCAGGATTGGATACTGTACCGTTTATGGTATAAATTGGTCCATAAGTTCCGCCACCACCACCGCCACCACCAACTATTGATATGGTGCTAGCAGAACCACCAGTCGGAATTGTAACTGTTAGATTAGATGTTGCTGTATTTTTAATTGGTGTGGCCGCCACTATTTTACCTTTTCTGTGCTGTCTTTTCTGATCCAGTTTATTCTGCGATGCGAGTCAGATTCCCGCCACACACCAATAAAGGGTTCACCGTCAATATTTTTTTCATAGATTGTGCTGGTAGTAAAAACTTCATTGGTACGAAGATTTTTTACTTTATAAATTTTGTCTGGTTTACGCATAATATGTTACCTCGTTACATATTTTAGCAAAATTAAAATATCGAGTCAAGAAAAAGCCCAATGGGCTTTTTGATAAAATTAAAAAATTTAATTATCTTTCAAATTTAGGTATTTCAGTTAAATCGAAGTTTGTAAAATCCGGGTCAAGTACTGTATTTTCAAAGTTTGGGTAATCAAATAATATATTTTTTATTAGATCCTTGAACAAGGTATTATTTTGTTCATTTAAATGGCCTGATCTATTACACATACAAGGCATGATACAAGGACTTCCGGATTCTAAATTAGATAATGTTTCAAAACTAAAATTTAATAACACTCCGCTTTGAAAATATTTTAATGCTGTTGATCTGGCAAATTCAGTGCATGGTAAAAAAATAAACTTTGTTTCAGGATGTTGAGCTGGCAGATCTAATATCCATTTTAGCGTAAGCTCGTAGTTAAATTTAGACTGTTCGTTGCTGTGAATATATTGATAATAGAGATTTAATGCTTCTAACACTTTAGCTAATTCAGGTTCGTTGTTTACGTCAACATCTCTTTTTTCGGCCATGGCAGCATAGACAGATCTGTAATCACGATCAGTATATAATCGATCATCCCATGTGAATGTAAAAATTGCATAATCGTAAGACTGATCATGATATTTTACCAAATCCTCTTTCCATCGAGAAACAGCATAGTAAATACTTGATCCACCAAACCCAGTACTTAATACTTCTTTATTTAAATCGCTTAATAATTTTGCCGCCCAAGTGTCTGTGTATAAAGATTTATCTTTGAAATTAGAATGTACAGCGTGTTGTACATCAATATAACTATCGCCAAAAAATCCAAGTCTCATAATTTTAAATAGATTTTCTTTCGTCTAGAAACTTGACAATTTCATCACCGGCAACAATAAGCCAGGCACACAAAGCAGAAAAATTTGCCCATGCCGCATTGTCGTTGCCTGACATATAATTTACTGCTATGTTCATTGCAGCTATGATTACTAGAAGAACTGGAACTGCTACTTTTAATTGTTTCATTGAATATGCTCCTAAAAAGTTTGGCTCCGGTGGACAGAATCGAACTGCCACTCACGGTTTTGGAGACCGTTGCACTGCCACTATACTACACCGGAATACTTTATATTTTACTTGAATTCATCTTTAATGTCAACATTAGACTCTAAGTAAAATTTATCTTGCTTATGTTTACGTTCCTGCATGGTTTCTTCTTTGAACACTTTGCGAGGATTGGCACACATATAACACTTTGGATCACCGCAGTTTAGTATATGCTTCTTGTGATTACGGTGTGGTTGTTCAATATACTTCCACTTGTCGCCGCCGCCTTGATGCATATGATAGTCTTTGGCAATACGGATTTGTCTTTCAATTGCTACTTCATCTTTATATCTACGACTGCTATTTTTAATTTTATCGTTATCGTCGGACATAGTGGCTCCCTTCTATGTATTTAACCTGGAGCAACGGGTCAGATTCGAACTGACGGTTTTAGGGATTTGCAGTCCCTTGCATTGGGCCTCTCTGCCACCGTTGCATAAAACTTGGTCCGGCTAGCAGGAATCGAACCCACATCGAGGGAGTAGAAATCCCCTGTATTATCCATTATACTATAGCCAGTTGTTTGGTGCCCGGGGCCGGACTCGAACCGGCATGCCTTGTGAGCGGGAGATTTTAAGTCTCCTGAGTATACCATTTCTCCACCCGGGCTTTAACTATTTAAAACAAATTGTAGCATATAAATATATTACAGTCAATATCAAATATGAAACATATCAATCTAGTTAAAAAATTCGTCAACGACAATCAAAATAACTCATTTGAGTACGAACCATTGCCCGAAGATAGAAGTATAAATCATTGCTCACATTGGATTCTTACTAAAGCTCGTGCTGCTTGGCTAAAATTAATCATTGATGCTCCGTATGCAGAAATGTTGGCCGAAGCTCGAGCTCTTAAAGAACGATTTGTAGTACATAGGGATGATCAAAGTGAAGGATGGCGTAGTCTTACCATACATGGCGTAGCATCGCATGTTACTAACGTTCCGGAAATGCACGGATTAAATTCCAACGAAGTCACTTATCAATGGACTGAAATCGCAGAGTATTGCCCTGTAACTGTGAATTATTTTAAAAATGTTTTTCCTTATAGATCATACCAGCGACTGCGTTACATGCTGGTAGAACCCCAAGGATACATAATGCCTCATAGTGACAATCGTGATACTTTTTTAGGTGGAGCAGTTAACATATCGCTGAACAATCCTGAAGGTTGTCAACTGGTAACTACGCAAGGTACAGTTCCTTTTGAAAATACCGGCAGTGCCTTTTTATTCAACAATCATTATGATCATGCAGTTTACAATGATAGCACCCAAGATCGATTTCACATTATTGTACATGGAACTTGGCGTGGACCAGAATGGGATCAAATAGTTGTTAACAGTTACCAACAGGCCTAATGTACTTTATTTGATTACATTCTTCGTAGAATATTTCTGTAGATGATTTGTTCTGAAGAGTTCGTTTAAAGGTTTCGCCAATTAGTTCAGAACCCTTTTCAGTTTTATAGAACATTAAATAATCCATAGAAAATGCATTACTGGCCCAGAGGTAACAACATTTTTTATCACCAATTAATGATAATATTTGGTCTGCAGCGTCTGGTGCCAACAAATCTAATTTATGAAAATTAAATTCCGAAGTACGATACTTGTTCCATCTAATTTGAAATTCTTCTTTAGTTAAGTTTCCACTCTTAAAGTACCACCCAATATTTTCTTCTATTGAAAGATGGGAATGATACATGGGGTAATATCCTGGGTTCTTGTCCATAAAAGATTTAAACACAGACTCAAACGTTGAAAAATCGCCGTCCCAATGTTCTATTAGATACTTTTGCCAATCAAGTGCTGCGTCACTTATATCAAACAAGTGTACCGATGACGGTGCTATAAAGTTATCTCGTCCAACAATACAAGCAGGTTTAATTCCACCGCATACTCCCACAAAACAATCAAATTTAGCATTATCAACTCGAGAATTTAATGTAAATGGTTCAGTGTTTAATACATAAAAGCCGCGATCCAATTGATCAGTTAATCTATCCAACAATTGTTTAAACCACCATACAGATGAGTTTGTGGTTTCTTTAGGAAACTCTTTTTTTGGATTGTTGATTATTTCTCTAATCTCTTGATGATTTGCATCTGGATAAGGATAACATTTACGATTACGTATATTCTGCGGTATGTTTGTGATTGCATGATTGTGATTAATCAATGCTTCAATCACATTCAACCCGAAGTACCCGTAGTCAGTTCTATATGTTTTATCTGAATCACCGGGTTTTAACCACCACGGAGTATAGTCATCGTGTACATTGTTTGGGTCACGCACAGTTTCTTTAACAGTCAAGGTCCTACCGCGGGATTCTTCAAATCTTGGCGATCCAACCGCCCGCCATGTTGGTAAGTGTATAGCGAACCATTGCTGATGAAAATGAAAGTAACCACCTTTGGCCAGGATATGGCAGGCCAGTGGTACATTTTCTTTTATGGCGTGATCAACAGTTTCTTGTATTAGATATTGACCTTCAAGATAATGTCCTGCAGCAATTACCACTGCCCAATCCACATCCTGCTTGATATTATCTAGCGTGTCGCTTAGTTTATTGGTTTTAATGATGTCAATTGGCAACATCCCTTGCATCTTGAATTTGGTAAGATCTATTAGATTATTTCTAATGTCATTTAAGTTTTCAGGAATGTTGTCGTAGAGTACAGATGCAATTTTGGTCATCTACTATCGTCCTCGACCCGAGGATTTCTTGGTTGGTTTATTACTGGTTACTTGATTACCTACAGCATTTTTACCTGCGGTATTGTTTTTAGATTTTGCTACTGAGGTTGTTTGTTGTTTCTTTTTTTCTAATGCTGCTTTTAGAACGTCACTGGCGCCCATGTTGCCTCCTGGTAAACTTGGCGGAGCGTATTAGATTCGAACTAATGGTACTGATTACTCAATACGACGGTTTAGCAAACCGCTGCCTTCGACCCCTCGGCCAACGCTCCATGTTCTTAGTATATATGTTAGTAACAGCCCTGTCAACAATTACATTGTAGGGCCGTTACCGTTTTTGAAGCCTATACTACCACCTTCTGCCGTGATACGCTTGATAACATCTTCAAACAAGATGGGCGCAAAGTCTGTTTGTTCTACGCAGACGCAATGGTATCTAACGTCAACTGCACCATCTTTCATAACTCTGTTGCTATGTAGATGTCCGTGTATGTTGGTACCAAAGCGACCCAGACTTTCTTCGTGTATGGGAATATGGCTCAGTATCATTCCGTTCATGACATGATACGCACGTAGTTCACGGAAGTACTTTCTATATTCGTCGTCACGGAAGATATCGTGGTTACCACGTATTAAAACTTTGTCACCGTTTAGACGTTCAAGTGTAGCAAGTGCCCGTCTGTTGATAACAACGTCACCAAGATGGTACACTTTGTCGTTGGGCCGAACACGCTCGTTCCAGGCCTTGACCATAAACTCGTCCATTTCCTCAGGATTATCCCAAGGACGCAGTTTAGTTACACCGTCGTTACGCAAGAAGCGGCAAACGCCAGCGTGACCAAAATGCGTGTCACTTACAAGAAATACTGCTGGCATTTTGTTCTCCTTATAATTATGCTAATTCTAATTCTTGAGCCGGATAAGTAATCCGACCTTCGTACTCCAGTTGACTACGCTCGAATTCGGTAAGGTAATCGTCTTCTACAACAGACCAATCCAAAATGTGTTCACGAAAGTAGTCGTTGTTGGATTCAACTTTGGAACGAACGAGTTCAACTACTATACCCGGCGCATAACGAGTGGGATCAAAATTGCTGATAACATAATCGTTACCACCCTTGGCTTTCCAGTAAGCCGCATCGCCGGTGCCAATGGTAGTACCGTCTTGGTTCCATGCGTAGTTTTCGTAAACTTGGGTAGTGATTAGTAGCTTCATTTTGCTGCTCCTTGTTAATTACTATACTGCTATTATAGCAAAATGGATCTTTTTGGTCAACCAAAAGATAATGTTGCTAAAATTGCAATTAAATTACCATGACGTCCAACCGTATTGGCTATAGTCTTGGCGTCCAATTAAACTAACCCGTGTATCCATAAATTGGATATATTCACAGTTAAGTAACTTGTTAGTACCTTCTGTGTTGTTTACTAATGTAAAACTTCCCGGACTGTCAAAAGACAATTGACAGTCCTTTGCTTTATTTAATACCACTACAGTATCAACGCCTTTGCCACCATCTACTGTTTTATCTCCGGCATATACTTTAAGTCTATCATTCTTTTTTGACCCGTTGATAGGAGCTGTAGAATAATTAAACCAGTTTGTTAACGCATTTGCTGCTTCTTTGTTATAAAGGTCATTTGAATAATTATTTGAGGCCAACCATTGTTTATCGTTTTCTGTTTGCGGGTTTACAATCCAGTTGGATTGTTGCCATGGTGCAAATTCATGAAATGATAGTCCGGCTAGATCTTCTTTACGGTCAATGATCGACGCCTTTATTATATCTCTAATCCTTGCTGCTTGTCCTTCGCCACCACCAGCAGTAACACTATCTATATATACTGGTTTACGATAGGTATCTGCTAAAGAGTTCATTCTGTCTAGTGCTCCGCCTACATTATCCCAACCTACGGTGCTAACAATATCAACCATAGACCAGACCGGAGTACTATATTCTCCGGATGAGTATGTCAGTTTACCTGAGTAATTTTTACGTATAGCATTAATAATAGTTTGCCATTGTTCTTTATATGCATCAGTGTCTAGCCCATATTGACACACGCCAATACCTATTACATTAACGCCACTTGATTTAGCTTTACCAGCAAGCATGGCTTCATAACTGGCAACATCTTTAAAAAAGGTATCAGTTGAAAAACCACTGCCTACAGAGTCAGCAGTAAGTGCCTTATCATTTCTATAATCAACAATATTAAGATTAAGTGTAACAGCTAAACCACTTTTTTTAGCATGTTTTATCACAGCCCAAGTGTCCGCAGGTACATTTTTATTAGTAATAAACGCACCAGGAGCAGGATCATAAAGAGTCAATCGACCAGTTTCGGGATCGATGGGCACATTGGTGTTTAAAACAATACCCGTAAATCCGTCGGACTTGATCTGGTTAATCATGGGCTTTATTGCTGCCAAAGAGTTAACTGGTTGTCCTAGTAAATTAAAATCGTTGGGTTGATCAAATCGCCAATCAATGTAAGCATTTTTTACTGCATTCATTGATTTTGTTGAAATTGCTGTACCCACGTAAAACTCCTTGTAATTGAACTACACATATTATATGATAAAAAGGAATTATGGTCAATTGGGAAATTGGAGCGGGCGACAGGATTCGAACCTGCGACGAACAGCTTGGAAGGCTGACACTCTACCTCTGAGTTACGCCCGCTTTAAAACTTGGTACACCGTAGGAGAATCGAACTCCTCTTACCTGCGTGAAAGGCGGGTGTCCTAACCGATAGACGAACGGTGCATAATTATTGATTACCTAGGCGATTGTAATCCTGTTTAACGCCTGCCGTTTCGTTATGTGTTTCTTGCCTAAACTCTACGGTCAAACAAGGCTCATTCACGTTGAATACTTATGTTCTGTATCCATCGGGTTACACTCCCGTTTATGGACCTCTTGCCATAACTCAAGTTAAATGCTCTGCGACCCCTGGCGGTAATTATACCGTATTGCTACGGCCTCCACCCGCTCCACAACAGGGTCCGTTCTCGCATTGCCAGCGCACTTTCGGTTGGAACGGTACCACCCGTGGTTGTCATACCACTTCTCATCCTCTGGGTCAGAGTATCCAGTGACGCTGGAACGTTTGGTTGGTAGGTTGGTCCTTACTCCAACATTAAGTATAACAAGGATGCCTTACGTGGTGCTAACGCGGCGGGCCTACCCACTCCCTTGTGTCTCTACCATATTGAAACACACTATCCTAGATAAATCTTTGGGACGGACTTTCACCGTTCGAAATGTGTTTTAATATGGTGCCTGGGGCGAGACTCGAACTCGCACGTCTTTCGACACTGGCTTCTAAGACCAGCGTGGCTACCATTACACCACCCAGGCAAAAATTTTTAAACTGCACAGAGAAGGAGCCAAGTCCTGGTGTGCCGTTTGTGTTGTGTCGCAGAGAAGGACTAGGTCCTGATGCGTTGTCTTTTTGTATTAAACTTCTAAATTGTTATAGAACGTTTTTGTTACTGCACGGGCTGTGTTGTTTTACACAGTTTCAATAGTATAGCAAAATACTGATTAATGGTCAACTATTTATTTTGTTGCATCTTTAGCAACAATGTTGCTAGTTTGTTAATGATTTTGTAGCCTATGCGGGCTTTCAAGATATAGTTTTATAATTTTACCTTTATCGGCACGAGTCAATGAAACCAATCGATTAAACGCAAATTGATATTCTTTAATTTTTAATTCTTCATCGGCCGGAAAGTGTGGACTTAGAGCACATATGATTTCTTTGTTGTGCGCAGATAATGCTGTCATCAAATGATTTAGTGCTGCTTTTGATCCTGCATAAGCAGCCATTTCAGTGTAGTCAGTTCTTTCAAATTCATAAGCCAAGCCTGATGCCATAAAGACAATTTTACTATCATTGTGAGTTTTTCGTAAGGCCAGTAAAGATAATTCATGCGGTAGTACGACGTTTACTCTAGTTGTGTCAAACCACATTTTTTCAACTGTCGAAGTTAATAACCCAAAGTGTTCCGGTTTTCCGGGTCCAAAGTCAAAATTTGACACGTATAAAAATAAATCTAACGTGTCAATTTGTTCTAGTATTTTTTGAAATTGAGATTTAACACTATTGGTATTTTTAAAATCAGCACTTAAATGTGTAGGATCGCCAGTGTTGTAATCTTGATGACTCAGAACGTAAACCTGATAATCTAAAGACCTTAAACTATCAACAACAAATTGGCCAAACTTAGATCCCCCTCCTACAACAATGGCATTCATGCTATTTTTTTCGTTCATGAAAACGTCTGTTATCTTCTTCGTCCTCGGCTAATTCTCGAGCATGCCGCTCTTCATCAGTTTCAATTTTGTCTGATTCCTCGTTTAACTTTTTGATATTTTCTACTATGTGTCTACTACTACTTGGTTCTCCACGAAGCTTGGTCATTTCTTGCTCATACTTAGCTACAAGACTAGGTTTAACGTGTTTTCGTATCCAATCTGTAGTCATGCTATGAACTCCTTATATAACAAACTATTATCTAATAATGTTATTTAAGTTATATTTTCTGTTGGTGGTTGATCAAATCTAGCATAATTGTTTACCCCGGTATCAACATAAGTAGCTGGTCCTAGATAATAGAATGGACTTAGAAAACCCACAAATCCCATTGGCTCTCCCATTTCTTTATACATATATTTCTGGTCAATATTATCTACTAGGAATTTGAGTCCTGCTTTCCAAATTTGATATGCTCGAGTTTCTTTGAAATTTACATAAAACCAATAATCCATCTCATTGTAAAAACTATTTGTTGGCTTTATGGTTTGAAATGTAGCTGGATCATAATCTGGATACAAGATAGGTTTAACAACTTGTTCATATGTAGTACGAGCTGCGATACTGTTATTGGGCCACTTTACTAGATGTTGCAACGATTGATTTTGTGGCAACATGAACCAATTTTTAATCATGTGTGCTTGTTTGTGTACAATTTCTGGTAAATCTGGAGTCCAATAAAAATATTCGTTGGTAATGTTATTGTACTCGTTAACTACAGAATTTGAATGATTGGCCTGTAGATCCATAAAATAAACATACCATTTATTATCCTTAACGCATACTCTTGGTTTGTCTATTCCGTACAATACTGCAATCTTTTTACCCGCATCAGCATCTTTGCGGTGATCTGCATACCCAACAGGATCGTGTTTAAAAGGATGACTAGGTAAAAAATAATCCTTTGATCTAAATACCCAATCTTCCTCGTATGAAGCATTGACCATGCTGTCAGTGAAATCATGCACTGTAATTTTTACTCGAGGATGATGAGTGGAGATCCAGTTTAGTAAAGGTTTTGCTGCAAAATCCCATTCACTCAATGTATTTTCACATTTGGTATTAAACGGATCTCCGTGTACATTTTTTTCTCCTGTCTTTGGATATCTAAACACTACCTCGTCTATATGAATGCCATTATTCAAAAAGCTCAATAGTGCAGTGGTACTGTCACCACCACCGGAAGCTTCAATTCTGATCCAGTCGTATTTTTCTCGTAATTGTACTGCTCTAAGCCTGTATAGTTCACGCAATGAAACTTGGGGATCATGATCCCATTTTATAGAACCATAAACATCAGTATTAAAATGCCACTGCGGAAATTGATTAACTTTGGTGGCTTCGATTAATGCTTCAACCTTGGCATAAAACTTTTTTGTGCCAACGGTGTAATAGCCAATTTTGTCGTTTTGCTCTAGTTTATACATTTTTAATGATTATGTACGGTTTGCTCTTTGGCCACAGGCGCAACTAGCTTTTCTCCATCGGCAGTTGCTTTTGCTCCAGGATGTAATGGAATTCCAAATTTACCATTAGAGGGAATTTTAACACGTAACCAATTTGGTTCTTGCATCAAAGCAGATGTTATTAGATAACCGTGATATAAAGGCAAGTTATCTCTTGCCACTAGTAAGTGGGTTCCGTTGTCAACTAGTACTTGTAACGGTATTGGATTAAATTCTGCAAAAGGCGGCTTGCCTGATTGTATAGCTTTGGCATCGGCATAAGAAATGATTGCCAACTTTGCTTGATCAGTTTTAATCAAACTGGCCAAATGTTCCATACTGCCGGCACGACTTACCAAAGCTCTTGACTCTGGCAGTTTACTTCTTAGATCAGACGCCCATTCTTCGCCAATAGTGTCTCCGGGCAGGTCACTTTTAGAAGTAACTATCTGTAAAAATCTACTACGAAAAACATCCCATTGTCCGTAAGGTGTATGTGCAGAGACTGAAGTACTTGCTACCAACATGGTAACAATAAACAATTTTGTGAGTTTCATTATTTTTCCTACAAAATAAAGGAGGAAATTTTCCTCCCTTGTGGTTGACAATCAATTACTTGGATTCAAAAATTTCCAACGGGCAGATCGTGGTCACAGCATAGTTTGGTACGTCAACTACATTGCTGATACGCAGATCGCAAGCAACGCTGGTTACAACATAGGCCTGTTCTTTGGTTAGACCTTTGGTTTGTTGTAGCCAATCAATCATTTGAATCAAACTGCTACGTGCTGCTTGAGTCAAGTCTTGTGACAGATTGGTAAGAGGACCAATTTTCTTGCTGTCTAAGTAAGTCAAGTGTGGTGGGATTTCGCCGGCATTCTTAAGTGGGAATCCAATGGTAGCATGGAAAGCATCTGGTTCCAATGCCTTCAACTGCGAACCGCCTTCGAATTGAATCGATTTAAGTGTAGCAGCACCACCCTTACGAATACTGGTTTCAACAGTAACAACACCATTCATTTCGATTGCAGTACCTGCTACTTCGCCATCGCCTTGTGCATAGTGTACGTCACCGATGTACAGTCCGCATCCATCTACAAAACATGGAAAGAGTAAAGTAGTTCCGACAACCATCTGTTTGACATCCATGTTACCGCCGTTTTCACGTGGTGGTACAGATCTCAAGCACTTGTCTTTGTGTGAACCGTTAGGTCCGCAAATGTTAGCAGGGTGAGCTCCACTTGGTAATGGTTTTAATGCTGCGCCGCCGGCATCTGCCAATTGAGTTTCACGAGCCAACCATTTATCAATTTCTGGTTCACCAGGCATAACACCAATGATACCTGTAAATGCTCGCATAGGAATACGTACACCAGGAATTTGCTCGCTCACTGCCTCAAGGCGATTCAAACGCCAGTTGGCAATGTACGGCTCTGGGAACATGTCACTCAGGAAGTTGAATCCTGGAATGATTGTGGTCCAGCCGTGTTTTTCTGGCTCAACGTCTACAATCTTAACTGCCAATACATCACCGCGCTTTGCGCCTTCGATATAAATTGGACCAGTCATTGGGTGTACTAAACTTAGGTCAATTGCGGTAACATCTTTGGGTTTTGCATTGATGTCTAGTTCGGCATCCACCGCATCCCTTGTTTGGACTCTAATTAACTCGCCTGGTTTGGCCTTGGCAACAGGCTTGATAGCAGGACTCAACCGATTAAAACAGTTGGGATCTTGCTTACACTTTGTACCTTTCTTTGATACTTCTACGATTGGTTGCAAAGGTCTATCGGCCAATGCAACAGAGGTAACACAGGCCGCAGCGAGTGCCACTACTAATGATGGAATTAAACGCATTTAAATTGTTCTCCTTGATATAAAATGGTTTTGTGTGGATTTGTTTTTAGTGCAAAACAGAAAGACTAATTCTGTTAATTGAATTATACAAGATGACTAAGGACTAGTCAACATAATTATTTATCAATTTGATTAAAAAATTATAAAAAAAAAGGCCGAAGCCTTTTTTATTATCTATTTGCAATATACATTGTGATTTCAAAACCAAAACGCATATCTTGTGCTGCTGGTGTAATCCATGCCATTTTATTTCTCCTTAAAAAGTGACATACTGCATTAGTATGTATGATTACTATACACGATGTTGCGCTGCGTCAGTATGCGTAAAATCATTATTTTGATCTAATGAATGGCTGGAGCGACCCCAACTGATTCTCAACCAAATTCTTTCATGTATGTAATAAAGTGTCATGAAAAAAATATTTATTAATATTGATCCGCCTAAACCAGTCCAGTAAGCTAAACCCAAAATACAAATTAATCTCCATATTATGGTTTTAACTGTTGTTCTTAGTTGTGTTTCCATTTAATCTCCGTCGAAAAAGCCCCCAATGGGGGCTTGTGTTTAACTGTTTAAAACTTTAGCCACACCATGTTAGGCATTATCAGCAGTGTACTTCTCTAGTGCTTTTTGATAACGATTGGCGTGACTGCGTTCTGCTTTGGCCAATGTTTCAAACCAATCAGCAACTTCATCAAATCCTTCGTCACGGGCAGTACGTGCCATACCCGGATACATGTCTGTGTACTCGTGTGTTTCGCCATGAATTGCTGCTTGTAACATTTCAAGTGGTGTCTTACCTGGTAAGCCTGTACCGGGTTCGCCTGCACCACCTTCAATCAAATACTCCATATGACCATGTGCATGTCCTGTTTCACCTTCGGCGGTTGAACGGAACAATGCTGCTAGATCATTTTCACCTGCAATATCGCAACCGTTTGCAAAATACAAGTAACGACGATTTGCCATTGATTCTCCGGCAAATGCTTCTTTGAGACATTCAGCTGTTTTGCTACCTTTGAGATTACTCATTGACTTCTCCTTCTAAAAAATTATTATACTACTGTTGCATTAATTGGTCAACAAATTCGAGCAACAATTGATGATGATATCCGTTATGATAATGCGGTTTTAGATAGTTATGTATTTCATACCACCATTGTTCACTTTCGGGGTGACAGCCCATGATTCCAATACGGTCTTGAAATATGGCCATTGGGTCACCGTTTGCATAGCGAGCAATGGTGTCAAACTTGCTCTCGTCACCTGCTAAAGCACAGCCATCGTAAAAATACATTCGCATATCTTCTCCGTCCCAATTGACAGGACAGGCTTTGGCATGAGGTCGGCGAGTGTCTGTATTGGGTTGTGTAATATACTGTACAGCATCTACACCGTCTAGCATATCAAAGTAATGGCTTCCGGCCCAATAAGCACCCATACAAATACCTAAATAACGACCACCGTCTTGTACGAAGTTTTGTATACGTTTTTCGTGATGCTTCATTAAAAAATGATAGCTTTCACTATCCCCATCGCCGCCAGGAAAAGCCACGATATCTACTCCATCAAAGAAATCTTTTTCCATATCCTGCTTGGTAAAAATTTTGAATTTGTAGTAATCAGAAAGAACCTCCATCATTGCATTTCCACATTGCACAGACGCTCGGGGCTGGTACAGGAACATAGCAATGGTAGGTTTCATGGGGTGTTTACTCGTCTTTTGATTGGCGCTTTTTAATCTTCATTCCAACATAAGTTCCGCAAAATGCGCCAGCAATTGCAGGAACAACTAACCAGTGATTTGTTGTGTAGCTAATAACTGCAACACTTCCTAATATGTAGCAGGCCACACTCCAAAAACTCGCACCTAATACATTGTCATTTGCTACACATCTAAGATAGTAGGTGTATACAATGTCGAGAAAAAATATAGAAAAAAATGTTACTAAACATTCCCACATAATTGAATAAAAGGGCAGGCGCTCTTTACCTTTGATACTAATATTTATACATGAAAATCCCCAATGGGAAATCTGGTTACGAGTTCCAGCGGTGCTCTATTGTTGCACCCGATTTAAATCTACTAGATTGTTACGAAATATAACCCAACATAATTCCCACGTCCAACGCTCACTGTCTGCTACAACTCTGGCTCTAGGAATATGTAAGCATAAGTCCACGGCGTCTCTTAATCGTTCGCTCATGTATCCCGAAACACCTTGACGAATAATATCTTGCGGTCCAGGTACTAGGTATGCTGCTACTGGAGTACCTAGACTCATTGCTTCAATCATTACTATACCAAATGTATCAACTCTACTAGGAAAAGCCAGTACATCTGCTCTTGCATACCAGTCTGCTAATTCTTTTCCAGTTTTATATCCCACAAATTGACACCCTGGATGTTCTTGCTCTAGCCTTTTTCTGTCAGGTCCGTCACCAACAACAACCACGTCATATGTATCAATTAGTCGACATACTACATCAATGTCTTTTTCTTGACTAACACGGCCCACGTATAATATCAAGGGCCTTGGATTAGGATGAGGCCATGCTTGTGTGGGCTGCAATTCTTCTCTATTGACTCCGCGAGTCCATGGAATGATTCCACCTTCGAATCCATGTCTGCGTAATTCATTGACCATGGTATTAGTGTTAGTTAACACTATGCCTGAGTGTTTATGGAACCAACGTAGGTAACCCCAGGTAATACATTCTGGAACATTGTATATCTTTTTTAGAAATTCAGGGAACTTAGTATGGTAACTAGTATTATACCTATAGCCCCGGAGGTCAAGATAAAGTCTAGCACACAAACCAAGAGGACCTTCTGTGGCGATGTGTATATAATCCGGAGATATCTCCTTAATCTTTTTACCCAGACCCCACGGCCAGGCAAATTTAACTTCAGGGTAGCCTGGGCAATCAAAATGTACGAACTCCCGGGGAGTAAGGTATACAATACTATAACCGTCCAGAACAGCCATGGTCTCAAGGTTCTTAAAAGTTGTAACCACGCCATTAATCTGATCCGGTGTGTTATCTGTTATTACTAATATTTTTTTACGCATTTTACATCAATCTTGAATGATTCAAATTTTACCCAATACGTCATCGACTTTGCACTTTGTTCACACGTCTGTTGATCCGGGAACTCCAAGGTCATTTTTGCTGGAACGTCCCGTGGATCGTTTATGTGTACTGCCATCAATATCATCAACCACATCATCCTTCTCCTGCGTCCAAGTTATGATTTCCCAACGACCGTTATGATGTTCTACTAATGCTGTCATTGACTCAACCCAGTCACCGTCGTTCATGTATACTACACCATCTATTTCTTTGATTTCTGCGTGATGTATGTGTCCGCATATGACACCATCAAATCCACGCTTTTTACAGTATGCGGCTAGATTTCTTTCAAACTGGAATATAAAGTCTAAAGCTCGTTTAACCCGTTGTTTAAGATAAAGGCTAAGACTCCAATAACCAAAGCCAAGTCTATGACGGAGCCAATTGAATCTAGAATTGAGAGTAAGTATGAAATCATATGCTTTGTCTCCTAATATACTAAGCCAAGGTGCCAGTCTAGTAATACCATCAAACAGGTCACCGTGTGTGACTAGATAATGTTTACCGTCGGCACCTATATGCTCGTATTGGTTATGTAACTCTACCATTCCAAAATTTAAATTGTATTGCAGGAACGGTCTTAAAAACTCATCGTGATTACCTAGTACATATATAATACGAGTATCTCTTTTGGCATGACCCAGTATGCGGCGTATAACATTTGTATGACTTTGTTTCCAACGCCACTTGTTCTGTTTTATTTTCCATGCATCTATAATATCACCAACAAGATATAACGTGTTACAGGTATTATTTTTTAAAAAATTGTTTAGCTCAACAGCCTTACAGTCTTTAGTACCAAGGTGTATATCACTGATAAAAATACTACGATAGGTCTTGCTCATATAATTATTTAAGGTTTGCAAGATTACAAATCCATTACAAAGTCGTAAAAAAAGGCACCTAAGTGCCTTTTATTTGTTCTAATTTTGAAATTAGAAACTGATCTGACCTCTGAGCATAACTGCCTGTTCACCATCTACACGGGCACCAGATGTACCAACTGGTTTGTTGAATTTGGTGTCAACATAGTTTGCCATTATGCGTACATTGTCATTCAGAAACCAAGTAATACCGTAAGTCAATGACGTTGCTAGATTTGCTTTACCAGTTGCAACTGTAATATCTTCGGCATTAAACTCACTGGCTCTTACGCCAACTTGCCATGCGCCTCTGCCACCACTTGTGAAAGCAGAGTTAGGTTTGATCCAACCAAATACGCCATCTTTGTAGTTGTGACTCTCACCTGTGATGTTATAAATTGCTTGAACATAGTGACCCTTGATCTCTTTGTCTGTTCCTGTAGCAGGATCGTAGTTAAAGACGAATTGCTCACCCTGTACTTTCAAACCCTTCCAGGCAAATGCTGCTTCAATGCCCTGGCGTGTTCGTGCAGTATCACCACTCATTGCAGATGAACCTGTGAACCATGCACTTTGTTGACGTCCTTCAGTACGACCACTAGCGGGAGCAACACCTGTTTTGACATTGCCTGTGCTGTATGCTGCACCTAAGTGTGCTACAAAGTCTTTGTTCTGAATTACTTCTGCAACGTTTGTAGTCACACGACCAATAACATCTACACCATCAACTGTAGTACTCTTGTTAGCACGACCACGACTTAGTGCCAACGCATAGGTGAATCCTGTTCTAGGAATACCATGCAGCATCACACCAGTTTCTTTGGCAGGAATAAATTCGCCTTCGGTCTGACCAATCAGGCTACGTTCCATAAAGTCAATGTTGTTGGAACTGGTCAACTGTTCAAGACTGAAAGGCATCTTGAATGTACCAACTTGTAGTTGTGCTTCTGTGATAGCGGCATAGTTAAACCAAAACTCATCAATTGTTGATGTAGTTGAACTTGCGCCAGCATCGTTACCAAAGTTTGCTAGTAGCAGATATTTGAAGTCTTTGGCAATCTGTCCACGTACACCAAAACGTCCACGACGAACTTCTAGTGTGTCTTGATATGGATCAGTGCTTTGACCAGAACTAAATGTTTGAGTATAACTTCTATAGTCCATATGAATACGACCAGTAAACTGTGCTGTGGTATTGCCATCTTTTGATTTGATCCCAAGACCATTTTCCATTACAGCGCCATCATTCACTTTGCTCAAACGATAGTTGTTGTTGTCTTTAACATCTTTGTCAATTCTAGATGATTGGAATTCTTTGTTTTCCAAGCGATCTTTATGTGCTTCAATTTTGGCAGCGTGTTCTTGCTTGGTGAGAATTCCTTTTTGTAAAAGAATATCTAACGTGTCAGTGTACTCATCTGCTTGTGCTGCGCCAGCAAACATCATAGCTATTGCCAGAGCCGCTGTTAGTATTTTAAATTGTTTCATTACATTTTCCTTTATGTTGATACTCTAACACTATATTAAAAGTGTTAGAGTATGTCAAATGATTTATTTCCAAATTGATTGACCGTCTGGTCCTTTGAGTTCTTTTTTCCAGTTATCTTGAACTAACTTGATAACTGACTGAGGCATGTGTACATATTCCAAATCTTCACTCATCTTGGCGCCGTTTTTATACGACCAATCAAAGAATTTTAGAATAGCACGACCAGTTAAAGCATCTGCTTGTTGCTTGTGCATTATGATAAAACTGGCACCAGTTGCTGGCCATGAATCTTTGCCAGTTTGGTTTGTCAGTAACAAATACATTCCTGGAGCATTGTTCCAATCAGCACCTGCTGCGGCTGCTTTAAATGTATCATCACTTGGTTGTACAAAGTTACCATCACGATTTTTCAATTGTGCATACGCAATTTTGTTTTTCTTGGCGTAGGCATATTCCACGTAACCAAAAGCGCCTTTGACACGTTGAACGTTGGCCGCAACACCTTCGTTACCTTTGCCGCCTACACCAGTTGGCCATTTCACAGCAGAGCCTTCGCCTACAGTATTCTTAAAGTCGGCGTTTACTTTGCTCAGATAGTTTGTCCAAATGAATGTTGTGCCTGAGCCATCTGCACGATGCACAACAGTGATATTGATTGCTGGTAGTGTGACACCAGGATTCAATTCAGCAATTGCTCGATCATTCCATTTGGTAATTTTACCTAGATGAATATTAGCGATTACATCACTGGTCAGTTTCAATTCACCAGGTTGTACACCATCAAGGTTGAATACCGGAACAACACCACCAATGATTGCGGGGAATTGCATTAAGCCTTCTTTGTCTAATTCCTCTACTTTCAATGGCATATCACTGGCACCAAAGTCCACTGTCTTGGCTTTGATTTGACGAATACCACCACCTGAACCGATGGATTGATAATTGAGTCCTATACCTGTTGCTGCTTTATATGCTTCTGCCCATTTGGCATAAATTGGGTAGGGAAAAGTTGCACCAGCGCCTGTTAAATCAGCTGCTGATACTACTGTAGAAAATACTAGTGCTGCTAATGTCACAAACTTCTTCATTAATTTCTCCTTTGAAATATTTCGTTACAGTGAATATTTAAGCACACTAGTATTACAAGCGTGTTACAAATTAGGGATCTGGTAAAAAAATATTTAGGCGTAGTTTGCAGTTTGTAACAATAATGTAATGACCCAAATGATAAGTACATGCGTGTTCCAAAATGGTACACCAACTCAAAAAAACTTAAAAGGAGCTATTCATGAGATTAGAAGACCTGGCTGCAAGATTGGTTGCTGTCGAAGCTAAATTAGCAACATTAACCGGAACCGCGGTTAACACCAACAATGCCACAAGCGTTGAAGAACTAGATGCAAGATTATCCGTAGTTGAAGTTCAAGTTGATCAATTAATTACTGAAAAAACTCAAAAACATATTGAAGAAATTATTGCTGCACCGGCTGCGACTGCACCTGTAGCAGTTGAAGATCTAGTTGCACTATCACCAAGCGCCGAAGTTCCAGAAGCCGCTGCTATTGTTGCCGATGTTATTGCTGAACAACACGCCGCAGAATCAGTAGTAGATACTCAGGTGTCTGACGTAGTTGCTGCTGCTGTTGCTGCTATTGTTACAGCCGATCCAGAGATTGTCATGGATCCAGTAGCCTTAACAGAAGCCATTGTACAAGCAGTTGCTGATGCTCCAGCTCCAGCACCAGAAGTAGTTGAGCAAATTGTTGCTGCAGTTTCTGGTGTTATCGCTACCGCAACCGGTGTTGACGCTGTTGCTCCTGAAGTAATGCAACAAGTTGCTGACGCAGTTGTTATGCCCGCTGATCCAGCATTAGATGCTGTTGAAGTACGTTTAAATATCGTTGAAGCAAAGGTTGACAGCCTATTGGGAAAGTAATAAATCGATTCATTGCATGGATCGAACAATTACTACATATAAGAAAGAGCCCTTAGGGGCTCTTTTTTTATTTGGTTATAACTAACCAACCTATGTTATTGATGTCCTCTTCAATTTCTGGGTACACAACACCTTCTTCGGCCATTTCCCAGTCAATTATTCCATCATTAAACATACCCGAACAGTACCAATCTAAGTAGTCGCCGGAGCCACGTATGTCGGCTATAATACCACCAGCATAGCGCCAGGTACAACTCCATTTAATATTTTGTAGGATAGCCCAAGTGTCCCGGGGTGCAAACTCGTTGTTGCACAAGGTGGCATATAAATGTTGAGCGTAAGCATCTTTGGCTTGTACTTTTTCCACTAACCACCAAGTACTGCGTAGATCCCGCTCGAGGTTAAAGATACGTCTATGCATACAGATATTTATTAGCCGTAAAAAAAGGCAGCATTGCGCTGCCTTTCCTACAAAGTTGAACTAGAATTAGTCAACTAGACCCATTGCAATTGCTTTGTAACCTGCTGCGACTAGTGCGCGGCTTGCCTTGCCATGACGGTATTCAGTTACACGAACGCCGTTGCCTGCTTTACGGGTGTTAGCATACACAGGAAAACCTGCGTAACGAATTTCGCTAACGGTAGCACGTGGATTCTTGATGCCAAAACGCTTCTGAATCTGACTAGCAGTTAGTGACTCTCCTTCAAGGACGAGAGCGCGGAACAACTTACCTTGTTTTGTGTTTAAATCAAACATCTTTAATATCTCCTAAATAGATATGCTGTACTACAGCATTTATCTATTATATGCGAACGTTTAGGAAATAGCAACAATTTATTTGTCCGTTTTGTCTTTTTGTTTTTCCAAACCCCAACTGCCGTCACCGCGATCAATCCACTCGAGAGTGTCACCTTCTTTCCATCCGGATTCCGCTAATAGGTCAGGCGGGAATGGTAGAATTAGTTCTCCAGTCTCAGGATCTTCTTCTAGTGTTATAGTCCAAGTCTTATCCAATTCGTTCTACCCGAGTAACATTGGCAATTTTAAAACTACGCCATTCGTTCTTATCCGTGCACCATACACTTAAATTATCTGGGTTTGGCTTACGAGTTCTTTCTTCTCGCAATTCTTTGACATTGACCGGAGGCACTAGATCTGCTTTTAGTGTACAAGGCATGGTTCTTGATTCGCCATTAATTTTAGTAAAGGTAACTTCGCATACACTTTCGCGCAGCATGTCTGCAATATTGTCTCTATTGTATTCCATCTTCTTCTTTCTTAATGTAATCGTATCGTGCTAACCTGTGCAATCGGTCCGCACAGTCTCTAATGTCATCGCTTAGTTGCCCGCGACCAATTTCTTGTTCCAATGTTCTTGCTACATTATGCAATTGTACGACTGCCTCGTCTAGTGTCATTGTGTAAGTTCCTTTATAACTAGTTCTCGACTGCGTTGCTCATCTTCTGCATCACGACATTTCTTCATTTCATGTGCAACTATATCTAGAAACTCATTGAGATTTCGCTTACCTTCGTCGGTAAAATGACTATACCCTGGGCCTATAGAACTCTGATAATAATATCTACTGTTCTGTAACAATTCTTCAATACCGCCATACAATAATTCTTTTAATGCCTTGCGTTCCATAATTGATCCTTTGTAATATCATAAGTCTTTTAACTCCGTCACATGTCGACAAGATTTACGAAATTGGAAACCTGGGCAAGTGCAAGTCCAAATATTCTTAGATCGTACCACAGTATATTTGGATCCCTTGCTACCTTCTACCACCCAGGTCTTTGGGGCATCTTTTGCAAGTACCTTCTCACCAACTCCTCCGTCTGCGTATTTAATTTCAGTTATACGGTCTAGTGGAATTTCTCGAATACGCACAGGGCTATCAAAATCTGTCACGATTCTAACAAAGTTAGGTGGGGTGAATCGAGTTGCTGAATCAACAATGCCTGTTACAGTTGTAGCAACAGGTCCTTCGTGCCCCAGCACATAGCTATTGAGCTCAAAAGTAATAGCAACTTTACAACCAGGATTGGGAGATTGAAATTGAGTTTTCATGCTCTTATTATAGCAAAAAGCTCAATTTAGAGCAAGAGATGTTTAACTTTCGTGTATTATGATATCAACAATTGATTGATCTCTTAGAGACAGGACTGCTTCTTTTCCTTCGACAATATTACCAATTGGCATACCGCAATGTTCCGGGCCAGGTTCAATTCCGTAGGATTTTAACCATTTGGTTATTTGAGGATCCTTGGCTACAGCACGATCAGTCAATGATAAACTGCCACTGTACACCACGTGAGTGTCAATATCCCATTCTCTTGGATCATCCATTTCAAAAATAACATCTGTGATAGTTTTTTCCTTGCACTTGATCCAAAGTTAACCAAACATCGTATTCGAGTGCGTCAGAAAAATATTGTTTATGTTCTTGTTTGAGTTCTTGAAAATAACCGCCATTTGGATCGTAACCAGTGACTACTGGAATCATGTCATTACGCTTTGGGCTTGATCTGTCAAATATTACTTGATACTCAAAATATAACGATTTAAATGTTTGTATATGTTCAGTCATAACATAAACTTCTATTTCGTGTACAGCATGATTTATATCATGTATTAATTTTTTCCATTCATCTGATTTAGATTCCGGAACAACAAAATTCAGGTCTGATCCATACTTCCAAGTATTTCCACTATTATGACTTGTTGTAAAATGTCTGTGTAATCGATTAAGCAAATCCCTGGTATACGCATTATTGGCAATAATGATTTCATTTTCTGTAACTGGAAAAGAAACTCCTAATGCGTTGAGATCGCGAATTGTTTTTTTAAAAACTTCTGTCAGCTGGTCTATTGTTTTTTGGTTCCAAGGTACTACAGATTTGGGTCGTATTATTTCTTTAAAGGAATTTATGGGATATAATTCATGATTTCGTTTTAATTGGACAACAAAATCATGAATAAAATTATTTGATAGTAACTCTATAACAATATTAGAATTATTTGATCTAGTGACTAGTTCTAATCCAATAGCCATAATGACTATCAGACATCTCGAACATAGGTAAACATGGAACCGCTATAGGTAACATTTGGGTCGGCTGCAAAAATTGCTTCCCATTTTAATCGGGCTGCATCTGTTTCGGGAATATCAGTAGGGGCACCAGGTAGAACAAATGCTTCACAATTGTCGCCATTGGGCAACACTTCAAAATCAACATTTTGATATCTATTGGATTCAATTAATCCCGCTATATAGGAATAATGACTGTTTATTTCCTGTTCGAATTCTTCTAATTGTGCCGTGGATAATGTCATTTGGGCCCATTCCCAGAAATCGACCCGAATTGATTGCTCATTGTATTGCAGAACAGATTTAGGTAGTATAAACAATTGTGCCATGGTGTTTTCTCCGTTTTAGCTATTTATCTATTAGACATCTAAAACAAAAATAGGACCCGAAGGTCCTATTCTAGCTATTGGTTAACAAGGCGCTACCCCCGGCTTTGGCTCAAGCGGCCATTGCGTAGTAACTATCGTTTGCAGTTACGAGTTTTGCTTCTTTTACGGAGATCGCCTACCGTGTTGCCTTCTCTACTATCTCACGCTGTCGAAACCAATTCATCCCCATCAGAAACACACTACCACACGTTGTATATTACTAAAGGTAGCGATCCTTTAGTAGTGTAGCGGGTAACTCCATAATGTGCTTCTGGTGGAGATGGGGGTATCGAAACCCCGTCCAACATGCCTTTGCTTTAAAGGAATTACAACAATTCTTATTTTACTTCTCTACGCTCACATTTAACGTCAAGTACATCTGCTCTACGATACGATATAACATGAGCTGCTTCTAAACATTCTTCAAGACGATTGTAGCTGCGCCAATCACGCCATACTCCATCAGCATATATAAAAACTACCAATGTCCAAACATACACTGACACTATTCTTCCTGCTGCGGTGGTCGATAAAACCATTCATGCCACACGATAAACCCTATCATACACAGACATCCTGTGATGATAGTGCCTAGCAAGAATCCAATTACAAAGTACAACTGTTCACTACCCATTACAGTATCCTATAAAAGAAAAGCGGACCGTAGCCCGCTTTTCCCGGTGCTTAGTATTTATTAAGCGACCTGCTTCTTGCTAGCACGGGCTTTGATAGCATCCATGCTAGGCGCCGAAGCTTTGACCTTGACAGTACCTGCATCGTTGTACTTGGTATCTGCTGCGTCAATTGCTTCCTTGTACTCGGCTTTGAGATACAGCTCGGAAGTTTTAAGGAACGCGACCAGCTCAGGCTTGGTCATTGCTGTTGGAAGTTCGACTAGGTTGATATCCGTATCAGTTTTGGCCAGGATCTTGACACGAGTCATGTCGCTAGCAAAACGAACTTTGTAACCACCTTTAGATTTAGAAACACCACCAACATTAAAAGTTTTGTCAGACATTAGAAATACTCCATAAAGTTAATTGATAAAAACACCAGTTGCTTCACTGCAACGTCCTACTATATTACTGCCTTTCGAACTTTGAGTCAACCTCTTTTTGGCGGCAGTATTACCAAAATCACTGATTCTTTTCGATAGTGGTTGTAACCACGGTATGCGTAGTATCCACAGCCTGCCCAAAGAGATTCTTTGTCACAGCCGGATACAGTACAGCCAAAGTAACCACTACACCCAAAATAAACTTGCTCATTTTTTAGATCCTTTCGGAAATTTAGTACACCAAATACAACGAGTAGAACTCGTACCATAAAAATACAATCCGGTATCATAATACTGCCTATTGCACCCGGCGCATACGTATATCATCATGTCTGGACCAGTGTCTGGACCGTCAGCAGCCATTTGCTGTTTAGGTCCAAGTTCGCCGGCGACAGGCTGGGCAGTCATTAGTTATAGCCCAACTCGTAGTTGGCCGGATTGATATGATCTGCTTCAATGACAGCATCCTGATAATTGCTTGCATTTAAATTAACAGTATCACCATCTGCGAATTGAGCATAATAGTTGTTTGTGCCCGGATCGTATTCTACCTGAACAAGAAAGTTACCCATTTAAAAGTTCTCCTCCGAAAAATACTTCGTTGTCAAAAAATGCTGCGCCTAGTTTTGTTTCAAGCACATCAGCACGAGTAGCATAATGTACTACTAACTCCTGTGCCAACTTCTGTAAACTGTCATTTGACAGAAAGGCAATGTCGTTTGCTAGTTTCTCAATATGTGTCATCATTAATCCAATGCATCAATGTTGATGTCAGTAATGTCTTTTGGCTTAGGTTTGGCTTTGGAATTGCCCCAGGCACTGTTGCCTGCTTCTGGAGAACTCTTGCCTGTAGGAATTGACTGAATAACTCCACCTTTGGCCAAAAACTCTATAATGGCTGGATCTGTTTCTACTGCTACTTCAACGACGTCTACCGCTTTCTTTTTAATTCGCATATCAATCTCCGTAGTTTTTCTTGTCGCCGTACTCTTCGTTATAATCGTAACCTGCATCATACTCGGCACGTTCTGCAGGGGTCAGGTCTGTAATCTTTTCGCCATTACCCGTACCTTCAGGCCACCAATGTGGGCCTCTTGGACGATGATAATAACTGTCTGCACTACCACGATCCCACAAACTACCATGCTGCTCGCGTTTGAACTGCGGGCTGTCTTTTAAAATATTAAACACCAATTCTTGTTCGGTTTGCATAATTATACTCCACACGCATCAAAAAATTTCTGTGTATCAAATCTTGGATTGGCTTCGGCACAGGCACTTGCTACCGCACAAGCCGCTTGCAGTCTGGCATGCGGATCCATAATAGCACGAACATATTTGGCCAACGACTCAAAGTGTTTTTTGCTCATTTGCTACTCCTTGTTATTCACTATACACATATTATAGCAAAATGGGGAATTATGGTCAACCGTTTTAAGCAGAACGTTCTGTGACACGTTTGACTTTATACTTGCCCATTTCCAACAAGTCTTGTGCATCACTAAACTGCTCACTAAACGCTTGCTCTGCATCTTCTTTGCTATCTGCTTCAACAAGCTCGGTTACTTCTAAAGTGTATGTTACTTGGTAAAGTTTGCTCATTTGCTACTCCTTGTTATTCACTATACACATATTATAGCAAAATAGGGAATTATGGTCAACCAAAAAAGTATTGGGCTAGTATGTTGCCCAAAGTTATGAAACTTGCAACAAAAGTAACAGCAATTGTTGCTAAAAAAACAACAGTTGATAAGGTAATAGTTTGCATTATTAACTCCACTTCAGTAGAAACATAGTTAACACTTCCGAACTTTCAAACTCAGCCATGTGCCATTTATATGGCCAAGTTGATTTATCACAGTGAATCTTTACATTGTATTCTTTTTCCCACCACTGTGAAGGTAGTGTTCGTCCTTCATATTGATCTAATATGCGTCCTCCGGAATGCTTGGCCCACATGGGCTTATGTGCATTGTCGAACGCCGGTTGTATGTCTTTAATTAGAACTTTCATCGCGACAATATTTTTGCCATGTATTCGTGCAACAGGTTAACTTCTTCGCGGTCCACATAAAAGTCAGTGAGTGGATCCCAATACTCGCCTACCTTTGGGTCGTAGTACAACACACGACCGTTACCAAAGTAAAACGGACCTTCTAGTCCTTTACGCGGTTGAAAACGTGCATCACGCTCTCCAAGTACAGTATAGCCCATTTGCTGCTCCTTGTTAATTACTATAAACATATTATAGCAAAATAGGGATTTTTGGTCAACCAAAAAAAGTTGCTTATTCAGTAACTCCAAAACGGTTTTTCAAAATACGGCCAACCCCATAGTTGACACCTTCGTATTCTTCAACAATTTCGTTGGCAATCAGGGCACATTCTGTAACAATTAACTCGGCAAGCCGTTTAATGGCTTCTTTGGCATAATCATCCATTTCATCCCAACAGCCTTGTGCAGTTAATCCGGCTTGGTACATTAAATCTTCCAATTGGTTGTTCATTTCTTTATCACTTTCTTCATTAAAGAATCTGCACTACGCTGCTGAAAGTCTACCATATGATGATAACCCATTACATAGCAAGGACAATGTTGACCCAAGATCCAACGTGCCAGACGAACTCTAATTTTCTTAATCATTCACAAGATCTCCAGTTACAGCACTGACTTTTACGCCTGATTCATTTACGAAATAAGGTTGGCACATCTTCTCACCATCCCAACGCTGTCCACACCAACATTCACCATCTTGATTGATAACACAGTTATCTGTACCGCAGCAACGTGGATCGTTCATATTATGCTCCTCCCCAATCATTTGATTTTAATGTATTCTCTTCTTTTACTTTATCAATTAAATTTTGCATGGGTAAAGGATGAGTATTAAAAGGTTGTTTTTTGTTCATTCTCTGCTTGATCAAATCCAACGGAACTACCCATAAAAAGACATAGACGAATCCAAATATTAATATTGGAATTGAAAAGATAACTGATATAAACTCTTTCATTTTGGAAAGTTATACTCTCTATTGTATTGCGATTTAACCGACCACGATTCTTCTGTGGCAGGGTATACAATATCACTCTCCACAGGAAGATCAAATCGTTTGCGAAGATACATTTTATCTGCCTGTGATCCTACACTTGATATACATTCTTCAATAATCAATTTAGCAAATATTTCATTATACCGCTCTATCCACTCGTTTACAAGTAAACCGGCAGGAACACTGGCTTTGGCTTGTTCAGCAAGTAATTTGATCTTTTCATTCATCGTGGAATATCCTTCTCCATAAATTCATGTTTACACCTAGGGCAAACATATTTGGTGAACACTGCTATGCCGGTACGATATTCTACGTGTACATCTGTTTTGGTAATAGCAAGACAGTTGACACAAGGTACACGTTCTTGTTGCATTTCAAATAACAGCTTTAGTGTTTCAGGATGCACAACCTTGGCTTTGAAGCGGTCAATTTCCTCTTGCTTGGCCGCCTTCATCTCCTGCATTATTTGATATGTGCTACGGGCGTTCACATTATCCCGCAAAAACTAACATGGCAATAAGGAATCCTGCAGTAAACGCCAAGCCTAGATTAACCAAGGTGTCGCCAAATTCAGGACTCGGCGTAGGGATTGCATCAATTAAATTTTCTAAAAATCGTTTTTTCATAACAATCTCCTTGTTTATTTTGTCCACACTAAAGCAAAGGCTGTAGCCAGGCCATTGTTTGCAAATCTGTAACTATCTCTATATTCAAAATAATCATCGCCGCAGCGGTAACCATGTCTAGTCAACCATTGGGTAATATTTTCGAATCTGTGTTCAATTTCTTCTCTTATGCAAATACTTTCGCGCATGGATTTGGCATGTTCCGCTTTGGCATCAAGATCCGCAAAGAAAGTATCTTTGTCAAGAGCGACACAAAGATGCGGATAAGGATCTTTTTGAATTGTATCTGACCACATGTATAACTCCTATAACAAAAGTGTCATTATAGCAAGATAGGCAATTAGAGTCAATCTAGTCGGCTACCTGCGTAAGCATCAAAGCCATACTTGCGGAATACATCAGCCGCAGCCCTGGCACCTGTTTCCAATGTGTCAATATTCTGCACTGGATATCCTGCAGGGTTCCACAACTGAAAGGTTTTGGTGTAGTCTTGGCGCACACCTGCTGCCTTTAGCATCCGACCCAATCGAGTATTGCCTTTGACCTTGTAGATGTTGGTCCAAGCAAAGCCACAGGCAAATTGATCCACACCACCTAGTTTCTCTCGGAAAAATTCATCCGAAGCCGCATAAGCAGCATCTCTAGCTTCACGCACGATATTGTTGATTTGGTCTTGAGTAAAGTCCATATTACATACTCCAAAAAGATTCAGAACTGGGTGAACAGAAGGCAGGTGTGTCATAACGTTCTTGATACTCATAACCTGACATCATGTTCTTTTTTGTAACAAAAGTTTCAAACACGTTGACAACAAAACCCCGCTCGCGCATGTCAGCTTCAACGGTGCTGATATAGTCCCGGGTGCTGGGTGTGAAATCTACCGCTTCTACAAAACGTAGACCTTTTTTGTTACGACCATAACGCTCGTCTTTTTTGATACGACGATCTGTTTTATACAGCTCAACAGTAAATGCGATTAGCTTTGACATTGTGTACTCCTTATTAGTTACTATAAACATATTATAGCAAAATGGGGATTTTTGGTCTACCAAAAAAAGTGTTGCTTATTCAATAACAGTTAACATGCTGGCAGAAACACGCCACAGCCCGCCCAGAGCGCGATTATTTTCACGGACAGTAATAAACTTTATTGCAACTTTTTCCACTGTACCAACAACTTCACGCCCTTGTCCGTTATGATAGAAACGCACAGTTGCACCTTTTGCAACACTACGTTTGACGGACTTGGCAATTTCGCTACGACGATATTTTACAGCAGACGCAATGCTTTCCAGTTGCTCATTTGTAAACGAGCCAAACATAATTGCTGAATTAACATCCTGAATAGATATTTGTGACATTGTTAACTCCCTATTAGTTACTATAATAAGAGTATAACAAAATGGGTATTTTTGGTCAACCGTTTACAGCGGATTTAAATTCTTCAAATGTTATTTCGGGAAATAGTACAGCAGACAATTGATATGTTTTTTTAATTAGTAATTCGTTAAACTTATCGTGCCATGCATTATTGTAAACAAACTGTACTACTTTTTTAAAAGCCGCAGAATTAGCATCAGGAATTTTACACTCGTGTTGAATATATAAAAGATTCATTAATCTATCTTCCTTGACAAAATTAATGTATTCGTCTTTAGTTAAAGCAACAGTAGTCTGTTTAATTTTCTTTAAGAATTTTAATATATTATTATTATGTTGGGATTCTTCGACCAACAGTTTTTTAAAAATACGTTTTTTATCATCACTAGTACTAGTTTTATATATTTGAAAAAAAGATACCCAAACGTAACATTCTGCAACATAAATTCTTGCTAATAACTTTATTAGATTGGTATTTTCTATCATCCATTGAGCGTTTTGTTTTAAACAGTTTAGGTCAATGTCTTGAGGATTTATTTTATTAAGCATAATTAAAAACTGATCAGTGTGTTCTGTTTCATCCTGTATCATTTTATCAAAGTATTGATAAAGCTGTTCTCTTTCTTGTTGATTAAATGATCCTATATATTGTTCATATTGTTTAGTTTTTAAATTATTTAGGATTGCTGGGTAAACTATTGTAGCATTGTAATCACCAGTATAACAACTCAGCAAATATGTACTATAAAATCCTTGAACAAAACGTTCGGGAACAATATCAGTATCTAGATCAAAAGGATTCTTAGGATCAAAGTCCAATTGGGAAATTATATCATGCATATTATGATCAATGCATTGGTTCATTTATTTCTTACGACCGCTTTTCATGTTAGCGCACCAGTGATACATTTTGGCTCGTTCACCTGATGCATTTTTTGCACGTTGACGTAGGTCAGTGACTGATCCGTTGCAACTGGCACCTGCACGTTTGACCCGACCTGGACGGCTTTTACCTTTGACCTTGCCATCAGCGAAATTTTCCACTACACCTTGCTTTAATGAGTGTTGTAGATATTGTTCACCTTCGCCGGTAACATACCAATAACCATCGTCATCTACAATATAACCGTTGCTACTCAAACTATCTAATACATTATCATACTCTGAAGTTCTTGATTCATCTTCTTGGAAATCTAATCCCAATTTGGCCGCGGTATAGATAGCATGTAAAACTAATAATTTACCTAATCCTTTGCCTTTGAATTCTGGATAAACCTCGGCCACACTACGACCTGTATCAGCATCATATTGGTATACTCCTACTGGGTTGACACCAACACTTAAAGTAGTTGCAAATTTGTTTTTACCTTTTTGTACCTTGAAACTAATTCCATTGTTTTCCGAGCCTTCCGCCACACTCGGCTTTAATCTAGTCAGTTCATATTGTACACTGTCTCCGGTATCCCAACTTCGATAGCTATAACCCATAGTACCGGCATACCGCTGCACTAATCTATTATATAATTTACTGCGGCTGTCTGATTTTTGTTCTGGATCATCTTCTTTGTGTGCAGAAAAGACGATTGATTGTGGTTGATGTTGTTGTATAAATTTGGCTATTGCTGCTAACACAGTGGCAAATATTCTTTGTGCGTCACCTTCGCCAGTGACTGATTGTTCAGCTCCTCTCCAGAACTCAACCATGTACTGACCAGGACCTTCTTCGTTAAACATTATGGAAAGATTAGACCCATCAGGCAGTCGAACC